TTTCTTGGGCAAACTTCACAAAGGCATCAAAGTTTCCAGAATACTCCCAACCATCATTTTCATCCCAATCTTCTTCAAAGTGTTCTTTTACAAGTTTGAGGATTTCTTCATCTAAAATCATTAGAGTGCCTCCAATTCAGTAGCAATACTCAAAATTGCCTCACGAATTTCATCATTACGACCTTCCATTCCTGCGTCGTATTCTTTGTCCCCATAAAAACACCTATAATCATCAGGGGCAACATTATCAGCAAGAACACGAAGGGCAGAGGCAAATCCATCACGAATTCTTCCTCCGTTAGAAAATACTTCATCAGCAGCATCTATGATTGCTTGTGCTCTGGTAGTCATTTGTAATCTTCTATGTAAGTTTGATAATCAAAATCTTCCTTATCAAATTGTTTAATCTCCCCATCCAAACAAGCAATAAGTTTTACGATGTGGCAGTATTGTTTATAATGTTCCGAATTATTGAATTCGTCTTCAGCATCTTCTATTGTAAGGTAAATGTGCTGATTGGTCTTATGTAAATCAGCATAGACCTTACCATCCTGCCTCTTTTGCATAATCACATAGAATTCAGTCATTCTTCCCACCCATCAAAGTATTCTGTGAAAAAGTTAAAACTGAAACCAACCTTACCAAGTTGAAAATCTGCTCCAAATAAAGAAGTAGAAGTGAAAAATGAGAGCAGGATGTGTAATCCACCATTACTATGAACTAAAGCACTGGGATTTTCATAATTCGCCCACAGGAATGAACGATTTTTGAGAATAACAAACTGCCAAGTATGAGAGGTTTGACCATCATCCCAAACTTTTTTATCGTATTGAAAGAGTTTCATCTGTTTGTTGTGTATAGAGTCATTATAGCACAAAGCACACTACCCACAAGGAGAAGTGTGCCAGTTTATGAATTGGATATTACAATAAAGTTCTTACCAAGGAAGTTCTTTGTTAATAATTTCTGGTTCAGGTGAAGGTGTTGGATATGCTCTAGAATTAACCCTATCTATAATTCTTTTTTCCATATCTTCAATTCTTTGACTTTCAAGTATGTTCTGAATCCACCCAAAAACAATACCCTCAGTTAATTCATTAAAAGGAATAAAAGAATCTGAATTTGGATCGACCTCTTCTATTTCCAATGGGAAAGTTCTATCTACCCTCTCAAAATATTCTTCTGGTGCACTATCCGCATAAGTATACCACTCAACCACAACATTAGAGACAGTATCAGTGCCGTTATTAATAACATTCAATGATTTTATTTTCTTTTCTTGTACAATCGCCATATTACTAGATTAAATTTACTATTATTTATAATCCTATCATAGTTATTTCTTTTTCATTTTCAAAAAAATTGGAAGTATTTTCAGTTTCTTCAATTTTATAGTCGTCACTTTCATCGTCATCATAAAGCATTCTCCAGAATTCAGTATTTTCACATTTTTTAAGAATATTATCAGATAAAATATCTTCTGGATTATTAGATGTTTTTTCAATAGTATCTCTTACTTCATGAATATCAACAAGTCCATATGCACGAGCATCATTCTCTTTATTATTATTCCCCAAACCATCAAATGAATGAGTATAATATTCTTCTCCAAGAAAATCATAAATTTTTTCTATTGTTTCCTGAGGATTAGAAACAAGGTCATTGTATTCCACAAAATGAATTGACTTTTCATTGCCTCTCATCAATGCTTCCCTAATTGATTCTACAGATTGACCCAAAATACCTTGTGAACTAGCAAGAAATTCACAACGATTATCATCAGTCAATGGAATATTCATTTTAATAAGCATTTCATCAATAAAATTAACTCTACCATTTACTTCAAATGGATTACGACGAATTAATGAAATAAATGAAGTTAAAATCTCAGAAGTATCTCTGACTGGACAAATGATTTTTGGTTCAATACCAAAGTATCCTTTAATATATTCAATTCTTGAGGTCCAGGAACGATTTTTATCAAATATAATTGATTCTTGGCGATCACTATAGTAAGTGGAAAGAACTGATCCAATAATCTCTCTTGCCTGTTCTGGTTTAGGATATGCATGATATAATTCATCATTTGACAATGACTGTTCAATTGCAACCATTGTAGGGACCACAGGAGAACTTGGTCCAGAATAAAATTTTGGATTTTGATTTAAAATTGTAGAAATTAAAGTGCTTCCTGATCGAGGAAGACCTGCCATAAAATAATATGTTTTATTCATTCTTCCCATCTCCTCACGGAGAATTTCTTTAATCATATCTTTCATTTGTTTAATTTCCTATTGCTTATCAATTGAGTTTACTATTTTATCAAAATCAAAAAGTTCTTCCTGTTCACCAAATGGATATTCAATTTCTGTCCCATTAAAATCAAAATCAAATAGATAACTTCCGGGAAGTTTAAAATCATAAGGTATTTCCGTGCAAATATTATCATGAATATCATATCCAAATACTTTTGGACTTGTTCCATTCCACAATACTGTTGACGGTAATTTTAATGCAGCAGCAGCATGTTGCATACAAGAATCAATTAAAACTCTTTTTTTACTATGCAGTAGTATACTAAAGAGTTCTATTAATGTCAATGATTGTTCTGGTGTTGCAAAAATTGGTGTTGCATCTTTTAGTTTAAGAGAGTTTATTTTTGTGATCTGATAAATCTTATAATCATTTTTATAATGATCAACAATTCTTTGTGCTAGATCTTCAGGCATATCCCTTGTCCAAGAATATGGTTTTGCATTGGTAGACATTAGACCACCATTCGTATGAATAACCATATAAGGTTTTTTATCTTTAGACCATACTTCTCTTGAAATATTTTTCTGAAGTTTATTAAATTTTATAATAGGTTTTTCATTTGCGTAATTAAGATTATATAACTTACACCAATTTTGAATAAGTGGAAGTTTTTTGTGAATATGATCCGTTGTAAAATAAGGTTCATGATAAAAAATTAGGGAATCTTCATCTTGAATATAATTCTGATAGAAATAACTTGTATTTCCTAATTGATAAACTCTATCCACAAAAGGGAGATTTAAAAATATCTCAGAATACACACAAACTACTATTAACTTACGATCTGGATAGTTATTTTTAATACATTTTGCAACTGCTGTTGCTGCAATATGTTTCCCAATTCCACCTTGAACATGAAAAATACTGTACTTCATAGTCTATGTTTTTTATTAAAGGTTTCTCTTTTTTGTCTGTATAGTTTTACCATATTATGAGGAATGTCCCAATGTTTTCCATTGATAAAATGATCATATGCTATAAGATTTTTGGAATCTAATTCAATTCTTTTTGAAATGTCACTGTTTGGATTATTAAACTTAGTAAGAGTTTCTGATATTGTTCCCTTGATTTTATTGGAGTTGATAGCATAGATGTTCTTTGATTGCTGAGCAAAAAAATCATCTCCATACCATACTTGATATAATGAAGGTATAAGTTTATAAGATTCTTTTCTCATAAACATACAAATTCCAAATGCCCATGCCTGAGAACCAATAGGTTTTTGAGGATCGTAATTTAGTTTTACAATCTCTTCTTTTGTATCAATAAAATCATCAATCTTATAGTTATTCTGTCTTCCTTGAAGATTAACTCCAATTAAGTCTCCTTCTTGTAGATTGAAATCAAGAACCATATCAAATACTTCTGAATATACTTTAATATCATCGTTCAAAATTCCAATAACATTAGAGTTTGAACGATAGTATCCTTCATTCCAAGCAGGATTTACAAAAATATTTCTTCCATATGAGACTAACTCAATCTTTGGATGATTTAATATCTCATATGATGGTCTTTTAGATTTGTTATTATCAATGATGATAACTTTTTTAATAGAGTTATGACTTACATAAGTTTGTAAAGATTCTTCAAAATTACCAACAAACCACATTGTTGGAATAATAAGATCGATCATAAATTATTACTTTTTTCAAAGTTTCCTTTATACATTTTATTTCCAATATGAGATACAGTATGCTTTGGATTCAACCAAATATCATAACCAAGTTCTTTTATCTTTTTAGTGAGTGTAATATCCTCTCCAATGAAAGAACCATTCTCAAAAGTATATTCGCAAATATTTTTTAGTTGCTTATTTCGAAAAAATAATTCTGTATTAGAATTCCACAAGTCTATGATTATTTTTCTGGATAGCTTGAGAAATCCAGTTCCACATTTTTCTATTTTAATATAACCGTCAGTATCTTTTTCTTTGTCCTCACTCAACCAGACATTATATCCAATCTTTGTGTCTCCTTTATTAACGACAGGAACTGTTATTACATCTTTTTCCGATTGGATAATTTCTATAAGTGCTTTTTCATCCCAGTATTCATCATCATCAATGAAAACCATTACATCATAATTTTCATCATACGCAAGTTTAAAGAGTTCATTCCTTGCCATTGGCAAAATACTTTCATTAGCAAGAAAGACACATCGTATGTCTAGATTATTTTTAATTCCTAGTTTGATAGATTCGCAAAGACTGTGAACAAAATATGCATCGACCTTTTGATCTAAACAAGGTGTTGCTATTAACACTTTTTTCATAAGTTTCATGCATTAAGGTAAAATAAATTTAAAAATACCACACGGATCCATCTCCCACCACTTGCCACTTAAATCTGAACCAAAATTAAATGACTCAGGATGTGCATGGTGATTATTATGATATCCTAATCCCCAACTTACTAAAGATAAAAATAAATTATTTTGTGTGTTGTCTGGAGTATCAAAATTACGATAGTTTCCTATAAATCCACTATGCCCAAAAACATTTATAGAATTATCTACAACACAAGAAATCGCACCAGGCAAACAAATTGATGCTAAAGCAAATTTCCAATTTATAAAAGATACTGCGATTGGAACTAACCATAATAAATTTAATTGATTTTTGTGAAACCAAACATGATTTGGTTTCTTGAGTAAATCAGTCGCATATTTCATATTAACAACAACATTAGATTCTGTTATTTCACTAGTCCATCCATAAAAAGCAAACCATTTACCCTTTGTAACTGGACTATGCAAATCATTTTCTGTATCTGAATACTTGTGATGTTGTCTATGAGAAGCAGTCCAAGTAATTGAAGATCCTTGCCCAGATAATGCAGCAAAAAATAAAATGATATTCTCTTTCCACACTGGCAGTACAAATTGTTTATGTGAAAAAATGCGGTGATATCCTACTTGAGCACCAAGACCAGCAATTAATATCCATCCAATAAATGTATAGATCAAATAATATGTGGGAATTATCCCCGAAGCAAATAATGCAATCGTTATTGTACCAACAATAACTAAAGGAATAAAACTAAAAAAAGAATATTTACTAATCATATATCACTTCTTAAAATTTTGATATCCACATTTTTTCATTTATTGGACTGTTTAGAGGTTCCCATCCTAACATCAACATAATTTTATCACTAATTTTTTTATTTTCTAATACTGCTATAATACCTTTGGGTTTTTCATATTCTTGAAGATTTTTCAAATATTCTTTTGTTATTGTCGTCATATTATTTCCATTACGATTGATAATACGATTTCTATATTTTGGATCAACATACATCCTATAAAAATAGAAAAGTTCGTTTTTAGGTTTGAATATATCTTTATATACTGTAGTTACTCCAACAATTTCGTTGTTTGAATTTTTAGCAACTACTACTACTTGATCAATTCTCTTCAATTGTTCACTTTTAGGAAGAACATTATCCCACAGTTGTAGTATTTGTTTTTTATATGTGTGGGGTATGTTCTTATATACTACCTCAAAACTTAAATGATTCATCTCACTTTAAAATCTATTACTAATTGGATTCTAACACTAATAGTCTAGATTTTAAAGTTTCTACTTCATCCGATAATTCTTTCACCGCATTAACTAAAACGGGAATCATATAATCTGAAGTGATCTTTAGATTCTCTGGGTCATTAGCATTTACAATGACTGGAGAATCACCTTCTGCCTCAAGAACATTTTGAGCACTGAAACCATATCTACGTTTACCTTCTTCATCTGTTAGACAACCAGTTTCACGATCCTTAAGTGCATATTCAATTGGGGTAATATTTTGAAGGAACCCTCTACCATGAGGAACATTGCCGAAAATGCATTTATCACGGCAGTCAGAAACTGTAGTCCAACCAATCTGAATAAGAGCATTGGTGTGACTGCTATTACCCATAATGATGTGATTGGATTGTGTACTAACATTACAGAGACCCGATGCTCCATAACCAGAGCAACAACCAAAGAATAGATTATTAGATCCAGTGGTGTTACAATATCCCGCAAAATAACCAATGAAGTTATTATTACTTCCAGTGGTGTTGCTGGATCCTGAATATGAGCCAATGAAGTTATTATCAAGTCCAGTGGTGTTATCGTATCCTGCAGTCATACCAAAAAAGTTATTACGACTTCCAGTGGTGTTATAGTATCCTGCTCTATATCCAATGAAGTTGTTATTACTTCCAGTGGTGTTGCTGGATCCTGAATGATCACCAAAGAAGTTATTATCAGTTCCAGTGGTGTTCCTGGATCCTGCACTTCTACTAAAGAAGTTGTTAAAACATCCATTGGTGTTGCAATGTCCCGCATATGTACCAAAGAAGTTATTATATTTTCCAGTGGTATTACAGTATCCTGCGTTATTCCCAAGGAAGTTGTTACCAGATCCAGTGGTATTACAGTATCCTGCGTTATTCCCAATGAAGTTATTATTACTTCCCGTGGTGTTACAGAATCCTGCATTTAAACCAATAAATGTATTATCAGTTCCAGTGGTTGATGTATTTCCTACACCAGCAGCAAAAAAATTATTGTTTCCTGGCCCAAAAAAATGTCGGTTATTATCTATAACAGTATTTCCGTTAATTTGAATTGCCATTTACTGCTCCCCCATAACGCAAAAGATGTCATGTTTTATCATCTTTGTGTGTATAATAGGTAATTTACTGCTACTATTTATATAAATATGATCTCATAGCAACTCCAATTTACAACCACCATTCACATCATAAACCACTTTGACTTGATAATCTACACACATATTTGCCCTCCAAAAAGCATTTTTGAACTCTTCTGTTTCTTTCTCTGGGTATTTGGCAACAAGTTTGAAGTTCTCATCATACTCATTACAATTCACATCATTAAGATAATGAAGATTTAGGAAACGATTGAGTTGTTGTTTTTGTTCGTGGTCAAGTTGAATTCTTACAAATGTGATGAATTCGTTTGATACTGTGAGTTCTTCGTGGTCAGTCATTTAAGTTTTTGTAGTTGGTAAATAAGATGTTCAATGTCTTCAACTTCTACACATTTAACAGAATTGCCCCAACCATTTACATCATAATCAAAATTATAAGCAAAGTTATCCAGCAAATACTGAAGAGTAGCAATACATACACGAGCACGATCACCTATTTTGGGTCGTAAAGTATATTCTTCTGTGACCTTGATTAGTGTCTCTGCGTGGGTTTTTTGTGGTAATGATTTAGTCAAGGTTTCACCGTTTGAATGAGAATTCGTTCTTTGGTAGTATCACGCTTTTTTGCAAGATACTCAATCGCTTCTTGATTTCGTTTGGGCAACTGATTCCATTCTACATGCTTTTCAATATAAGGTGATGGAAGAAATTTATCAATCTTATGGCATACTTTGTCCAAAGAGTTAGAAATAAACTCTGCCGTTGCTTGTGCAATCGCAAACGGACCAAGCACAATCAACCGAATTGCAACAAAATGTGGAATGTATTTAAGATAGGGATAGGTTTTGGTTTCAGTCATTTGCTTAAAAGTTGATTGAGATCTTTTACGATGCGTTGTGCTTCTTCTGGTGAGTTACATTCTTCTACGATGTAACTGAAACCGTTGGAGAATGTTCGGCGGATTTTGTTGCCCTCAACAGAATAAGACCCATACCCAACTGGAACTTGATTGAGAATTGTTCTGAACATCAATTTGTTTGAACTGAAGACATTATAGACCAAAAAGGCACCTGTGAAGATGCCCTGTGCCAGTTATTCAGGTGTCATATTCTGCTATTGCTTCTTGCATAGCATTTGCGATCCTTTCATTTAAGTTATCGTCAGGATCATTCAGAATCTGACGAATAGGATCATTATACTTTCTGTCTATTTGTTTGACCCTATCCATAAAACTGCAATCACCATGATCACCAGAATAAAGATAGTCAATCTCTTTCATAATTTCTGAAGTCTTTTGTAGTTGTGGGACATAAGAATTAAGAAAGTCAATAACTTCAGGTGAGTGTCCTTGGTGGTATCCCCATTCATCACTCATGAAATTGTTTTTAATTTCTTGGTTTAATTCATCAGCAAATTGCGAGACTTTATAGTAAACATAACCACAATCATTGAAATGTCCGCCGCTCATTTTTTGTTCTCCAATTTATCAATTACTTGTGAAGCATATTCAGCAAGATCAAACATGGTATCATCGCTACAGTAATTTTCTACATGATCAATTAAAAAATCGTCCATCGCCAGAAAAATGTGAGCTGCTCTTTTCTTGTCATGATCTAAAATTGCAGTATGAGGATCTGCAATGATTTTTGTGGTGATGTCAAAAAGTTCGTTGAGTGTCATGAGTTTGCTTCAATGATTGTTTTGATTTGTTTGAGATTGTTCAGATGTAGTTCTTTTTCGTCATACTCTTCAGTCAAATAGTCAACACAATTATCTTCAAAATTTGTTTCTTCTCTAATCTCCCATGAAATCGATTCAAGATCTGCCTCTAGATCATTAATGAAATGATTTAAAGTTTCAATTAAAGTCATTCAAATTCACCTGGTTTTGGTTCTGGAACTGGAGGGAGAGGAGGAAGAACTTGTGGTTGTTGAATAATTACTGGCTCTTGCTTTGGTTGTTCTTTTACTTCGTTTAGTTGTTCTTCAAGTTGAGTTATTTTTTCTTCAAAGGCAGAAACATCTGGCTGTTGGATTTGTTCAACTGGTGGATTCTGGCTTTCTTGTGATAGCTTATATCCGGCAGCCGCCGCGCCAAAAATACTGGCAAGAGCAGCAACAACAGAAACAGTCTTGGAAAAACTCATAGTCAATCTGCAAGTTTTACAGGCGGCTCGATGTCCGCAAGGTAATCATAAAGCATCCGAGCGAATCCGTAATGGGGTCTTGTGCCAGTTTCGATACTGGTCGAAGTGGCAACCGTCCACATAATATCCAGATCTCTTTTATCAGGCAAGGTCTTCATCATTCAACTCCACATCTTTTACAAGTTCTTTCATTCTATCAAAAAAATCCTCATCAAGTGGGACTACTTTTTCTTTTCCGGTGTCAATATCATCAACCATTTGAAGTAAACTTTCTAAAAAATATTTGGGATAAATTTCGTCCTCTAAACTATCCCAGAAGTATAGAATACATTGCTCCAATGGATCATCAGATACAAGAAGAGCATATTCTTGATAGTTGTCTCCCATCAAGTCGCCCCAATTCTTGAATGCATACCAACAATTATACCATCCTTGAATGATACAAGAGTGCCAGATATATTCAAACCAAGATAATTTGGTTTTCTTTGTGTTTGTACCTAGAAGTGGTCTACTAAACATCAGCATTCCTCCATTCGTAAGTGATCCGATTCTTCCTCCTCATCAATATCTTTCAGATAATCCCAACTCCAGGTTCGTCCCAGAATTGTTACATCAATTCCAAACTTATAAATCCAGAAAATAATATCAAGAACATCACCAGTCCCAGATTTAATTTGAAGATATGGCCAGGATTTAAAATCATTCCAACTTACAGAGATTTGAAGTAATGAAATCCGTTTAATATTAATAATTTGAACATACCAGTCATCACCAAAATCTTTGCGGTGATTAAATTGAATTAGATTCATTTTTGATTTCTTCTGCAAGTTGAATCAGGTCATTTTTATCTAATACAGTAATATTATTTTGTGCAGTATAGCTCTTAACATAATCGGCAGTAAGAGAAAGAATTGCTGCAACCAATTTTTCTTCTGTATCAGCACCTTGATTATTTCTTTGATCCCAAACTAAATTAATAAACTCTTTTGCTCTACTCATTATTTCTTCCCATGAATTGGACAATCGCCATTGATCCACTTACGATCATCCGGCATTTCTGCGTTGTCCATGACTGGACATTTGCAGCCATGTAATACAGACTCTGAACTACCAGGTGTTAGTCCATTCCATGCTTTCATAGAATTTTTATTGTATTGTGCATCAATTTCTACTCTTTTATTATAATATTCTGCCTCTCGTAAATTATATTCTTGACATTTTTCTTTTTCTTGATCTGATGATGCTTTATCACACATTGCATCAAGTTCTTCGTCTGTATAATGTGAGTTGTAATTTTTATTTACGCTATGATACAATGCCCAGTAGCGTTTTTCCCAAGAATCTTCATGCTTTTCCACCCATTCAACATCTTGTTTAAGTTTATCTTGAACAATTTTACCAAGATCTTCTGCCATAATTAAATCGTGCTCTTCAGCAACCTTACGCATATCTTCTTCTTTGCGCATATCACTGAATGCGAGTCCTACTGCACCTTGCATAATATTCAGTTCATTAAAACCAACTGCACGAAGAAATGAGTTGAAAAGATTAAAGTACTGATAAACATTCATTTCAATGGAAGGAACTTCCATTATGATTGTTTGATCATCGATCATGTCTGGATATAACTCATGATACTGAGGATATCCAACAGTTTTTGTTTCGTAGATGAATTTAACTGAGCCTTCGATAGTCATGAGAATCACCGATTACAAGAATACTATAGCAAAAAAATTTGTGAGATCAATGAACATTGTGCCAATTTGAAGATTGGACTGACTCAATCCACTCAAAACCTTCTTGTTTTGTTGGAATCTCGAACTGATGATGCATTCGTTTAATGATACTCTCAGGAATGAACTTCCCTTCACGATGCTTGTTTCGTTCTAATGCATCCTCCAGTGAAATTTGAAAATAAACTGCTCCTTTATGATAATAAGAGGGAAAACCAGAAAGTTTTTTCTTTCTGGTTTTTATGCTAAGGTTTGTCTGATCCCAGATAATGTCCCTACCTTTGTCCTTTGCTGTAATCAAATCAGTTTCAAGTTGACAAGTGGCATCAGAAATTACATCATCAAACACTTCATTATAAGTTTTGCCAACACTTTTTGCATATTTTTCGATATAAGTATCCGTAGATAAAATTACAGCATCTTTCCAATAAGAAAGCTTCTTAAGTTTTTCGACATATGTGGATTTTCCAGAAGTAGGAATTCCACAGAGCATAATGACTTCAGACATGAATTTGGGTCTTATGTTTGGTTATTATATCAGAAAGGCACACCACTCACAAGAAGCAGTGTGCCAATTATCAAAGTGTTATCAGTTTATTTTAGACGCTGACTTTCAGTAATAGGAATAGGAATACCTCGTTCAGTTGGAACATAGATTACAGTTTTTTCCTTACTATTATCAGAGTTTTCTAAATTCTGAATATAAAGATATTGCAAATACTCTGAATTTCCTTTCAGACTTTCTCCTAGAATTTTATTTGCAGCTGCAGCACCTTTTGCGCGTTCAACTTCCGCTTCAGCCTGAAGAGCAGCAGCATCCTTAAGTGCTTTTGCTTCAAGAACTTTTACTTGGCGAACATACTCTTGTTCTTGTAAGAGCGCCTTGCCATTTAATGTTTTTGTCCACACATTATACTGTGGAAGACCAAATGCAAGTCCACCAATTACTACAATTGCACTGACCACAAGAAATGCAGTCGTGACATTAATAAATCCGTCTTGTTGTTTCATAATTAAAAAATAAAATTAAGTAAGAGCTTCAACTTGCATAAGAATTTCATCAACACCATCCTTAGACAGATAGCCAACTACATCTTCAGTAATTGGTGTGTCATAAACAATTTCCCATTCATCAGAATTGCCACGAAGAACAGCTACTTCATAAAGTCCGTCGCGTCCACCATAAGAATATTCACTTTTGATGACGCTTACGCCATAAGAATTATCGAAAAAATACACTGATCGAATGCCATCAATGTTTGGATGTGGCTCAAAATTAAGATCAGTGAATTTCATGATTCAGAAAAAGGTTCAAAGCGATCAGCCCAAAGAATGTTGAATCGTTCTTTGAGGTTATCAATCAAAGTGTAGCGTTGAATGATGGGATTGTCAAGAGGCAGATCCCAGATTCCACCTTCTGTAGCCAAATGAAATGACTCCAGTGCATGATTTAGAACATCGTTGATCATCTCATGTTCCACTTCAGTGAGTGTCACAGTAATGTCGTTTTCAATCATAATGAATTTGTTGTGCGAGAACACTCTACCACATCAATAAGGAAAAGTCAACCAAGGAGTGGACAGTTTGAAAATTGGTTATCAGTAGTTACCATTCTGATATTTTGTTTTAATTTCTTTAATTTCTTTTGCTTTATCAAGAAGTCGATCAAGATTTGCGATTAATAGATCCAGACTATCCTCAGTCTTTCCAATCAATGCCTCATCAATTCTCTCAAATGCTGCTTTAGTTTGTGTCGTCATCATACTATGAGTTCCCCATACAAGTGTAAGATCTCATGTTGAATAATACGAGCAACAAGCCCATCATACTTTTCAAAATGTGGTTTGCCAGTGAGATCACGATACTTTACACTCAGACTTTCAGGGCGAGAAATCATCTTGAATACATCAGGACAAGACAAACAACCTTCTTCAATTCCCACATGTTCTTCTGATACTTTAGTAATCTCTGGATTAATCATCACAATAGGTTCTCCCGAATCGTCAACAACAATGATCTGCTTTAAAACTCCAATCTGAACTGCAGAAAGTCCGATACCATTAGAGCCATACATGGTCTCGATCATGGACTTTGCTAAAGTTCGAATACTATCATCAATTTTAGCAACTCTCTTTGATTTTTTGCGAAGAATACGATCTTCGGATGTGAGGATCTTTAACATAACTTGTACCTCATAACTTATTATTTATTTGTGAATCTCTGCAACAGCCAGTTCCCCACGATCAAAAACAGTATCGACAATACTCTGGACATTACGAGAAGCAACATTAGTGTTCTTATCATAAACAGGACAGATCACAAGACCTTCAGGCTTCAGATAAGTAGAAAGATCGCCAGGAATCACAGTTCCGTTTCTCATGCCAGCAACATCATCAGGATGTAGTCGCAATGTACGACCAATATTCTGGAGCATTGAAACAGTATCCATTGAACGCATAAAGCACACCGCATCAAGACAAGAAACATTGATACCTTCACCAAGAATACTATGATTCATGACAATAAATTTCTTGGAATCCATCTTACCCCATGTATTCAGTGTACGGAAAAACTTCTCTCGATTAACTGGCTTACCATCAATATAGGCACCATATTGAGAAGTGATGTGTAATAAAGAATAACCACGCTCCTTGAGTTCTTCTTCGAAACTTGTCTCGGACAAAACAGCCATCATCGCCTTAGTTGACTTTACGGCAATCAGCATCTTATTAACATTTTCCTGATCGAGAATCTCAAGAATATGATTACAATCTCGTTCTGCAATATTATCATTGGCAGACTCAAGATACTTTGCAATCACCCGTGGTCTAAGAATATAGCCATTATTTACAAGTTCTGGTGCAGGAACATTAGAAATAATTTTACCATAAACATCCATATCATTCATTCCAGGCTTGGAAAGAACTGCACTTGTTTTTGGTGTTGCAGTAAAGAAATAGCAACGATCTGCTCGTTCTGATGCAGTCTTCACATGCTCATGGAAAGATTGCTTTACAGAATTGTGCGCTTCATCCATAATGTAAGTATTCACATGAATATTTGATTCTTGAATGCGACGCAATGAATTATAAGTACAGAAAATAAGTTTGTGGTGATTCTTATGAATCTCCATCCAGTCTTGAATATTCTTTGTCTTTGTGGTATGATAGTGCTGTACTTTACCAGAATGAACATGAAGTACACGAGCATTCTTAATGTGCTCAAGATACTCAGAACTTAGTTGGCAAGCAAGAAGAATTCTAGGAGCAACAACACAAACTGTCTGTGGAGTTGTTTTCTCAAATTCTCTCAATGTATCAGCTATACCAACCATAGTCTTACCCCCACCTGTTGGGTAGGTAATAATTCCAAGATTATGATGCTTGAGATCTTGTACTGTTTGCTTTTGGTGAGGGCGAAGTTCCATGTGAATCATTGACTATAGAACTACCATAGCATAAAAAAAGAACCATGGTTAGGTTCTTATGACAGTTAATGAATTGTCTATAGTACTTAAGTTCCTTAATAGTTTCCTTCGGAAACTTCTCTTCGAGAACTATCTAGATTTATTTTTTCTTTAAAGTTATTAAGTAATTATTAGATAAAACTTGTTTTTCATCCGTGACAAGGCTGATTGTACACACTTTTAAAGGTCTTGTCAAGCCCCATCAAGAAATGTTACGAAATGATCATAAAGTATTGGTTCTTGTTGTTCTGCCTCGATCTCATGTGGTTGGTTGACATAATCGAGATCATCTATTATAATGGTGTTCCAGTATCTCTTAGCATTCTTGATCTTCAGCCAACCTTGACAAAATTGATAAGCATGATATAATTCATGCAATAGTGTTTTGATATAATCGTCTGTTTTTAGAGTCTTCTCCAACTCAATCAAAAAACTCCTCGGATTTTCTCCATCTTCCTCATATGGAGAAATATTACAATATCCATATACCTCATCTTTCTTTAAATTTTTATGTTCCACAATAATTTCTATCTCATAATTTTCCAAGTAGTTTTTACTAAACCATTCCACAATTGTGTAACATAAATCCTCACGCTTTTTTGCATTGATGATTTCAAGTTCCAACATTAGAAATCAAAGTATAGGTAAGTCTAGTAACCCAGTTCATAAAGCACAAAAATGAAAAGATAAAAATGAATCTTTCTAAATTTGAGTACAATTGAAGTTTTACATCTTTTGATAGAATAAGCTCCCCAGCGTTGATCTGGTGAGCTTTGAGGACACTTTTTGAAGTGTCTGCGAAAAATAAATTTTTATAGTTTAGAATCGGACTACCAAATCTCTTTAGCAAGTTTTAATTCCTCCACTTCAATTTCTTCTTTGAGATTAGAAATATGTTCTTTCGAATCAATTTTATTTTAAATCTCTACAGGACCAGGAAATCTTTCACCTTCCTTTAAAGCAACCAGATGAGTATTCACCACAGCAATCTTGGTTCCAGTCCACCAGTTAGTTTCTAGTCTCAAACTCATAAAACGAATATCTTTGTTGCGAATAAACTGCGCCTTTGATTGCTTGGTGTAATAAGGAAAACTATCCTCATTCCAGAAAGATACATGAGTTGGGTCACACCATGCACCATTACCTTCAGTAGAGGGAACTTCAATAAATGCCCAACCACCATGTGCAAGAACTCTATGAATCTCTCGCATAGTCTTAATTGGGTCTCTTAGGTGCTCAATCACATGAGAAGCATTTAGTACACCCACACTATTATCTTCTAAAGGAATCCCATCATTTAGATCACAAGTAATATCTCCACCTTCTTGGTCTATGGTTGTGTAACCTTCTCTTGGAAATAGACCACCACCAATATCAATTTTCAACAATCCTTTCAAATCAGCATCTCTTTCTGCGAGAACTTGTGCATACTGATTATGAAGTTCCTTTGTTTTAATTTGAATTGCTTCATTTCTCTCCAGGAAACTATTATCTCCAGTAATTCTGTAGATATAAAGAACCTTTGGAATGTGATAGAACTTTGTAATCAGATAAGTTCTTATCATCAGTTCATGGTCATCACACATAGAAAGTTCTACATTATGACCACCAACTTCTTCATAAGTTGATTTTCTCCATGCTCTTACATGGTCAGGAGCATACCAGATATAAGAAACAGCATGACTGGATGGTTCAAAGGAATTCATGGCAACCAGTTTCTTTCCATTCCAATCATAATTTTTATAAGTCCAACCATAGACAGAACTATAAGGAATGAACTTATCTTCCATATGATAAGTTGCATTATCACTATAAACAAACCCACAATCTGGGTTTTCTTCAAATGCCTTTGCAAGTTCTTCTAGGCAATCAGGAGTAAGAATATCGTCATGATCCATTTCCACAAGAACATCACCAGTTCCAAGTGAAAATGCTTTGTTCTTTACATAACCAATATTTGTATTACCTTCATAGTCGGTAAATATTTTTACTCGTTCGTCATTTAAAATTTCTTCAGACAATTGTTCTTTCTTAAATTTTCCATTCAAGTAAACAACCCATTCCCAATTATCATAGGTTTGTGCTACAATACTCGAATATAGTTCGTCAAAATAAGTCTGATACTTATGTGAAGGTGTGATAATACTAAATTTCATTTTTTTCTACAGGATGCAATAAAATAACCATTGTGCCAATCACTTTGTTCATAAACAAGTTCTGGAGTTGAACCATCTATTGTAGTTCTAATTTCAAGAGAATATAGGATTTCTAAATTTAAATCAACAAATGCCCTTGTTGTTCCCGTTCTCACTTGATTCCAATTCCAATCATCACAGATAAAGATAAATTCATCTTCTAATGCTGGTTGCGCATAAACAACTCCATCATACTGGTCTTGTTCTTCGTGTGGACCATCAAAGAAGTAGACATTATATTTACCAATATTATTATAGTCTACTGAACGAAAATCATTTTCTTGGAATTGATAAGATGCTTGTGGACTATCTTTTTTGATTTCCTCAGTATTTTTAAAGAACAAAGACTTTACATTCCCCATTGGATTAAACTGGTCCCAGTTGTCTACAAAGTAAGCGTTTACTTTGTTATTATACAGAGCAGAACAAGCAGTAGAACCAGTCCAGGTTCCAACCTCAAGATATCTTACATCATCCACTTGAGAAATCAACTGGTTAATAAAGTGCTTATACTTTTTACCAGACATAGATTCCATGGTCATCAACCAATTTGGAAGATAATTTAATTCATTTGCAGCGACATAAGATTTGAATATTTCATTAGAATATTTTGATGGTCCAATATCAGTAATCGTAATTTTAGTTTTCATTATCAATCAAAGAAGAACAAGTGGAATAATCTTGAGTTAGTTATATGAGTTCCAAAGTACTCATTTGCAGAATGAATACACTTTGCATCAAAGAGTACAAGGCGATTGAAGACATTACCTGCAGTATCTACAAGTTCAAATTTTGTTCTATCATAGAAACCAGTTTCTCCAAATACATCAACATCTCCAAAGTCATTTTCATTTCTTAGACCAGTTCTCTTATGAGCAAAGAGTGAGGTTCCACAAGAAACAGGAGCATCGGGAGTAAGATAAACCATTCCAGCAAGAGTTTGTCCATCGCAATGATAAACCAAATCATCCTGTGCAGTACAGTACTGAAATCTACCACACATTCCGTGAGTTTCAGTCCAGTTTGTAATCTTCTTACCAATAATCTTTTCAAATGCTTCCTTGGTTCCAGGAACAATAAACTGATTTTTAGAACGATTGCCCTTGTAGTAATCTAAGTTTTCTTCAAACTCTTGATTGAGTGCAAACTCACGAACTGCATAAGGGTCAGCATAGAAATCATCAACTATCCAGAATCTTGGTTTTTCATTTGCATTCACGCCAAGTTCTTCAATAGAATTTGCTGGACTTGCAAATTGCTTTGGTTCTTGTGAAGTGAGTTCAAGTGCAAGATTATGAAGTTGCTCTGGTACAGGACCACTATCATAATATAGATTAGTATCAATAAGGAAATAATAATCTGGAAAAGGAAGTTTTCTTTCTGGTTGCATCAATCTTGTGGTCTGCTCAAGCATCTTAGTATACTGTCCAAGTTGATGATAGATGCGAGCAAGGCAAACAATATGCTCATTTCTTATGGGACAGAAACTTTCTGCATCTTTATAATAGAAGATTGCTTTTTCTGTATCTCCAAGAAACTTATAGCATTCTCCAATAGAAAATGTTGCATAATAGCACATTTCATTAATGCCTCTTTGAAGATTGCCTCTCTGGTGAAGAACATCAATATACTGCTCAAAATAAAAGATTGCGCGTCTTGCAAATTCCTTTGAGTGATGTTCTGCAAGTGGATAAAAGTCTCCACCGAAACAATCCATATAACTCTTACCAGTATACCAGAAGTGGTACATATCCGTGAGCATCGTATCTTCACGAATCAATTTTTCTTCTAGTTTTAGAGCATCACTTATGTACTTAGTTCTTACTGTATAACTTTCTCCATCTGGAGTTCCAATCATCCTTAAACCTCTTGGGAGGTCAGTCACTTGGAAGTTTTCTCCAGTCACTCCATCATTCAGATAGATACACTCATGCGCCACATCATGCTTAAATTTCCAAGGTAGTTTTGCATTCCAAATCCAAGCACGATAATACATGCATCCTGGACTTTGGGCAGTAACATGAAAACTTTGGATATTTGTATCATAAAAATAAGACCAATCAAAGTTTTCATCAACTTCTAGATATTCATCGCAATCCATTTTCATGATCCAATCACAACCATGATCATTGCGAAGTGTAGTTTGGAGAAGGTGATCACGGTTCCAACCAAATCCTACCCAACCTTCTTCCACTTCATAAATGAATCCTGGAATGTTCTTGTCTGCAAAAAATTCACGAACAATATCTGGAGTTCCATCAGTTGAACCATTATCTTGGAACACATAAAAATCAATATGTCTCCAAACAGACTCAAGCATTCGGCGCATACCTTTTGCTTCGTTCTTAAACATAGAAATCATACAAATGTTTGTACGAATTTCTTGTCCAGTCTTATGAGCACGGAGGAAGTTATAGTATCCTAGATATTGATCTAATTTTTTAACAGAACCTTGTTTTGCTGCTTCTTCTGCATAAATTCCGTCTGCTTCATAGATATGTTCAAAGCGAAGATTCTTTGCGACACTCCAACGAACCATATACTGTGAAGTGTCAATGGTTGCAATTTTTGGAGTATCTGTTGGTTCTGTTCTTGGTTCTTCATTTGCCCAAACCTGACCCCAAGTAATTACGGCATCCTGAGAATTTAAATGAGATTGAATTGTATTCCACCAGTTTGGGTGAATAACATTATCGTCGTCTAGAATATAAATCCAATCATTATCACTTGGATTGAGATTATTTTTAATGTATTCTAGACCAATATTGCGGTTTGGATTACCCCAAAGTCCAGTTTCATTGGATTTGATAACCGTTGCATTTGGGATATTATGCTCATTTTTTACTGTCTTATCAAATACAACAACCCATTCACATTCTTGTGGGACAGTCTTTGAAATAAACTCTAGGTTAAAAGGTCTCCGAGAAGGAGTTACAATAAAGATTTTTGATTGGCCACTTCGTTGAACTTTTACTTCATTTCTTTTCAATACTAAAAGTTTATCATTATCCCAACCAGGAGAATATTTATTTTCATGTTCTGTAGTAACAAATGCAATTTCGCTGAAATATTTTTCAAAATCTTTTAATTCTTGTTTATAATCTTCTTCATCTCTATTTCTAAAAATATCTTCAATTACAAGAATAGCACCTGGATTTAAGTAATCTATACTATTTTTTATGAATCTTATTTGATCTTCGAAAATATGTGTCGAATCTTCAATAATGATATCATATTTTACATTTGATTTTTTGAGAACATTAGCAATAGAACTTTCGTCCTGAATATTCATGCTCTCATAAACAACATCTGTTAAATTTTGACTTCTTGCATTTTGAATGTATTCTTCATTATATTCGTATCCATAAATTTTTGCTAATGGAAAATATCTTCTCCAGATATTAATGGAATCATTTTTTTCAATACCAATCTCAGCAATATTAATTACTTCATCTCTTAAATGAGAAAATAACTGATCATAGACTGGTGTGTATGGGTGTCTATGTCCGCTTGTAGTATTCTGGGAATATGGACATTTATCACTATTAAATGCCATTCCAATTTTGCAAAGATTTGATACTTTTCCAGTAGTATCAAGAGTAATAGATTCAAATGTCATAGTTTCACTCTCTCTTCAATCAGTCTTAAAATTTCAGGATTGTTTTCTTGTTCTTTTGTGGGAGCATAAAGTGCTCTGAGTCTTGTGTCAGTTTTTTCTGGGGGATCCGTAAGATAATAAACTGCCAAACTTCTTCTATATGTATTCTCTGGGCAAGTGATTGGTTCTGGAAACCCATGCCATGAGTTTTGAGTTGTGTCAAATAATACTGCACGGTTAAAAATATTATCTACCGTGACTATTTTTTTATTAGGTTTTTTTGTTTGTGAGTTGTGAGACCATAATTCTAAATTACCTCCCCACTTACTGTCCCAGTCTTCTGTTAGATATAAAATAAGATTTAATTTTCTTTGAAGTTTAAGTTTTGGGTGAAGTGAATAATCTAAATGTATATTTAATTTCCCCCCTGTTCCCATCATATGTAGACCACCGCCATGGAGACCAATATCTGGATATAAATTTTTTATTCCAGTAATTTTTTTAAGATACTCAATATAGATTGGCGAATTTAAATAAGAAAATAATCTATAAGTTTCTATCCCAAAATAATACCAATTATTGCAAGTTCTTTTGACTTCTAATGGATTATTATACTCAAACCAAACTGGAGAGTGATAATCTGGAAATTCTTTGGAAATTATTTTTGCTTTTTCTATATCCAAAAAATTATCAAGGATATGATGATAAAAAGGAAAATTTGACTCCATTCAGTCGTTCTCAAATCATAATACTGTATGTTTATTTATTTTGGTTTTTAAAAACATATTTCTGTGAGAGATTCTCCAATAATACCATTTAAAGTTGACACTTATAATATTATTTTATAAATTTAGGTTATCTTTTAAATTTTTGATTTCTTCCTTGAGAATATGTATCTTTTTATCTTGTTCTTTAATTGCTTCAATTAAGACAGCAACAATGTTTCCATAAGAAACTGTTTTTAATCCTTTAGCATTTGTAGTTACAACTTCTGGTAATACTTTTTCAATTTCTTGTGCAATTACACCGATTGATGACTTATTATGTTTATCAATCCAATCATAACGAACTCCTTTAAGTTGATTTATAAGATCTAATGCATTTTCAATTGATCTTATATTTTCTTTTTGTGTTTGGTCAGAGAGTGATGTAAATACAGTAGCATAAAGAGTTCCAGAACTTGGTTGAAATTCTAATTTGTTATCTGCTGCATATGTTGCCGTAGGAGTTCCACTTGCAACATCAGTGAATGTCGGAAAGAAAATATTAGATGATGATATTTCTGCAGTAATTGTTGAAGAGCCGCCACCCGAAGCACCTTGAACTCCTTGTGCACCTTGAACTCCTTGTGCACCTTGCGTTCCGGCACCTTGTGCCCCCTGAGCACCTTGAGCACCTTGAACACCTTGTGCACCTTGAACACCTTGTGCACCTTGAACACCTTGTGCACCTTGAACACCTTGTGCACCTTGAACACCTTGTGCACCTTGAACACCTTGTGCACCTTGGACTCCTTGTGCACCTTGAACACCTTGTGCACCTTGAACACCTTGTGCACCTTGGACTCCTTGAGCTCCTTGGACTCCCTGGGCACCTTGAGCACCTTGGCGACCTTGGGCTCCTTGTGCACCTTGAGCACCAATAGCACCTTGGACACCTTGAGGTCCTGTAGATCCTACAAAATTTCCGCCAATAATAGAACTTAAGGTTGCCATATTTAGTCTTTTATCTTTTTACTTAACTCTTTAATCGCTTCAATTAAAATTGCAGTAATACCGTTGTAGTTCACGGTTTTTTCTCCATTTACTTCTGAAACAAGTTCTGGGAATATTTTTTCCAAATCTTGAGCAATAATTCCCACGGATGGTTTATCATTACTCTTCCACTTAAACGAAACTCCTTTAAGTTGCTGTACTTTATTTATAGAATTATCAATAACTTTAATATCTTTTTTTAGTTTTAAATCTGATGTTGAATTAAAATCTGTTGCCGTAAGAGTTCCTGTGCTAGGGACAAAACTAAATGCAGTTGCAGTAGTTCTTATTTTTGCTGTATTTGAACCTGTTCCCGCAACAAATACTGGATAATGTGTAGATGCTGTCGTATCATTTGTTGCATTTATGTTAATTGCGGCATTTCCTGCGGCGGATGAAGTAAATATTTCCCATGTTGTTCCATCATATATGACATCTACTGATATATTTCCAATATCTAAGACTAAATCTTCCGCAAGACCCTCGATAGTTGAAAGATTTCTTCCTACTGTTAAGTTTGTTGTAGTCCAATTAGCACCATCTGCAATAGTGACACTGTGTCCTGTTGAAGGACTTGCTGGTAAGGTAATAGTAAATGTACCTCCAGATGTATCCGCAATTAATCTATCACCATTAACTGCGGTATAGTTTGCAGTTTTTCTTGACCAAGCATTTATTCCTGTGGCACCTTGAACACCTTGTGCACCTTGAACACCTTGTGCACCTTGGACTCCTTGAGCTCCTTGGACTCCCTGGGCACCTTGTACTCCTTGAGCACCTTGAGCACCTAATGCACCTTGAACACCTTGTGCACCTTGGACTCCTTGTGCACCTTGGACTCCTTGTGCACCTTGAACACCTTGTGCACCTTGGACTCCTTGTGCACCTTGTGCACCCTGTGCTCCTCTATCGCCAGTTCTTGAGAATTGAACTGTTAATGTAGCACCATTTGCAGGTAATGAACCAGAAATATGAGAGACTGTAATTTTATAGTATCCTACTGCAGCAGCAATGGCAGTAACACTCCAGGTATTTACTACCGTACTTGCTGCTGTTGCTCCAGTAATTGTTAAGTAACCCTTTTGTATATTGGTTGAGTCATCCCAAGTATCATACCAAGTGGTTTGAACATTTGAATTAGAATCATTATTATCAATAAAGATTGTATTTACTGAACCTATTGTTGCATTATTATATGCGATAACTCCATTACCTGGATCTGCATCAGTTGTAGTCGTACTGAATGTATATGGGGTTCCTCCTTTATTTCCATTAGCACCTTGAACGCCTTGAGCACCTTGAACGCCTTGAGCACCTTGAACACCTTGTGCCCCCTGAACACCTTGTGCTCCTTGTGCACCTTGGGCACCTTGGGCTCCTTGGGCTCCTTGAGCTCCTTGACGACCTTGTGCGCCTTGAGCCCCCACAGCACCCTGGACTCCTTGGGCACCTTGAACACCTTGAGCTCCTTGGACTCCTTGAGCTCCTTGGACTCCCTGGGCACCTTGTACTCCTTGAGCACCTTGAGCTCCTTGAACTCCTTGTGCTCCTTGTGCGCCTTGAGCACCTTGTGCGCCTTGAGCACCTTGTGCGCCTTGAGCCCCCACAGCACCCTGGACTCCTTGGGCACCTTGAACACCTTGAGCTCCTTGGACTCCTTGTGCACCTTGAACACCTTGAGCTCCTTGGACTCCTTGTGCACCTTGAACACCTTGTAACGCTGCAGTAGAAATTGCCTCCCATTTGATTCCAGTTCCAGTAGAAATGAGAACTGATGTAGCAGCACCTACATTATTAAAAGTATCATAGAGTGCTCCTCTTAATCTTAAGTTTCCGCTAATGTCAACTTTTTGTGTTGGATTTGTTGTTCCAAATCCAGTATTTCCACCAAAAGGTGCTATCTCTACAGTTCCATCGGCATCTACATCAATGCTGGGAATACCAGAAACATCATTAACACTAAAAATAGAACCACTAGTAAGATTATTTGTAATACTGAATAACTGACCAGCAGAACCTTCCCAAGAAAGAGTTCCATTATTTAAAATATCATAGTGAACAATATCAATGACAGTTCCAATACCAACAGTTCCTACACCAGATACTGGACTTGTGTAGGTGAGACTTGTGGAACCAGTTGGATTATTAGATGCATCTTTATATACAATTTGATTTGCAGAACCTGCTACTGGTCCTGTAGCACCCTGGACTCCTTGAGCACCTTGAACACCTTGTGCACCTTGAACTCCTTGAGCTCCTTGAACACCTTGTGCGCCTTGGGCACCCTGTGCTCCTTGTGCACCTTGACGACCTTGTGCTCCTTGAGCACCCACAGAACCTTGAACTCCTTGTGCGCCCTGGACTCCTTGTGCGCCCTGGACTCCTTGAGAACCAACAGCACCTTGAATTCCTTGAGCACCCTGTACTCCTTGTGCACCTTGAATGCCTTGTGCGCCTTGGACTCCCTGGGCACCTTGAACTCCTTGAGCACCCTGGACCCCTTGTGCACCTTGGACCCCTTGAGCTCCTTGAACACCTTGAGCACCTTGAACTCCTTGAGCACCTTGAACTCCTTGAGCACCTTGAACTCCTTGAGCACCTTGAACTCCTTGAGCACCAACTGCCCCCTGAACTCCTTGTGCACCTTGTACTCCTTGTGCACCTTGTACTCCTTGTGCTCCTTGAGCGCCAGTATCTCCTTTATCACCAGTTCTTGCGAAAGTGATTATAATATCTTCTAAATTGGTAAATGATGTTGCGCTACCAGAAACATAAGAACAATTGACATCGAAATATCCAGTTTGTTCTGTTATAGATGAAATAGTAAATAGAGCAAAATCTGCTGCATTAAGACGATTGGATATTCTAAAGTGACCTTTAATGGTGGAAGTAGAATCGTCAATTGTTCTTAAGAAGGTTTGAATATCTGTAGTTCCATCATTCTGATCATCAATATACATTAAAGTTGCTAATGAAATATTAGCATTATTAAATCTAAGTTTTCCTACTCCTGGGTCCCCTGCTGTGGTTGTAGTGTCAAAAGTATAATCAAATGTAGCACCACCAAAGTTTCCATCATTACCTTGAGCGCCTTGTACTCCTTGAGCACCCTGGACACCTTGTGCCCCCTGAACACCTTGAGCACCTTGAGCACCTTGAACACCTTGAGCACCTTGAGCGCCTTGTGCACCCTGAGCACCCACAGAACCTTGAACACCTTGAGCACCTTGGACTCCTTGTGCTCCTTGGACACCCTGTGCTCCTTGGACACCCTGTGCTCCTTGTGCACCTTGAGCACCCTGGACTCCTTGAGGTCCAGTGGCACCTTGTACTCCTTGTGCACCTTGAATTCCTTGAGCACCTTGAACTCCTTGAGGTCCTGTAGCACCCTGGACACCTTGAGCGCCTTGAATTCCTTGTGCACCCTGGACACCTTGAGCACCTTGAACTCCTTGAGCACCCTGGACTCCTTGTGCTCCTTGAACACCTTGAGCACCTTGAGCACCTTGGGCACCTTGGGCTCCTTGGGCTCCTTGAGCACCTTGGGCACCTATATTGCCAGTTCTTGTGAATTGAACGGATAATAAAGCACTATTAGTTGGCAAAATTCCAGATACATATGCTACTGGAATTTTATAATACCCTGCAGCAACAGTAACTACTCCAGTTACGCTAAAAACATTGACCGTTGTTCCAGAAGAAGTGCCAGAAGTTATATAAAGATATCCTCTTTGAGTAGCATTAGTGGAATCATCCCAAGTATCGTACCAAGTAGTTTGTGTATTCCCTAATTGATCAAGGTTATCAATAAAAATATTAGTTACAGATGCTATTGTAGCATTATTATATTGAAGAACACCATTCCCAGGATCAGCATCAGTAACTGTGGTACTAAAGGTATAAGGAACTCCACCTCTGTTACCTAGTGCTCCTTGAACCCCTTGTGCACCCTGGACACCTTGAGCACCTTGAACTCCTTGAGCACCTTGAACTCCTTGAGCACCTTGAACTCCTTGTGCTCCTTGAACACCTTGGGCACCTTGAGCTCCTTGAACTCCTTGAGCACCTTGGGCACCTTGAGCTCCTTGAACTCCTTGAGCACCCTGGACCCCTTGTGCACCTTGAACACCTTGAGCCCCCTGGACCCCTTGTGCACCCTGGACACCTTGAGCTCCCTGTGCACCTTGAGCTCCCTGTGCACCTTGAGCACCTTGAGCACCTTGAGCACCAACAGCACCCTGGACTCCCTGGGAACCTTGAACACCTTGAGCACCTTGAACTCCTTGTGCACCTTGAACTCCTTGAGCACCCTGGACACCTTGTGCTCCTTGTACTCCTTGAGCACCTTGAGCGCCTACAGCACCTTGAACTCCTTGTGCTCCTTGTGCACCTTGGACTCCTTGAGCACCTTGGACTCCTTGAGCACCCTGAACACCTTGAGCTCCTTGGACTCCTTGAGCACCCTGTGCTCCTTGTGCTCCTTGAGCGCCTTGTGCTCCTTGTCTACCTTGTGCGCCTTGAGCACCAACAGCACCCTGGACTCCCTGGGCACCTTGTGCACCTTGGACACCTTGAGCACCCTGAGGTCCTTGGAGAGCAGCCTGTTGAATATTAGCCCAAGAAACACCAACACCAGTGGAAATGAGAACTGAAGAGGCAGTGCCTACTTGTCCATAAAAATCTTTTAAAGAACTATCAAGTTCTAAAGTTCCTCCAAAAGTGGAAACTCCAGTTACATTAATAGTTGGAACAATGAGATTTGTATCGGTAACTTGCATACCACCAGCAGCAAGTCTTACTCCTAGTGGAATTTGAGTAGAACCAATACCAACACCATAATTAAATATCCAAGCATCAGTATTCAATCCAGCAAAAGATCCAGACTTAAACCACATTAACTGCTTGTAAGTATCTGGTGTTATTTCTCCTGCAGTAGATAACTTAACTAATGGACTACCCTCAGTAGAAGCAATCGCAATACCTCCAGTATTTGCTGTGGTATCTGTGGAAACATCATTACCTAGAGCATTGGTAACAATGCCAACTACTAGGTCCTTATCCTTGATTCTTAGTTCGTTAGATATAATATACGATGATGTACCACCGATTGTAATGTTTCCACCGACATAAAGGTTAGAACCATCAAAAGTTAAATTAACAGATCCAGTGGGATTATTGGATCCATCTTTATAAACAATTTGATTTGCAGATCCTGCTACTGGTCCTGTAGCACCCTGAACTCCTTGAGCACCTTGAACACCTTGAGCTCCTTGGACTCCCTGTGCACCTTGTGCTCCTTGTGCTCCTTGTGCACCTTGACGACCTTGTGCTCCTTGAGCACCCACAGAACCTTGAACTCCTTGTGCGCCCTGGACTCCTTGTGCGCCCTGGACTCCTTGAGCACCTTGAACTCCTTGAGCACCTTGAACTCCTTGAGCACCTTGAACACCTTGAGCTCCTTGAGCACCCTGGACCCCTTGTGCACCTTGGACTCCTTGTGCACCTTGGACTCCTTGTGCACCTTGAACTCCTTGAGCACCCTGGACCCCTTGTGCACCTTGAACTCCTTGAGCACCCTGGACCCCTTGTGCACCTTGGACCCCTTGAGCTCCTTGAACACCTTGAGCACCTTGAACTCCTTGAGCACCTTGAACTCCTTGAGCACCTTGAACTCCTTGAGCACCAACTGCCCCCTGAACTCCTTGTGCACCTTGAACTCCTTGTGCTCCTTGAACTCCTTGTGCTCCTTGAGCGCCAACTGCTCCCTGAACTCCTTGCGCACCCTGAGTACCTTGTGCTCCAACATTACCAGTTCTCGTAAATTGAACGGATAATAAAGCACTATTAGTTGGTAAAATTCCAGATACATATGCTACTGGAATTTTATAGTAAGTGGTTGCATTAACTACTGCGCCTGTAACACTAAAAACATTAACTGTTGTTCCAGAAGAAGTGCCAGAAGTTATATAAAGATATCCTCTTTGAGTAGTATTAGTAGAATCATCCCAAGTATCATACCAAGTAGTTTGATTATTACTTAATTGGTCTAAATTATCGATGAAGATATTAGTTACAGAAGCAATAGTAGCATTATTATATTGAAGAACACCATTGCCAGGGTCGGTATCAGTAACAGTTGTACTGAAAGTGTAAGGAACTCCACCTCTGTTACCTAGAGCACCTTGTGCACCTTGAGCACCCTGGACACCTTGTGCCCCCTGAACACCTTGAGCTCCTTGTGCACCTTGAGCACCTTGGACACCTTGAGCACCTTGAGCACCTTGTGCCCCCTGAACACCTTGTGCTCCTTGTGCACCTTGTGCACCTTGAGCACCTTGGACACCTTGTGCCCCCTGAACACCTTGTGCTCCTTGTGCACCTTGAGCACCTTGAACACCTTGAGCACCTTGAACACCTTGAGCACCTTGAATACCTTGTGCACCTTGAATACCTTGTGCACCTTGTGCACCTTGAACTCCTTGAGCACCTTGAACACCTTGTGCCCCCTGAACACCTTGTGCTCCTTGTGCACCTTGAGCACCTTGGACACCTTGAGCACCTTGAACGCCTTGAGATCCTACAGCGCCTTGAATACCTTGTGCACCTTGAATGCCTTGTGCTCCTTGAGCGCCAACTGCCCCCTGAACTCCTTGAGCACCTTGAGCACCTTGTCTACCTTGTGCTCCTTGAGCACCAACAGCACCCTGGACTCCCTGGGAACCTTGAACTCCTTGAGCACCTTGAACCCCTTGAGCACCCTGGACACCCTGAGCACCTTGTACTCCTTGAGCACCTTGTACTCCTTGAGCTCCTTGTACTCCTTGAGCACCTTGTACTCCTTGAGCTCCTTGTACTCCTTGAGCTCCTTGGGCACCTACATCTCCCTTATCACCAGTTCTTGCGAAAGTGATTATAATATCTTCTAAATTGGTAAATGATGTTGCGCTACCAGAAACATAAGCACAATTTACATCAAAGTATCCAGTTTGTTCTGTAATAGATGAAATCGTAAAAAGAGCAAAATCTGATGCATCAAACTTATTTGAAACTCTAAAGTGACCCTTAATTGTTGATGTTGAATCATCAATTGTCCTTAAGAAAGACTGAATATCAGTTGTTCCATCATTCTGATCATCAATATACATCACAGTTGCAATTGTGATGTTGGCATTATTAAATCTAAGTTTTCCTACTCCTGGGTCCCCTGCTGTGGTTGTAGCATCAAAGGTATAGTCAAAAGTAGCACCACCAAAGTTTCCATCATTACCTTGAGCGCCTTGTACTCCTTGTGCACCTTGGACTCCTTGAGCACCTTGAACACCTTGAGCACCTTGAGCACCTTGAGCACCTTGAGCACCTTGAGCACCTTGAGCGCCTTGTGCACCTTGACGACCTTGTGCTCCCTGAGCACCCACAGAACCTTGAACACCTTGAGCACCTTGAACACCTTGTGCACCTTGTACTCCTTGAGCACCCTGGACTCCTTGAGCACCTTGAACGCCTTGAGGTCCTACAGCACCCTGAATACCTTGAGCACCCTGAATACCTTGTGCTCCTTGAGCGCCAACTGCTCCCTGAACTCCTTGTGCACCTTGTACTCCTTGTGCTCCTTGAACACCTTGTGCACCTTGTGCACCTTGAGCACCAACAGCACCTTGAGCACCAACAGCACCTTGGACACCTTGAGCACCTTGAACACCTTGAGAACCTTGAACTCCTTGTGCTCCCTGCGCACCTTGAGGGCCAACAGCACCTTGAATACCTTGAGTTCCTTGAACTCCTTGGGCACCCTGGACACCTTGTGCTCCTTGGGCACCTTGACGACCTTGAGCGCCTTGAGCACCTACAGCACCTTGGACTCCTTGGGCACCTTGAGCACCTTGAACACCTTGTGCACCTTGAGGACCAGATTGTTGAGTGAAAGTAATATTCGCAGTAGTTCCATCTGCAGTTGCAGTTACGCCAATACCAATAAAATTAATTGAAGTAAATGTCGTACCAACACTAACACCTTCTTCTTCAACTTCAATTCCAGTTAAAGATGTAGCAATAATTTCTTGTATTGTTGAAAGACTGTCAATACTCGTCCAAGTTATTCCACTACCTACAGTAACTAAAATCTGCCCAGAAGAACCTGAACTATTATTTACATCATATACTGCACCCCTTAATCTCACATCACCAGCAACATCTAAATCTCTGGTTGCGTTGGTAGTTCCAATACCAACATTTCCAACGACCTGCAATACAGTATCGTTCTCTGTATAAGAACTGATACCAATTCTAAGATTTTTTTGACGATTGCTGATATATTTTGCCATTGTTCTTTGTAGTATTAGTTAAGTGTTTCTAGAATACTTGCGATAAATTTTAAATTTGTTCCGTTGCTTCCTGATAATACCAACTTATCACCACTTTCTAATACCAATTTTCCAGCAAGAAGATTTGCAGTGTCGTTAGATGAAATTGGAAATTGTTTTAACATTTCGGTATCAGTAACACTTCTGCGGTGAATTAGTGTTACATCAGCAGAATTTGCTCCAATATTTGCTACTTGAGCCAAAAGAACAACTCCTGTATATCCAACTGGTGCTGTATAAATCACAGTAGGAGATGTATTAACAACTGCTGTAACTGTTTGAAATACATTAAGTGCGAGTGCCATTCTTTAATCTCCTCCTAGTGCTAGAATGAATGGTGTCATCGTAGAGAACAAACTCTTAGAATAGAATGTTCCACTAATTGTTCCTGTTTGTTGGTTGATCACAACACCGTCACCAATTCGAAAGTTTCCTGCCTGATCTGTTGATGTAAACACCACCAGCCCACCATTACGAGCATCAGTTTCATTTTCTTGAATTGGAACTCCCCCATTTTGTGGAAGAGCACCTGCAATATTTGTACCAGAACCAATATATTCAAGTGAATGTCCTGATGCTAAAACGCGACTTTGCTTAAAAAATGGAACTGTTGTACCAACTCCAACAGCATAAGGAACATTATCTGTAATAGTTATGGTACAAATTCCAGCAGAAATTGGAGTTGAACTGTCAATTACATAATAAGTTGGAATTAAGTTTGCTATTCCGGTTGCAGTATTGGTACCAACATCAGGTGAAGCAAAGGTTACTGTTGGTGTAGATGTATAACCTCTACCATTAGATACCATTTCAACTTTGGTTACAACACCATCTTTGACTTCACCTACAGCAGTTGCAGGAATTCCCCAAGGTTCGCTTGGGTCCTCAAAAGTAATATCAACATTCTGCGTATATCCAGTTCCACCAGAACTTACTGTTACTTTACCAACTGTATAATATAAAGAATCAAAGTAAATTACCTGACCATCAAAAGGACGAACGACATTAATCTTTGCAGTTCCGCCCGAATTATATGTGTGCGGTAGTGTAGAAGTACCAACATAAACCTCAAAAGAAGTTGATGATGGAACACTTTGAACTTCAAAAATATATCCTTTATTTCCTGATGGGTAAGTTACAATTCCGGGACCCGATGGACAAGTAAATCCAAGTCCAACAATTGAAACTCCCATCCCAACATTAAAGTTGTGATTGGTACTTGTAGTAATAGTTGTAAGACCTGTGGTGTTATCATAAAGTGCGTTTGTTACATTCAATGTTGGAACATTTAAGTCTAATACAAACTCAAATGCATTTGCTGCCGCCGATGCTGTAATAATTCCAGTGTATTTGTGTGGTCCAATACCATCAGCAACTAATCCATAGTTACCAAATGATGAGTTGGAGTTTGTAAGATCGCAAGCAGCACCACTACCACAGTAGATGGCAGTATCATTACAAATCGTAAAGATAGAAACTAACTGCGCATAACCTTCATTTATGATAGAAACACCAATACCACCTTGATTGTATTGAGTATAACTATCGACAACCATTGATTTTAATGGACCAATTGCCTTCAGACCATCAATTCTCATTCCAATACTATTTGGAATAAAGTTTGTGCAGTTTTGAATATAAGGAGATTGGTCAAAATATCCTATTTCGTCTGGGTTAAATGCAAATATTGCTTTTCCGTTGTTCAGAGTGCCAGTATAAGACATCTCTGCGACATAATTTCCATTAGAAACATAGAACAAGTCTTGGTCTGCGTTCTGTGGAGATACTGATACTTCTCTTAAACTATCTCCAACAATTGATACTTGACTTGGAATTGTGAGAGGGTTATTTTCTAGATAAGATCCAGCACTAACTTTAATAATTGTTCCTGTTGTTGCTGATGTGAGTGCTGCTCCGATTGTTCTTTTTGCGTCTCCAAGTTTTTTTCCTGTGTTGGAGTCGCTTCCGTCTTGTGTAACATAAAGAATATTAGTAACTGTTGCTCCAGCACCAAGTCTTACAACATCGGTACCAATTCCTGCTCTTTCTCTGCGGGCAAATAATTCGGCATCATAAGTATTTAAAGCTAGTTCCCCCAAAGGTAGTTGTTCTGCCGTTGGTCTTTTACCGGGAACCGAAGATCTTTTTATCCTGATATTTGGATCAGCCATTCAACCTCATGGTGGTATTTACCGCACAACTCTTATGTAAGAGTTTTTATTATTTATGAAAAATCATCTTCTGTTTTTACTATTCTTTTTGATTTTCTTAACTTCTCTATTTCAACAGTAAGTGCATTGACTTGCTTTTGCAATGCACTTACTTGAGTTTCTAATACAATATTAGAGTTAAATAGTTCAAATGCTTTTTGTTGGTATTTTGAAAGGATTTCTTTTAAATCTTCTTCGGACATAAAAATAGAGGAAGATAAACTTCCTCTATTTAGAATATAGTTTGATTATTAAAAAGTTCCAGCGTCAACAGTGATATTCTCAAGGAATCTTTCAGTTCCAGTGCAAGAAATAACCTGGGAAGTTCCAGCACAGTCAGTTACCCAAAGTTGTCCAATTTCAATGGGAGCAAAGTTTGCCACAGTGAATGATGGTAGATTTGTTTGAGAGTCTGATCCATCAGATCCAGGATCAACATCAGTTGTAAATTGGAATCTCTTAGTTGCCCCACTTGCCTCCCAGACAAGACCTGCTTTCTTAGCACCACTATCTCCATAGTTAAATAGAACTGCAAGATCCCAAGTTGTAGTAGTTGGTTGAGTTCCTGAGGTAATTCTACCAAGTTCAATTGTACGATCTTCAATTGCTAAAGTAGTTGTATCAATTTGAGTCGTACTTCCCTGAACATAGAGATTACCTTGAACCGTTAAGTCATCTGCAAATGTGGCATCATTACCAGTAAGAGTAAGTACAGTTGAGCCAGTATTTTGCGATTGGATAATATTCGTTTTAATTGTTGGAGCACTTAGCGAAGTTCCAACAATTACGGCATCAGGAAGTCCAACTGTAATTGTCTGACCAGAAGCTGATGTATTGACTTCATTTGCAGTACCAGCAATTGTGAATGTCTGAGATGTGTTGACTGAACCAGTCCCGGTATCTCCAGCAATACTTAGTGTTAAGTCAACATTTCCAATCTGCGATCCAACATAATTAATAATAGCAGATGAAGTTGGTACAGAAGATGTTGAAGTTCCTGTAGATACTGAACTAGAGAATTGAGTAATTCCTACGCCAGTTCCAACCTTAAATGTATTTGTATTTGGATTGTAAACTAATTCGGAATCAACACCCAATGCTTTTGAGTTTCCAGAACCATCGGAAAAAACAAGATTATAATTCTGATTAGATGCTACACCAGCAACATCAACATTCTGTGCTCTGGTTGCAGTTGTTGCAGTACCTGTTAATGTACCTTGAACTTCTACATTACCCGTAAAGAGTGCGTTTTGAGTCGTAAAGGTATTTGTACCTGGATTATAGTAAATACCATCATCAGTATAAACAGTTTCTGCAGAAGCAGTTCCATTATGTGAATTAACAAAAGTAATATAATGAGTTGATGCTGCATCTGCTGCAGTTACAGTATCAACAGTAGTTGCTCTAGTTGCAGTAGAAATAGTACCAGTAAGTGAACCAGTAATATTAGTTGCATTTAAATTAGTAAAGTTTGCACTCGTAGCATTAATAGTATCATCAGTCATTGTGATACTAGAACCAACGGCAAGACGAACACCGTCAGCCATTGTTGTGGTTCCAATCGCAACACCATAGTTAAAAGCAAATGCATCTGTTGCAAATCCAAGAGTTCCACTTCGGAACCACATCATTTGCTTATAGGTATCTGGAAGTGTATTGATACCAGATGCTTGGAATGATACTAATGGAGTTCCTTCTTCAGATGCAATCGCAACACCTGCGTGATTTGCGGTTGTATCACTTGGAGTTACTGAAGTGGTATATCCAAGAACAATATCTTTGTTCTCAATAAAAACATCTTCACCACGAAGAGTAATTGTTGTCCCACCAATGAAGACATTTCCCGATACATCAATATCACCTAAAACATCAAGTCTGCCTGGAATTTCAACAACTCCAATCGCAGAATTGAGAGTTAATTTTCCAGTTGAAGTAGTAACGGTGTTTGCATCGCCAATACCTATATTGATATTATTTGCATCAACTCCACTTTCAAAGGTTCCAATTCCAGAGAAGTGTGCATTTCTCCAATTTAAAGTTGAAATACCAACATCATAAGTGGCATCAATTGTTGGAATTACATTGGAGTTAATCGAACCATCAATATTAATAACATCTCCACCATTACCAAGATTAATCTGTCCACCATAAAAGGTTGCAGTTCCAATGAAGTATGATTGTCCACCAACAGAAAGTCCAGCACCAATGGTTACATTCTTTTCGACACCTAAACCGCCGTCAATTTGAACAGCACCTGTATTTACATTACCTAAAGTATTGTCTGTTGTATTTGAAAATGTAGTGATACCTGAGAAATCCGCACCACCACCACCACTAAATGATACGGTTCCAGTTACATTTAAATCTCCACCTACATTTAAATCTGAACCAAAATATGAAGTGCCAGAAACTCCTAATCCACCTGCGATTGTTACTGCGCCAGTTGTGGAACTTGTAGAAACTGTGGTTGTAGTAAATGCAACATTATTGGTAAAGGTTCCAATTCCAATAACAATTTCTTCAACACCTAAAGTGTTAACTTGGTCTACCCAAGATAGTTGTCCATCTCCATTTGTTGATAATACTTTTCCACTATAACCAATCGCGGTTGCTGGGAGTGTATAGGTAAATGTTGCACCAAGACTTACTGGTGCTCTTAAATTAATTGATTGTGATCCGTTATCTGAAACAAGTTTTAATTTAAGTGATTTGACGCCATTTTCTTCTCTTTCCCAATAACGATGGGAACCGAAGAATTTGTTGCTTACTACTGAGGTATCAATACCAATAAAAAAGTCAAAGTTGTTTAATGAAATCGCTGGTTCACCTGGACGGAGAGCAGGAACTGTTCCTGCTATCCCTGCATTACCTCTCTTAAACTGAAGTACTGGTGCAGGCATTTCTATTACTTTATTTACTTTTAGTTATTTAGTTTAATTAAAATGTGCCCGCATCAAGATCAATACGATCATCAAGATCAATATCCAATTGATTTTGGAAGTCTGCAGGGAGACCTGGTTGAATAGGTTCATTTGTTGCTGCAGAAAGAACATCATCAGGATTAACCAACTTATACTTGTTCAAGTTAACATCATACATCAAAACATACTTATCTTTTTTGTTAGTTGTATCAACAGAAACATCGATAAGATCTTCTAGTCTTGCTGGCACTTGAAGTCCTCCTTGCAAACTAATAATTTTATAATGTTGCTTTTGTTGAAGTCGAATGTTAAAGTCTGTCATCTTGATGCTGTATCAGAAACTATGATGGAACCTTCAACTGCTTTTTTAGTAAGATAAGTAATCCCTATTCCATTTGGACTTTGGGTAGGTCCAGTAATAAGAATATCAAAATAATTTCTACCAGAATCTAAAAGTTCTGTAGTTGTTTTGGCCATAGAGATTACAATCTCACCAGTAGCCCCTAAGATATCAACTTTAAATTCTTTATAATTTGGGGAAGAAGGATACTTTCTTATTCTTGACTTAGCACTATAGTACGCACTAAAAGAATAATTACTGGAATCAGACTGTAGAACTTTAAATTTGGCATCAAAATCAGTTCCTTTTTCAAGAGTTAAATTGACTACAGCAACTGCCATTGATTTTAAGTGGTTTTAATTATTTATATTTCTAATACAACTTAATTTCCTTATAATCAGAATCACATCTCTCATTGATCTCTCTTTTTATTTCTGCTCTGTAGTCATTTAATTTATAAACACTTCTAGCAAGTTCAATAAACTCATTATCAAATCTTTGCTCATTTTCAAATTTTCTAATTTTATCTTCTATTTTCCAAAGTTGCTCATTTACTTTCTTAAGATTAATCTCGCAGTCTAAAGTATATTGAGTTAGAGTGCTTTTGATTAAATTGAGTTCTTCCAATTCTTTCAAAACATATTCACTATCAGTAAACATAGATTTGATTTCAAGAATTGTAATCTTATCAATTAATTCTCCAACTGATATTGGTATAGTTATTTTCATAGATTAAATTGCGTTTTAATAGTTTTAATTAACTGTGAGTTTTTAGAAACCACTCCAAGACCATAGCAGTGAGTAAAAGTTACTTTGGGAAGATTAATTTCTTCAAAAAATCTCTTTACTCCATATTCATTGCCGTTATGAGTTTCTACGCAAGTATCATGGAGTAAAATTACTCCATCATTATTTAAAAACTTACTCCAGGTTTCAAAATCTTTCTTCACATCTTCATAGTGGTGACTACCATCAATATGAAGAATATCAATCTTCTTATCCCAAGTTTGAGCAACCTCATTAAAATCACCTTTAATGAAAGTTAGATTATCCTGAAGATGAAGTTTCTCTCGTTTCATCATAACAAAATCATATTTTAATCCCAAATCTTCTGTTCCTATAAAATCATCTCCGACAAAGTTATCAATTCCATAAACATGTCCTACCCTAGGAAGAGCAAATGAGAATGATGAATATCCATGATCAACACCAAGGTCAACTACAACTTCAGGTTTCATATAAGATACTAACCATTCCGCAAACTGACGATGCCCAGACCAAGCAGTTGCTGGAGTATCATCAAGATTGGTCAGGAATAATTTATCAATCGCAGCAGTTCTTTCTTTTGAACTTATAGTTTCCGGAGAAAATCCAGAGGCAAATACGATAATATTTGGGTTCTGCGTAAGTTTGCCGATATTAAGTAGATGAGTAAATGCTTTACCCATAGCATTACCCCCAATATTCATGGACTCACTTAGAGCATGGAAAGCATAGTTCGATGCTCTTTGAATATCTTTAGTATTAATAAGAACAATACTGCACATAATGAACACATCAACTCTGGTAGGGTCAAAGTATGCCTTAGAAAGATTTAGATATTCTTGACCAAGTTCAAGTGCCTTATTGAAGTTTTTGACTTCAAAATAGTGCTTGAAAATAAACCAAAGATAATAAGTATTTGACTTATCCTTTTCAAACTCCCTTTCACAAATAGAAAGATATAAAAATTGTTTGTCTATAGTATTATGAATATTCTTAATAATCTTAATTGTAGTATCGACTGCAGATTCATTCAAATGTTCTTCAGTTGGAATAAAGACTAGACTTTCATGAACAGCATTTGTCCAAGTATAGTTTTTTGTTCTATGAAAACGAGTGTGAGCAGTTTGACCTAAAGTTGGTTCTTCATCTCCAACCTTATCATATCGTTCGTGTCTAAATGCTGTGAACTCCCCAGCAATCACATCAAGACCTTCTGGAAAGAACTCATCTAAGTCTTCATTAAAATCTAAAGAAAATGCCCAATCAGTTTTTATGTAAGATAGTGCCTGATTTCTTGCGACTGAAAAATCAAACTCTTCTCTTGTTTGTGGATGTTCGTAAACTTCAATACCAGCATCACGAAGTAGTTGAATAGTATTATCTGTGCTTCCAGTATCTACTACAATAGTATGTGAAAACTTCTTTGAGTTGTTAATGAACTTCTCAATATTCTTCTCTTCGTTCTTTGCGATTGCATATAGTGTAATGTTCATGATGTTACTTGTTTGGTGCTATAAAGGTTTTATTGGGACCCCAATTATTAGTCTTGTTAATATAAGTTTGATAGAAGTCATAAGAACCTCTGATAAAATTCAAAGAAGAAACTGATAATGCTATAATAACCAATTTTTGAATCACTTCAATTTGTTTTTGAATTTGATTGTCCAGTTTGATTCTATCTAAGATACTTCTTTGATGAAGTTTTGGAAGTTCAACTTCAGTTTCAGGTTTTCTTGTATAAGTCCAAGTGCTTGTTTCAAAGTCATATTCAGCAAGATTGGCGTGGTCATAATTTCTCATAATTGGAGAGCAAATATAAGGAATGTCCTTATCAATATGTCCAATACTCAAATCAATCAAAATAGGAATTTCAGTCTCAGTTACACAAACTACATGAGTGGATAACATTTTATCCTTGGTATAATTATTTTGATTAAAACCAGGATATCCCATCAAAAATAGTCCTGGAGGGTCTTTCAAAGTCACCATAAGACTACACTCAACGATTTGAGATTTAATACCCTGTTTGTGTAAGAGCTTGTGAATAATATCACTCATACTCACACAATAACCTGAACCTGCTTCAAGCATTCCAGAATTTTTCAAGTTGTCTATGAGACCCTTAATAGTCTTAAAGTATTCAGTTTCAGTTGCTGGATGATTTTTCATAAGTATGTGCTCCAATCAATGCGAGAGAATTACAAATCTTGCTGGTAGAAATCTATAGTTTTTTCCCAAGCAACATCATATTTTTTATCTAGAGATTGAACTTGGGTATAACCAAGTTGTTTAAATAAGTTTTTAATTTCTTCTTCGTGAGAACCTAAATGAAGTTTCTCATATTCTATTTTTTTGATATTGTATTTAGACCAATCCGTAGTTAGTAGTATTTCAGCATCAATCCCTTCAATATCAAGAAGTAACCAATCTAATGATATAATATTATGTTTATCAAATAATTGTTCAATAGTTATACAAGGAATATCAAAACTTCGTAATCCTTCTGGTGAATAATACACTAATATGTGTTCTTTAACTAGTGATGCAACATGATACATTGGACCATCATTTTCATGATAATATAGTTTTACCATATCATTAGAATATGATGGAACTTTTATCGCAATATTTTCTATGGTTGCATTCTTATAACAAGAGTAGCAGTTTATTAGATTTCCAATATGAAGAGGATTTGCTTCTACAAATAAACCAAAATCTAGTTCTTTATAGTTGTCTTTAAGATATTTTGATAGATGGTCGTCACCTTTGTTAGCCCCTATCTGCACCACTTTCATAAAAATTCTTTCCAATCAATACAAGGTGATAATAAATCTGCATGAGAATGTGTAGAATAACCAGGAATAGAAGATATGAGAACTCTTCCTTTTTGAGATAATTCTAAAAACTTTTGGTGGTCTGCTGAGGGTTCCACACCTGTAGAATATTTAGTGTGAGTATAAAAATCCTCTATGAGAGTTGAATACTTAACTGCAAAAGTATTTGTGGTAGAAGGTGTCGCCATCCAGTGAGAAGAATGTGTATGTAAGACCTTGGTTCTAAACTCACTATAAAACTCCATGTACTTATCTGCATGGTCATAAAGAGTTACATAATCGACACCAAGTTCAAAACCTTCCATCAAAATCTTATCCCAGTTTGGTTTGTGAACATAATCATCTTCCAAAAAATAAATGATGTCTTCTGCTGAATGATTTTGAGTTTGAATATACTTTAGAGTTTCAATAAAACTCTTTGCTTCTCCACCACAATTAATAGTATGAACATTATTTTCTTGTACTAGAAAAGTATCTTCTATCTTTCCATAATGTTCATCATAGATGATTGTATAATTTGTTGTTTCTGGATTAAGTGTATTCTTAAAGTTATGAAATACCTTTTCTTTATCCCACCAAGAAGGTCTTTGTTTTCCTGGAGACTCTTGAATTTTTGAGTAATAGCAGTGTCTTAAATATACATTAATTTTCATTTAATTTCTCCAAGTCGTATTCATTCCACCAGGACTTCCAATCAATGAAGAAGTCCTTGTCCCATTCTGTTTGCATATGAAGTGCTAATGAAGGAATGGGAGTGAAGCAATAATATCCTCTTTCATAATAAATCTTACAAATACTCTCCATTTCCATCGTTGAAGATATTTCACTGGTTCCCATCTTATAAAATAAATCCCAGTTTTGTTTAATGATACTACTATGAGTCATTAAAGTTACTGCTGGGTGAATGTTGGTTCTCCAGTAACGGTCTTTTCCAACAACAAGATTGCAAAGAACAGCAGTATTTTCTGGTAAATGATACTCTGCTGGTTTATTGAATGGAAAAATACTTGCTGGTTTTCCTAGATTACAACTAAACTGATTAATAGCATCTATCATTAACTCAACAGAGTTTTGTTGATGAAGAAAGTCATCCTGAATAAAATAGACCCAATCCTTTCCACAATCTCTGCCGTGCTCATAGCAACGAAGAATTGAAGGCATTATTCCATAAGTCCCAATATGAGTTAGATTAACTTTGAACTTTGCTGTAGCAATAAGTGCCTGAAGAATATCTAAGAACTCTTGGTCTGAGTGGTCATCAAAGATTTGGAGTTCTATTTCATAATCAGGATACTGTTCCTGTGCATAGTTAAGACTATCAATCACAGAAAAAATACATCTTGATGATACTTCTATCTTTGGAGCATTACAATACCTTGTGTGACTATCATCTCGATTTCCTTTTGAGTGAGACTGAAGAACAACTAATAAATGAGTTTTCATAAGTCAAACTTTGAATAAAGTTTTACATTCTCTTCTCCTATTACATCAATAGGATTTTGTGAGATTTTGGATAGATTTGGACGAATATCGTGAAGACCTTTTAATCCCCAAGCTTCATCTTTTTGTTCTCCACAAGCATTATCAATATTATTAAAGGTATTTGTATGAGAAGGAACTTCTAAAAACTCATAGATTTTATTCAACTCTGCTTCTGGATTTTCTACAAGACTATTATATTCTACCAGATGAACCCAGTCTGAATATTTTGTGAGACCATAAACCATACTCTCATAAGATGGAGCAACATAATATCTCCAAATATATTCAGCACGATTATTATTTGTGATTGGAAGATTGTCTTGTCTTAAATGATTATCAATAAAATTATTTTCGTGCTTTGTTCTTTCTATGAGTGAAATATAAGATGTAAGAACTTCTGGAATAGAACGATATGTAGCAACAATCTTTGGTTTATTAGAAAGAAACATTTGAACAGTATCAAGGTTCTTACCCCAAAATCTGTGCTTGTCTAGGATTGTTGACTTTGGAATATGATTATAAAAGTTAGCAAGAACTGCCTTATAAACATTATAAGATATTGCTTTGCGGTCAAAGGTAAACTGCTGGTCTACTTTGTTGAATGATTGCTCAATATCAGTCACCACATCACCTAATGGAGATGTTGGAGATACATAAATGTCTGGATGTTGATTGAGAAGTGAACCCAATAATGTAGAACCACTTCTTGGAAGTCCTCCAAGAAAATATAATGTCTTCATAATGTTTTGATTGTTATGAGTATTTAGATTACTGGGTCAATGTAGGTGAGTGCTGCTGTATAAAAAGTTCTACCACTTACTTGCTTCCAGTTGGTTCCACCAGCAAATGTAGTGACTGGAGTTGATACATTGGTTATTTGTGCATTTCCAAGTTGTCCATTATTATTACGACCCCAAGTCCATAAAGTTCCATTGGTCTTGATTGCAGATGTATGTTCACTTCCACTATTACTATTCACTTGTTTCCAATCGGTTCCTCCAGCAAATGTTGTAACTGGAGTGGATACATCAGTTGTTGATGCATTTCCAAGTCTTCCAAAATATCCATAACCCCAAGTCCATAGAGTTCCATCGGTTTTAATTGCTACTGTATGACCATATCCACTATGCACCTGTTTCCAGTTCGTTCCGCCGGAAAAGGTGGTGATTGGAGTGGATATACTAAATGTTGTTACTACTGCATTTCCAATTCGTCCATTAGCACTATTACCCCAAGTCCATAGAGTTCCATCAGTTTTGATTGCTGATGTATGTGAATTTTGAGAACTTACTTGTTTCCAGTTATTTCCTCCAGCAAATGTAGTAACTGGAGTAGATCTATTGTTTACTTGCGCGTTTCCAAGTTGTCCAAGATTCCCTCGACCCCAAGTCCATAGAGTTCCATCAGTTTTGATTGCTGATGTATAAGCATATCCACAACTTACTTGTTTCCAGTTGGTTCCTCCAGCAAATGTAGTGACCGGAGTTGATACATTGGTTATTGTTGCATTTCCAAGTTGTCCAAAATTCCCTCTACCCCAAGTCCATAGAGTTCCATCAGTTTTGATTGCTGATGTATATTGACCTCCACTACTCACTTGCTTCCAGTTGGTTCCTCCAGCAAATGTAGTGACCGGAGTGGATATACTACCTGTTGTTACTGCATTTCCAAGTCGTCCATAACCTCCATTACCCCAAATCCATAAGGTTCCATCAGTTTTGATTGCTGCTGTATGATTATCTCCACTACTCACTTGTTTCCAGTTGGTTCCTCCAGTAGAGGTAGTGACTGGAGTGGACCTATTGGTTGTTTGTGCGTTTCCAAGTCTTCCATAAGTTCCACCACCCCAAGTCCATAAGTTCCCATCACTGAACATATCAGCAGGTACAAAGATATCATCAAAACTATAATCAAGTCCGTTTTCTCTAAAGTTATAGAATGTAGGCATTTGGAGTTCTTGGAAAAGACTTTATTCTACGAAAATCACAGGAGTGTTCATACTTTCACTCCACTTTTGAAGATATTGTTTAACTTCACTTTTTACTTCTTTATTATTTATTGCTAGTGCTTTTAGATATTGACCATTCTCATTAGTTTCCACAGAGACTAATACATTACACTTATCAGGTCTCATTTCTTCTGGAAGTAAATGTTGAGACCAAGCACACTGATAATCTCTACAAACTTCTGGTCGTGCTTTATGAACTCCGCAACCATTACACTCTAAAAACTTACAAGATTTTCCTGCTCCAAACTTCCATCCAAAAGCATCACCAATCAACCAAGAACAGCAAGCAGTGCATTCTCCACACTCACGAAACATAATCTTCCTCCCTATAATAATGGGTATAAGAATCAAAAATACCCGGTTGATGAATAGATTTTGGATTGGAGTTTGGATTACTTCCTATCCATAGTTCTCTATCTATACGATAATCACTATAAAGAAATTTATGGTCTAATGTTTGTATGTGTTTTGAAGTTGCCCACCAAAAGTTTCCAGTAAAATTATATGTACCTTCTACTGGTTTTGTTGTTGTTCCGTCACTCCATAAAGTTTCTCCAACTGGATTTAAATTTGCACCAACACAATCATAATCATTCAAGTATTCTACACACTCTTTCCACTTATCAATCACAAAGTGTTCCATCATTAATCTCCAAGCATTAGCAGTCAAAGTTCCTTTACTTGCTCCCTTCATATGAAAATATAAAATCTTATAATCGGGATTTTCATATGCAAAATCTTTAAGAGCAATTAGAGTTTCTGTTTCTTCTTTCCAATTTTTATTGTATAAAACTTTTGCCTTTGACGGAACATAAAACATTTCTTCATTTCCATTTACACCAATATGAAAATGATTTACTTCATTTAAAAGACCCGATACAAATAATCTATTAATTTGTTGTTGGTAAATGAAAGCAGAAATATTATTTTGAAATGTATGATAAAAGACTGCGATTTTCATATATTATATTGGACTCCTTCCATTCCTTTAATTACATTCAACCCAAGATTTGGAATGCTAATGATATTCTTTTTATTTAAGAAACGATAAAGAGAATGTTCGACATCAGTTCCAGCAGTAAATTGAATCATTTTTTCCATATAAACAAATGCTCTTTCAAGTGCTTCAACTGCTTCATTAAATAACATTCTATCAAAAGACCACAAACCAGTAATCATCATACCCTTTGCTCCATAAAGATAGGCATAGACATTCTCAAGTTCCTTATCATTAAAGTTTTCTGCTTCTTGTGGAAGATACTCATAACTTTTAATCACATACTTGTTCTCAAGAAACTTACTTTGATAATCTTGAATATTAAAATCGTCATTAAGTAAATATCTTCCAGTAAGTTTGAATACTCTTTGACTATCACTAAAAAGATTATGTTTTTTGATTACATAAAGACTATTCAATAATCCTCTGGTTTCCAATAAGGATTTTCCATAAGTAATCAGTTCAGGTCTTTTTTCAAGATTTTCATAGATTTGCTGAAGAACTAGTTCATTATAAAACTCCAAAAACAAATCTGCTTTTTCTTTGAATATCTCTTTTTGCTTTTCATCAATAGGTTTTGATGAGCACTCAAATAAAACTACATATGAGTCTGGAACTTTTTTACGAATACATTCAATTGTTTCTAAAGTCTGTTCAAATCTTTGTTGCTCATCATATGCACTAAACTTATCTTCTTGAAAGTGTTTGAGTGCTGAACCTACTAAAAATAAAAACTTCATAAGTAATCTGTGTTAAAACTAATAATAATCCGTTCTTCAGTTTCTTCTTCAGTATAATGAACTAAATCACTTGAAAAGATAGTCAAAAGACCTGGATATGGTTGTACTTGTGTGTCTGGAAATATCAAAGGAGTGCTACCAGAAATATAAAATGCTCCACTTATAATACTTTCTTCGTGCTTATGTGCCTTGAGTTTATTTCCTGCTTGTGAGATATTGAACCAACTGTTGATAAACTTGAGTGGTGGAATCTCATACTTATTACAATATAATCTAACATATTGCTTAAGAATATTTCGCAATCCAGTCAATTCTGGATACATTAGAACAGGCATTCCGTGATTGTAAGTAGAAACACCTTTAGTTACAAGACCATGAGAACTGGTTTCTATTTCAAGAAGTTTGGTCTTAATGATATTTAGATTGAGAAAAGAAAGGTTATACTCCTCTATCATTGAGAAACTCTCCCAGTTGTTTCAAAGGTTCGTCCCAGTTTCTTGGTTTCTTTTGCTTGAAGAGATGAACATTGTCTCCATACCACCAAGACTTTCCTGTAGAACTTGTCCATACATAATATTCCATAATCGGTACAAACACGCAGACTTCTTTGCCTTGTGCTGCTGCGATATGAGCAATAGAAGTGCAAGAAGTAATCACCAAGTCCATTTGAGATACAAGTGAAAATGTATCTGTAAAATCACGATTTGGAATATCAAAAGTCTTTACATTATATCCTTCTGGTGGTTGTTGGTCTGGTAGTTGTAGAGAATATAAAGATGCTTTTGTCTTTGAGAGAATATCAAAGAGTGGTTCTGGTTGAATAGAACGGAAATGTGCTTGCTCAAATCCAGAACCAGAATTCCAGAATGCTCCAATCTTATACTTTTTGTCTTCCTTTAGGTATGAATATTGTTCTTCTTTTTCTGGTAGTGGGTTTAGATAAGGAGTTTGACCTAAATCTTCTACTTTGAGATTGAGATAATAAGGTAGAGCAAGAGCATAAACCCAACAAGCATCCTCTGGAAACTCTGGTTCATCGTAAATACAAACAGAATGAAACCCATTATAGTTGAAGAGTTTCACCAGTTCTTTTCTTGTAGAAGTCCAAATTGGGTTCATACCAAGTTCTTTGAGGTGCTTCATAAAACGAATATGAATAACCTCATCACCAGCACCACACTGACTATCAATTAAAATCGTTCTTTCTGGTTCTGGTGTTCCATCCCACTTTGGAAATGGTGGAAGTTGTCGGTTCTTATATGCCTCTACTTCTCCTGCCTTAAGAAAGTGTTGAAGTCCTGTATGAATATCATCTTTCCTAAAGTAATGACCTGATAAGTTGTGATATGCCTTTCTTTCTATTTCTTCTGGTAATGGTTTTTTGATGAGGTCAAATAAAAGTTTTTCTGATTTTTCTTTTTGGTTAAGAGCAGAATATGAAAATGTTTCCTCTAAAAGAAGTTCAGTATCTTGAGGATTTTGCGATTTGATTTTTGAGATTTGAGTGATTGCTTTTTCTGGATAGTTGTTTTGATTATATGCGTTGATTAGATTTTTTGTGGTTGTATATTTTTCTTCTTTTGATTTAGCAAGTTTGAGTGCCTTCTCACCATAAGTAATCGCATTTGAGAAATCTTTAATCTCAAAGAAAATCTTTGCTACATCATCATATTGCTGAAAAGTTTCTGCTCTCTTTCCAAATGCTTGAAGAACTTGTGTCGTCAGTTCTTTTTCATCAAAGGAATATAGAGTCTTTGTGACCAACTCAAGAGGGTTCATAAAGAATATTATGTGTTTTCAGTATTTATTAGAAACTTGCGAAGTCTACTGATTTGATTGCTACTGTGTGATTACCTCCAATAGCACTTACTTGTTTCCAGTTGGTTCCGCCGGCAAAGGTGGTGACTGGAGTGGATTTACTGTTTGTTTCTGCATTTCCAAGTTGTCCACTAGATCCACCACCCCAAGTCCAAAGAGTTCCATCAGTTTTGATTGCAGATGTATTACGATATCCAGCACCCACTTGTTTCCAGTTGGTTCCTCCAGCGAATGTGGTGACTGGAGTGCTTATATTACCTGTTATTACTGCATTTCCAAGTTGTCCATTAGCACCAAAACCCCAAGTCCATAAAGTTCCATCGGTCTTGATTGCAGATGTATATTCACCTCCACTACTCACTTGTTTCCAGTTAGTTCCACCAGCAAATGTTGTTACTGGAGTGGATATACTACCTGTTGTTACTGCGTTTCCAAGTCGTCCATTAGCACTATTACCCCAAGACCAAAGAGTTCCATCGGTTTTGATTGCTGACATATGTTGACTTCCACAACTCACTTGTTTCCAGTTGGTTCCTCCAGCAAATGTAGTAACTGGAGTTGATACATTGGTTGTTACTGCGTTTCCAAGTCTTCCAAAAGATCCAACACCCCAGGTCCATAAAGTTCCATCGGTCTTGATTGCTGCTGTATGATTACCTCCACTACTCACTTGTTTCCAGTTATTTCCTCCAGCAAATGTGGTGACTGGAGTTGATATATTACCTGTTGTTACTGCGTTTCCAAGTTTTCCACCAGATCCACTACCCCAAGTCCATAGGGTTCCGTCAGTTTTGATTGCTGCTATAAAATCACCTCCAATAGACGGTGGTGGACCAGCACTGACTTGTTTCCAGTTAGTTCCTCCAGCGAATGTTGTAACTGGAGTGGACCTATTGGTTGTTTGTGCGTTTCCAAGTCTCCCATAAGTTCCAAAACCCCAAGTCCATAAAGTTCCATCAGTTTTGATTGCTGCATTAAAACCATTTCCACCACTCACTTGTTTCCAATTGGTTCCTCCAGCAAAAGTAGTGATTGGAGTGGACCTATTACCTGTTGTTGTTCCATTTCCAAGAATTGAAACATTTCCAAGACCCCAAATCCACAACTCAGGAGGAATACCAATCTGCTGACCAATCTCAGGATAAACACTAATTAAATAATCTTTAGTGACCAGTTTATTCCCTAAATCAACACCATTACTATCTTTAAAGTTAGTAGTTGGTTCTATGCTCATTTTATCCCTCTACTGGTTCTGGTTGTTCTTTAATCACAACAGCATAAACAGCATCAATTTCCACACAAGCATCAATTTCTTGAAGTTTTGCTAACTCCCAGTCAAATGCTGCCTGAACAACGGCATCAATCTCACTTATAATCGTTTGAAGTTCTTCTGTAGTAATCTCCAACCAAGTATTCTGGAACTTAAAGTTATGAGGTCCTGGAGATGCTGCTAACTTGCTTGCTAAAAGAAGTCTCTCTTCTCTTGAAGTTGATACTTCTACTTCCGTATTATTGACTATGAGAGTGATGATAGTATTTTCTTTTTCTCTTCTTGCTGGAGCAACCTCTTGCTTTCTAATATTTTTAACTTCTTCTAAGGTCTTATCTGTGATTGGATAAGTGAATACAACCTTTACTGGAACCTCATTTTCTTTTACAATTTCCCAAGTGAAGTTTCCAACATTATGATACTTTGGGTCGTGTTCTGGTATTACTCTTTCAGTTGGAACAAGATGAGTAAGACCATCACTAAAATGAATAGGAAGTGAAGAAAAACTTTGTGATGATATTCTTTCTTCTACTTCAAGTTCTTCTAACTCTTCATTGATATAACGAACATTCAATCCAAAAGGACCAAGTTCTAATGAGTTATTATGAATAAGTGCGATTTCCATTGGTCTTTTTAGGTATTTATGTTTATGAGAATGGGTATTCTGCTGAGATTCCTGCTTGGACTGCTGCTGTATGAGAAGATATACTAGCACTAACTTGTTTCCAGTTGGTTCCACCAGCAAATGTGGTGATTGGAGTGGATCTATTACCTACTATTACTGCATTTCCAAGTCTTCCATAAGACCCAAGACCCCAAGTCCATAAGGTTCCATCAGTTTTGATTGCTGCTGTATGAAAATATCCACTACTTACTTGTTTCCAGTTGGTTCCTCCAGCAAATGTAGTGACTGGAGTTGATACATTGGTTGTTACTGCGTTTCCAAGTTGTCCAGTATTTCCACGACCCCAAGTCCATAGAGTTCCATCGGTTTTAATTGCTACTGTATATTGGTATCCACTACTCACTTGTTTCCAGTTGGTTCCTCCAGCAAATGTGGTGACTGGAGTGGATCTACTGGTTATTGCTGCATTTCCAAGTTGTCCATTAGTTCCACCACCCCAAGTCCATAAGGTTCCATCAGTCTTGATTGCTGCTGTATGATTACCTCCAACACTTACTTGTTTCCAGTTGTTCCCTCCAGCAAATGTGGTGACTGGAGTGGATATAGTACCTGTTGTTACTCCATTTCCAAGTTGTCCACTAGTTCCAATTCCCCAAGTCCATAAAGTTCCATCAGTTTTGATTGCTGCTGTGCAATTACTAGCACCACTAACTTGTTTCCAGTTGGTTCCTCCAGCAAATGTGGTGACTGGAGTGGATATATTGGTTATTGCTGCATTTCCAAGTTGTCCACTAGGTCCAGAACCCCAAGTCCATAAAGTATCTCCAACATATTGGTCAATCAACCAATAATCAGTTACAAAATAGTTTTCTAAGTCACCTTCTGGCGAGAAAAACTGATTAGGCATCTAACTTATTTTCCAGATTTTCAATTCTAATTTGCTGTTCTTTAATTGCTTCAATCAAAAGGCCAACCATATTAGAGTAATTTACTGACTTAATGCCATTACTATTTGTTTCGACAAGTTCTGGGAGTATATTTTCTACTTCTTGCGCAATCAAACCAAGTGAAGGTTTGTTATTATTTACCCAATTGAATGTAACTCCTTGGAGTTTTTTTATAGTTTGAATTGGGGATTCAATTGGTTTTATGTTAGTTTTATGTGTTGCGTCTGATAATGAATTAAAGATATTAGCGAATAGAGTTCCAGTTAGTGGGTTAAATTGTAAGTTAGTTGATGAAACATTTACACTAGTTACGGTTCCGCTAATCGCATCATCAAATATGGGATATCTGATTGCATCACTTGTCGTATCATCAGTGATAGTAAATCCACCATTATTTGCACCTTGGACACCTTGTGCTCCCTGGACACCTTGTGTACCTGTTGCTCCTTGTGCACCTTGTGTACCTGTTGCTCCTTGTGCACCTGTTGCTCCCTGGACACCTTGTGTACCTGTTGCTCCTTGTGCTCCTTGTGCACCTTGTGTACCTGTTGCTCCTTGTGCTCCTTGTGCACCTTGTGTACCTGTTGCTCCTTGTGCTCCTTGTGCACCTTGTGTACCTGTTGCTCCTTGTGCACCTGTTGCTCCCTGGACACCTTGTGTACCTGTTGCTCCTTGTGCTCCTTGTGCACCTTGTGTACCTGTTGCTCCTTGTGCTCCTTGTGCACCTTGTGTACCTGTTGCTCCTTGTGCTCCTTGTGCACCTTGTGTACCTGTTGCTCCTTGTGCACCTGTTGCTCCCTGGACACCTTGTGTACCTGTTGCTCCTTGTGCTCCCTGGACACCTTGTGTACCTGTTGCTCCTTGTGCACCTGTTGCTCCCTGGACACCTTGTGTACCTGTTGCTCCTTGTGCTCCCTGGACACCTTGAGCACCTTGAACTCCTTGTGCGCCTTGAACTCCTTGAGCACCTTGGACACCTTGAAGAGCTTGAGGTCCTTCTGGACCTTGAGCACCTTGGACACCTTGAGCACCTTGGGCACCCTGACGGCCCTGAGCGCCTGTTGCGCCTTGAACTCCTTGTGCTCCTTGTGCTCCTTGAACACCTTGTGCTCCTTGTGGACCTTCAATTCCCTGTGGACCTGTAGCACCTTGAACACCTTGTGCTCCTTGTGGCCCTTGGACTCCTTGAAGAGCTTGAGGTCCTGTAGCACCTTGAACTCCTTGAGCTCCTTGAGCTCCTTGAGCTCCTTGACGACCTTGTGCGCCTTGAGCCCCCACAGCACCCTGGACTCCCTGGGCACCTTGAACTCCTTGAGCACCTGTTGCTCCTTGAATACCTTGAGCACCCTGTACTCCCTGAGCTCCTTGAACACCTTGAGCACCTTGAGCACCTTGTGCGCCTTGAGTCCCCACAGCACCCTGGACTCCCTGGGCACCTTGTGCACCTTGTGCACCTTGGGCACCTTGAACTCCTTGTGCTCCCTGCTCTCCTTGAGGACCAACAATAGTTCCAACATCATTCCAATTAGATCCAGTATATATCCACAAATTTCCAGTATCTGCCGCAATTACACCGTCTCCAATTGATGGAGGATACCAAGAAAAAAGAGTATCATCTGAAGTTAATGTAGTATTTGGACTTGAAGTAGTAACCGATGGGACAGAACCAACTATTGTTACTGAAGTTCCATTTTGTCCTTGTGCTCCTTGAGCACCTTGAGCACCTTGAACTCCTTGGGCACCTTGAACTCCTTGGGCACCTTGAACTCCTTGGGCACCTTGGGCACCTTGGGCACCTTGGGCACCTTGGGCACCTACAGAACCTTGAACTCCTTGGGCACCTTGAACTCCTTGAGAACCCTGGACACCTTGAGAACCCTGGACACCTTGAGGTCCAGTACCACCCTGGACACCTTGAGGTCCAGTAGCACCCTGGATACCTTGGGATCCTTGAATACCTTCAACTCCTTGTGAACCTATGGCACCTTGAACACCTTGTAGACCTGTGGCACCTTGAATTCCTTGAAATCCTTGGATACCTTGAAATCCTTGAGCACCAACAGCACCCTGGACTCCTTGTGCTCCTTGTGGACCTTGAATTCCTTGTGGGCCTGTGGAACCTTGAACTCCTTGAGCACCTTGAAATCCCTGAAGACCTTGACTGCCTAGCGGTTCACCCCAATATGCTGAATTTATACCATTTGATATTAAAACTTGTCCAGCAGACCCAGAACCGCTTTCTGTATATAAAGCCCCACTGAATCTGATATCACCAAGAACATCTAACTCTGATGTAGTTAAGATTCCGCTAATCGATACATTCCCAAGAATATCTAATTTTTCTTTTGGCTGGGTAGATCCAATCCCAACATTAAACCCTGCGTCAGAATTTATAATTATATTTTGTGTAGAGTCATCAACTTGAATAAAATTTGCAAATTGAGATAGTTCTCTATTTATAGACATCTTTACATTGCTTTTATATTTTTATTTAGTTATACTGCAGTAGTGCTTAGATTTCCGGAGTCATCAACGATTAATCTGTATGCAGTTCCATTTGGAGAAGTTAAAATAACTCCATGTGATGTATTTAATCCTACAGATACATCACCACCAATAATAGTCAATTTTGATGTTGCATTTGTTGTTCCTATTCCAACATTAGATGTTGTGTGAATTCCCGAATTATTTGAACTCCAATATGAATAATAATTTATTGTGGATCCCTCACTAGATCCGGATCCAGTGCTAACTGTAGCATATGATAAAATATCAATAACTTCTCCACCAAAACAAGAATTATTTAATATAATGCTTGTTCCATTTGATGCAACATAATCCGACTCAGTTAGTCTGATGCCATTTATATAAACATCCACAAATCCAACATTATAAGATGTAGTAAATTCAGTTTGTCCAACTGTTGCTACTGTTGATATACCAGTTCTTAATGTTGGAAGTTGAAGACTTATGTCAATGGAACTTGATCCAGCTCCAACCCAAGAAGATGGATTTGTCAGAACAAACTCATTGCTGACAAAATTAATATCAGTGACTTGGTTTACACCACCAACAATTACTCCCGCATCACGAACTGTAATAGATCCAGGTATAAAAACTCCATTAGAAATGATATCGGTTTGTTTTGCCCAATATCTATTTCCAGACCCAGTATTATCGGAGACTAAAAAATAAAGATCTGAAATATTTCCAATATATGGGTTTATCCCAACAGAAGAAACCCCAATAATAGGATCTCCTAAATCTGGTTCTGCTTGCTCCAGTCCTAAAAATTGATAACGATCGCTATTAATTCCTGATTGTGGAGTTTTTTTAACTCTACCTGAGACTATTTTTGCCATTTACTTATTGTTTTGCAGTTTCGAGGATACTTAATACAATATTTAATTTACTATCTTCTGTTGCTTGAACTTTGATTACATCATTAGTCTCAAGTGCCAATCTCCCATCTGGAACTAAATTTACACTATCATTAGGTGGGACATAAGCACCATTTGCAAATTTATAATCTTCCGGATTTTCACTTAAACGAGAATGCCAAGCAGTAACTTGTACAGTGCTGTCAGATGTTAAATTTGTAACATGAGCTAGAATGACAATAGCTGCTACACCAACAGGACAAGTATAAATTCCAACTTGACTTGATGTTATGTCTTTGCGAATTGTTTTAAATCTGTTAAGTGCTACTGCTGCCATTTTAATTACCTAATGCGATGATGAGTGGTGTTATTGTGTTTGTTATGCTTTGATCAAATGATCTTCCAGTCAATGTTCCAGTTAATTGATTTACTACTAGACCATCACCAATTCTAAAATTACCTGCTTGATCTGTGCTGGTGTAAACGACCTCTCCTCCATTTAATTTCACAACTTCATTTTCTGGTATTACAACTCCACCAAGAGCAGGTTTTGCAGTATTAATATTATTTCCAGATCCAACCCACTCAAAAGAATGAGAAGATGTAATCTGAAGACTCAATCGATTTAAATAAACAGTGGTTCCAGCACTTACTGTATTATTTAGATTTGTATTGAGAGTAACTGTTGAAATTCCTGCAAAAGGTAAAGTTGCAGATTCAATTGTGTAATATATTGGATATAAATTCAATGATGCCGTTGCAGTTACTCCAGTACCTATAGGTCCTGCAATTGCAATTTGTGGGTTATCGATAAATCTATATTGATTGCCAGTACTAATAATATCAATAGAAGTTACAGACCCATTTTCAATATTTGCAATTGCTTCAGCGCGAATACCATTTGGGCCAGTTGGTTCATCGATTACTACTAATGGAGATTGAGTATAACCAGATCCACCATTAGTTACCTCTATACTTTGTACAGTATAATAAATTTCTCCAAAATGAACAGTTTGCCCATCATAAGGTCTTAGATTTCCGATGCCAGAAACCTCAACAATTGCTTGCTCCAATTCTGCATCAGTGTTTGCAATTCCAGTATAACGATAAATTGACTTAGTATTATAATCACCAACACCATCACTAACTAAACCTTTTGTACCGAAGGAAGAGTTGGAGTTTGTAATATCACATTGACCACCAGAACCAGTAAAGATTGCAATATCGTCACAGATCGTAAAGATAGAAACTAACTGAGAGTAAGCACCATTAGTGATTGAAACACCAATACCACCTTGATTGTATTGAGTGTAAGAGTCAACACTCATTGTACCAGTTACACCAATATCATCTTTATCTCCTGGTTCTGCATCAAATCCATCAACCTTCATTCCAATTGATTTTGGAATGAAGTTGGTGCAGTTTCTAATGTATGGACCTTGTGTAATAGGTCCAACACCAGGAGAATATGGTGGGAATACAACACCACCAGAAACATAAGTATGTGGAATTGTAGAAACTCCAGTATTGACTACAAAAGTAGTTCCTGTTCCAATAACCTGAAGAACTTTAAAATCATATCCAAGATTTCCTGTTGGATAAAGTGTTGTTGTACCTGCTCCACTTGTACAAGAGAATTTTAGATCGTGGAGTTTTACAAACTGACCAACCTTTACAGTAGCACCAGGAGCAGTGATAGTTGTAATGCCTGTTACATTATCATAAGAAGCAGTTGTAACTCCAATTGCACGGTTAACAACAAAACCACCACCAATATAATTATGTGCAATTGTTGAAATTCCAGTATTGATTACAAACGAACCGTCGCTATTAACGGATGTTACATCAAACTCATAACCATAAGCACCTGATGGATATTTTTGAGTTCCAATAGAACCACCAGAAGTACAATTGAATAAAAGATCTCTTACTTCAACAATATCTCCAGCTTTGACTGAGAGTGTTGGGGCAAGAATTGTTGTTGTCCCTGAAGTGTGATCATAAACAGCACTTGTAACACCAATTATAGAATCAGTTCCAAGACCTGCATTTGCGGGGAATGAAGTATTAATTCCAGCACCAAGAACTGTAAGACCATTATCAAGGATGGATGTTACAACACCTACGCAAGAATAGATTGCAGAAACAACATTTGCACAAGATCCAATATCTTCATTAGATCCAGTGGCATCATCTGCCTGCATTGCTAGATCTTTAACCTGACTATAGGTTGACTGATAGTTTCCAGTCCAAGAAACATTATTGATGCAAGATCTTGCGATTCCTGCAGCATAGTTCAGTGCATCAATCGTTGCTGTTTTAACACTATATCCATTTGGATCAGTGCCAGTAATGTGTAATAATGCGCCAGAATCACTATAGTAAGACTTACCTGCACCAACACACTTGAGATTTCCACCTCTTGTAATGTCGTGGATGATTGCCTTCAGTACATCTTTAATATCATCGCTACAATTTACAGGTGCTGTTGGAGTTCCTGATCCATCAACAACAACAAATGCAGGACTCTTATAGTCGGTACTAGTTAAGTATCCAACTGTCTCTGCTGCGATAAAGTCAAGATTATAACGAATCATTCTTGCCGCATCAAAGAAGCGATCTGTTGCAACACCAGCAAGTGGTTGTAGTGAAACAATCGCAGCACCATCACTCATATCAGGACCAATGAAACTCAAGTCCGTGATATGACAACTATTGTTTACATAGAATAAGTCTCTATTTGTATATTTTGGAGTAACTACACAGTTACGAAGTTCTGTACCTTCAACCGCAACTCTCTTGGAAAGATAGATTGGATTTTCCTCAATATAAACACCAGGGAATACCTTAATTGTATCACCAGGAAAAGCAATGGCGGCAGCTGCTTTAATTGTTCTTTTAGAATCATTTTCAGTTAAACCACTATTTGTATCATTGCCATTTTGTGTTACAAAAATTGTCTTACCAATCGGGAAATAAGAATCAATGTTGACAACACCTTTACCTGGATTTTCTGTTGTGGTTAATCGAACTCCAATCCCTGCGGTAATTTGGGTTACAATTCCAGATAATACTTCCCCATTCCCCAAATATGTAAGAGCATTAACGGTATTAGTAGTGACAGTTTCTGCTACTGACACATTTGTAGCGGTAACAAATCCTAAAGTGCTGATTCCAGAAACATTCAATTGAGTTACTGATGCAATTCCACCAACAACATTGATTGCTGTGGTTGAAGTGCCAACAGTGATTTCAGTGCTATTATTCCACGCTGGGGATGATCCTGGACCTCCTGATAATAAAACTTGACCCAATTCTCCGGAAAACTTGTATCTTTGAAAACTAAAAGTTACTGTTGTAAGTCCAGAGTTGGTATGATTTGGAACAATTCCAAGAGAACTTGCACCAATACTAACAATTCTTGTATTATTTTGTATGAATGTTCCTGTTACATAATCACCAACTAAAAGTCCAGAAGTATTAATTCCAGAAATAAAGTCTAGAGATGTTGCTGAAGCGATACCAGTAGTAGATCCAATACTGGTATTGGAAGTTGGGACATAAATTCCACCACTTATTGATAAGTCACCATTAACGGATAAAATATAGTCCGGAGTAGTTGTGCCGATACCAACTTTCTGACCTTCGGTGAAGATCAAATTGTCTGCTACTTCCAGACCATTCTTTACGACAAACGACTTGTTGACACTCATTTGTTCTCCCTAGAGGTTCACTATCCCCTCTTTTTATTTATTTATAATTTAATATACTGTGGTTGTGTGTACAATTGAATTTGTTCCAGGATACACATAAATTGATCCGGCACCATTTCCAGAAAAAGATGCACTTCTAACTGTTATACTAGAACAGTCGAAGGCATATGCTCCATATGCTCCGGTATCACGAATATGTGCTCCATCACCCAATCTTATGCAACCATTGTTAAATGCAAGTAAACCATGCTCATTGATGTTTGTTATAATATCTCTATCGGAATCAATGTTTGCGCTATAGCTAGAAAAACTACCTCCAGTGGATGCTTGTATTCCTCTACCACAATCTGAAACAATAATACTGTAAGCACTAATTAAACTACTATCTGCGAGTATTCCAGTACTATTTCCAGATGGACCATTAAATCCATGAAATGCACAGTTTTCAAGTCTAGCAGATCCTGCCAAACCTCTACTGTCTACAGTAGGACTTGCCACCTGATTTCCCGGAGAACCATTCCAAGTTCCAAAAAATACAATATTAGAAAATCCACCTACACCACCAGTTGCTCCGCCTAAAGCAGATTTCATGTAAAATCCATTATATGAAAAATGAAATCTTGTGGGGTAGTGATTTGCTAGTGTTGTGTAATTTTGTGCTTTTGTTTGTGATGCCAGTGTAGTAGAAGTTGGTCTAGTTCCTACTCTACTTGCACCTACTATTTTAATTTGTCCACCTTGTGGAGGATTTAAAATAAGATATTGATTAATATCACTAGATCCTCTAAAGTAATAGTCTCCAGCAGGAACATTTAGTTCTATAATCACATTTGGATCATATACTCTATTAACTACATCACTATATACTCTTTTAAACAAATCCCCATTTGCTTCATAATCAGTAGTTGATATTGTACCATAACTTGATAAATTAAATGTTACGGTGCTCGCAAAAGTATCATCCGCAATTCTTTCTCTGCTAATATTATTCCTAAAAGAAGAAGTATATTGTGGCATTTTAGGTCTCCTGGATTAGTTTACGATGCGCCAATCATAAGTAGAACCACACCACATCAAAGTAATTGCTTGGCTATCAACATCCATAATAAGTGTATCTCCAGCAGCTCCACCTTGAATTCTATCTACATTATTTGGATCTATTATTATATTATTTTTAAACGCATTTCCAGTATTAGTCTCGCCAGTTCCTATATCAACAATACGAACCCAATCTCCAAGTTGCACTGAAGAACCAATAGGAAGAACTACTGTTCTTACATTGGAAGTATTTAATAATAAAACTTTATTCATATCATTTGCAGTCAAAGTAACATCTGTTGATATTACGGTATCATTATATACAGAAAATCTAGTCCTTCCAGTAATTACACCTTCACATTCAATAGAAGGAACATTAATAATAGGACTATTATTTAAATTGAGATTATCACCAGAAGGTAGTTCTTTGAACCTATTGTCTGTAGAATCAAATATTAATGGATATCTATCAGCCATTTTTAGAGTTTTCTTTTATTTATGTTTAGAAGTCCGGAACACCTGGAGGTAGTATCCACCAGTTTGCGCTAAAATTATTAATACTTGTTGGCGAGAAGAATGAATTTGAAGATTGCCCATAGTACCCAAATCCATATGCACTTGTTGGGGACCAAGAAAGAACAGAATAATCTACACCAAGTCCTATGCCATCAGAAATATTATTTTCATCCCAAGCCAAAGCTAAGAGTTGATATGAATAATTTATATTTTGCCACGCAGTTAAACTATTTTTAAGAGTAATATTATTTGCATTCAGCATTTTGTAAATATTATAATCCGTTGCATTAACAATCCTACTTGTGCTGTTATCAAGAGTTGCGGTTAGTCTATAATTTTGAATTCCACTTGCTGCGAGACTTAAGAAATTCTGCCATCTTGCATCATCAATGCAATTGTTAGTTCCGGGAAGAACTTTTCCAGGTACCTTAGATAGAGTTCTTGGATCCCTATTATCAGTATTTGATAATATGAGGATTCTCCCAGCACTATCAACATAAAAATCTCCACTTATTAGTGGATTATATGGTTCCATGATAGGAGTTACATTTAAAGTATTAAAACTTGTTGTGTATTTTACTAGTCCTTTATAAAGTCTCAAGTCTTGAATATAAAAATCATCTGGGGTAAGTCTTTGGAAATTTGGTATTGCAAAATTATAACCACTGGAGGTCAAATCCATAGCTCTAGTGCCACTCGCCCAATTGATTCCATTGACCCAAATTCTAAAAGTACTTCCAGTTCTTGTCAGTGCGATATGATTCCAAGTATTATTTGATAAAACTTGTGATGAAGTTTCGCATATTGTCTGAACAACTCCATTTGCATCAGGATATCCAAGTAAAAGACCACGCCTAAATTGTGAGATATTAGGCCAATTATCACCTTTTACAAATAGTTGGAAAAAGTAATCGTTTGCATTTCTACTATCAATATATGAAGGATAGAATACTGACATTCCAACCTCGCCCCCAAAATTAAGTCCACTAAACCACATCCACATTTCTACAGTAAAATCATCAAATCCAAGAACTTGAGTTTGATTGGTATTAATTCTGAGTTGAGTTACTTCAAAAGTTCTAGTAGTTGTTCCTTTTGCTAATTTATAAGATCCAATATTGCCATAAGATCTACTTCTTTCTATTGATATTGCTGGACTAGTTCTCCCCGGAATAGTTCCAATAACCGTTGATGCACGAAGTCCTCCATTTAAAGAATTTTTAATTCTCACCTCAGGACTCATATCCTGTACTTGATTTATAGTGTTGAATGGAATTGAGTATATTAGTTGACCTGCATTTGGATCATTGTTTGCTGATATAGTTCTAGTTTTAACCTTCCAATTTGCTAAAGTATCTTCTAATTTTACCGTTATAGTTTTTTCTTCAAGCCAATTTGAAGTGGTATTCAATTTTAGTTGAAGAGTATCTCCATTTCTTATTGTAGTAGATGTTACAAACGCACCTCCATTAACTGACAATAATCCATCAATAGAAGTTATAGAAATATTAAAATCAATATTGTTAGAAAGACCTCCAATTGTTAAAACTTCGCTTAAAATTTCTGCATTCAATTCAGAACTTGGTAGATCTGTAAATGATAAATTGGATGGAACATTGTCTACAGTTCTAACATTCCAAGAAGTAGTACTTTGGATATCAGGTGACACATCAAGAGATATTCTTATTACTACAGTTTTTTGCGTGAAACTTAAATTAGATGAAGTCACTTTTAATCTTAAAATATCTCCATTTTTTACTATTGTAGAATTTACAAATTCTCCATAATTTACGCTAAGTAATCCTTCATTTGAAGTTATTTCTGCGGTGTAACTAAACGCATCAGTAAGTCCCTGTACTGTATATGTGTCACTTATTACTTCAGTAGAAAATCTTACATCAGTCACATCAGTGAAGAGCAAATTCTCCGCTTTTCCACCTTTTTTAGTTTTTACTATCCAAGTAAAATCTTTTTTGCCTATTGTAATTGTTGTAGAATATGTTTTATCATAATATTCAAGTCCAACTTCAGATCCCTGAAAAGTTCTATTGTCAAATTGAGAAGATCCCTGCGGATTAAAAGTTATATCACCATCACGCGATCCAACTGTAATATTACTACTTAATGAAATGTTATATGAAGTGGGAGATCTATCAACTACAGTTAAATTAGTTTCTAAAATATTAGGAGGAACACCGAATATACGAAGACCTACAGTATTTCCATTTCTTACATAAGAAGGTAATGTGCTGTAATCGAGTTCTGGAAATGTTGTATCAAATGTAGTGGCAGTTTGATCTAATGTAATTTTGTCATTATCGAATGTCTTAAAAAAACTCACATTACCAACAAAGTATTCGCCATCACCTGTGATTGAAATTGGAACTTTGTAGTTTATATCTTCAACAAATTTTAATAGAGTTGTGTAAGTTTGACCTGGTTCCGCATCAATCAAATCTCCAAAATTTATATCAAATGGATAATTATCATAAGTACCTCTAAAAGAGTACTCAGATGCGTTACCAATTGCTCCTAGTAATGGCATTTTACTTTATTGCTGTGTATACTGAGACAATGATCTTAGAACTGTAAATCTATCATTAATAGTTCCTGCATTTGATTTTTTCACAATGACATAAGTATACATATCAATTCCACTTGAGTTTCCTTCAGTAATTGCAAGATCTCCATATTCAAATATATTTACTGGCGAACTGTCAATTTGAACAGTTGTATTGTAGAATGCAGTTCCACCTTGTGTTGTCATAACTGCAACAGTTAGTGTTTCGCCCACATTCATGAATGAATCAAGAGATTCTACATTACTGGATCTAAAATTAATAGTCCAATTTCCTGTTGCAGAAGAAGTGTAATAATAAACATTATTATCACTCAAGTCTATATTTACTGTAGAGACAGTACCCAAAACAGTGGTAGAATCTACTGTAATTCTTTCAATAATTTCACCAACATTAAGAATTCCTTTAATATTAGTAGATCCAGTAACTTCTAGTTTGAAGTCTGCACTTGCCTGAGTTGTTCCAATACCAACATTGACTGAAGTATGAATACCTGTTGGTGAAGTTTTCCACACAGGATCCAAACCGCTCAGTCCAGATCCATCGCCAAAGTATGTTCCATAATGAGTGCCAGTCCAAACCCCAACATAGTGTCCATCATTATTCTGAATCGGTCCAAACTTTCTCCATTGATTATTTGAAGTGTAAACCCAACCAAGATAACCACCATCGTCTGGACTTGAATAATATTCAACATCCCCATTATTACCGAAATCAGTTGGTGTAGAAATTCCTACAGTATACTTTCTAGAAATTACTGCATCACCTTGAAGATATAAAGAGTTTGCTTCAACGCCACGAGATGAATTAGAAGTGATCTTATCATTAAAGATTACTGGACCATTGAATTCGGAAACATTATTGCCGCCCTTACCACCTTCAACTTTAATTGATCTAGTTACACTTACATTTTCGGTATTGACAATATTGATTGCAGCTGCAGTTCCAGTTTCAACAAAAATCTCTTCACCCCGAATAGATGGAACTGGAGCATCAAATACATCCTCTTGGCCTGTTGCAGAACTTACTCTCTTATTGCCAATATAGAAATCTCCATCATTATTCATTCCAGTGTAGACATTTATACCACCATCAGATTTAAATGATTGTGATAGTAGTTCTTCTTGCTCGGTGATTTGTCTGTCTTGACGATCAGGGAATGCATTAGAATAGTTACCTGGACCGAATCCAACATATTCAAAAGTATGTCCAGATGCACGAAGAATAGAGTGTCTACGGAATTCAACAGGATATGCATGTACTTTTCTTACTACGGATCCAGATGTATGAGCAGAACTACGAGTTCCTAGCAATCCTCTGAAGACAGAAACTGGATTGCCATTAACAGTTTCACGAATTCTCATAATTTCATCATCAATTTGAATATAATCACCGATCTTAAGACCAGTCGAATCAATTGATGAAATTGAGATCGTAGTACCAGTAGTCGTAATGCCAGCAGTTATTGTAGAACTAACTCCACCATACTGCTCTACCAATCTTTGTTCCTCTCTTCCTGTATTCTCTCCCTCCTTAGAAGTATATCCATAAGGATGAACAATAATAGTTCCTGTTGTTGCGGGAGAGGAATTTGAAATCCCAATATTTAGATTGATTGAAGTAATTGAATTAACTTTCGATACCAAGAAATTTCCATTATATAAGGAACTATTTGCTCCTGATACTTTTACTTTATCTTGGGCGGAAAAACCGTGAGCAGAACCAAAAGTTACTGTTGCAATTCCAGAGATATTATTGTAAGTGAATGATGTTGCAGTAACAGATTTACCAGTTAAATATGCATTAGAATTTGATGTTATGGTTGCGCCAACTCCACTTGTCGATGGAGATGTAATTGAACCTGCGGAAGCAACTTGGATAGATCTAGTGCTAGAAATACCAGTTATTCTATACAAATCATTATATTGTTTGTAATTGTCACCCGAAATGCCAGTTAGTTCAATAACTTCATTAGTATGATTATAAATTGAGGTAACAGTCACTGTAGCAACAGTATGTCCAGATGTTGTCGCAACTCCCACAACTGATAATACATTGCCAACTTGGTATGCGCTACCACCATCCATTACCTCAATATTGGTAATTTGACCTGATGAGTTAATCTTAATAACTGCAGATGCACCTCGACCAGAACCACCGATTAACTGCGCATTATATAAAGTTTCTATTGCACCAGTTGTTCCATATGCAGATCCTGCATTGGTAATAGAAAGGTCAGTAATTGGATTCAATCCGTGATCTATATTAGTGTGGAAAGTATGTGCAGTTCCAGCAGAATTACTAACAATATTAGTTAAACCAAATCCAACTTTGTTTTCAAATAAGAAGTTTTCAAGAGTCTCTTTAGTGATACTCTTTTGGGGGTCATTTATAACAACTTGACCTATTGGATCAGGAAGCGCATATGATTGAGATGCCTCTGGATCAGAAATTACATTATCTCTATCAAGTTGTGGATAAAGATATTGAACTGGTTGCGATAGTCTTAAGTGATCAAACGGTGCTATTGTTGGATTATTTGAGGAATTAATTACTGAAACATGATAAATTCCATCTTGTTGATTTTGAAGATACTCCTGAACTTGTTCTGTTCTGTATACAACATAAGTTCCAGGAAGTTTCTTTCGATTGAAATAAGGAAGTGAAGTATTTCTAACAGAAGTATTATCCAAGAAAGTTCCTGGATTATTTGTTAAAGAATATGAAAACTCTCTTCTACTTGGAATTGAAGTTACTACATAAGTTCCATTGTAACCAGAGGTAGAAAGTCCAGAGACATTGTTTGAGCTTAGGATATTTACAATTTCAACTTGTGAACCAACAGAAAGATTATGTGGAAGCTCAGTTTGAATTGTAGCAACAGAACCTACCCAAGAAGCATTAGAAATAAATCTCGTCTTCTTAAGTTCTGTTGAGTTTGAAAGTGTTTTTGTTGTATTATCTGGGCTATATTGATAATTGATTTCAGTATCATCTAATGGTAGAGATGTAGAATCTTGAATGATAAATCCATCAAGAGGTGGTCTTGCCTTAATTGTAGTATCTCTTGGAATAACATATCTAAACTTGTATAAAGTATCTTCATAATTTCTATTATCTGGAGTTCGAGTAATATAAGTTCTAGAACTTACTCTAATTCCAGATGCCAGAATAGCATTATAAATCCCATTACCTTGATTAACCTTCAAATACCACTGACCATTAGCAGAGTCATATTGAATTGGATGGCCAATATCACCAGGAGACTTGTCCGAAACTCTACTTACAACTTTAAGATTTGAAGTTTTTGCTGTGAGAATGTTAATCGCATAAGAAGAAAGACTACCATTCTCCGCATCATTTAATGAAGATGCAAGGCGAACTTGAGTGCTTCCAATTCCTGTTGCAGTAGCATTAGTAATTACATAATAAACTGAATTGTGATCGAGACCATCAGGAATTTCTCCAGTATCACTAATAATTCTTACAGTCTCACCATTAATAAAATTGTGAGGTGCAGTAAGAGTAATTGTATTTGCCGATATATTATTAGTTACTCCATTTGCAAGTTTTGCGACATCATATTCTTTTTGGTAAGTAATCCCATCAGATCCATCCATTACGATGGTCGCAGAATATGTTGTAGATATTCCAGAACTTGAAAGGATTAAGTTAAGTTGATCGTTTTGTTTTGCACCAATTCTATAACCATCGATAACACCAATTGGTCTAGAATTTTCATTAGTTTGATTATAAAGATAAAGTCTAGAACTATTTCCGACACTTACAGTTTTAGCAACATCAATTGAATCAAATTCAATTGTTATATTAGATGAAGTAATCTCTTTTGGTGGTACGATGTGACTAATATAACCTAGATCATCACGAATGAATTTATCGTCTCTAAATCCTTTTGATAAGAGAGACTTTGCGCCAAAGTTTGAGTTAGAATTAGTGATGGACATATCACCACCACTATCTGCTTCAAAGTGTTGTGAATATCCAATCGCAAAGATAGATACGCATTGAATAAATGCATTATTACTTGCTTTAATATGATATGACTCATATGATGGTTTATATCTAGCAAGAGAATCAGAGTAGATATTTGCTACATTTGTGGTATCAATGTATTTTCCAGTTGTTGGATCATACTTTACAAAAGCATTGTTGTCCTTTTGGAGAGAGATGCCCGTGAACTGAGCAACAACCATACTCTTAAATCCAGTCACAGAATTACCATCTGCGTGCATTCCACAGAGTCCGTAAACAGATCGCAATGAACAGTTGAAGATATATGGTGATGCTGATGTAACAGTATCTACTACAATGTTAAGTGTTCCTTGTCCAAAAACAGAATCAATGCCAGTTGGTGGTGGATTTGATGTTGCATATTTGATTTCAGTATCGCTTACAACTTCCTTAACTACATACTGACCATTAAAGGTGCTAATGCCAACACTATTGATACGAATTGGAGTATCAACATCAAGCCCAGTAACCTCTTGCGCTAATGTTACGGTAATTTCTGTTCTATCTCCACCACCTACTCCATCTCCAGCACGGATACTTGAGATTCCAACTTCTTCGCCACGAGATCCAACAATACGATACTCATCAATTTTTGATTCAATGTCAACTACTGAGGGATAATCTGGTGATATTGATCTACCGCTTGAATTGCCATAAGCAAGACCAATCTTTTCATAGTAAATGTCTAGATCAGTTCTATCTGTAGAATAAGTGTTAAATGCATCGTCAATTTCTACTGCATTTGCGCCATCTGCATATTCAAATGCAGTGAGTTTATTATGTGAAAAATTTGGAACAAATGTATTGTTTGTATAGTCTTTATAACAAACTCCATTTGGATTTGCGTCAAAAATTGACATCTGCCAAAGATAGCAAGCACCTGTCAATCTTAAAATTGCAGATCTTCCAATATTATCATTCTCTGGGTCAGGAACATACTTTGGACGAATCTTTGTCTTACGAAGATCATATCCCACAACAGAAGTTCCTCTTGGAACTATTACACCACCGTGAACAGAATTAAACTTATAAAGAGCATTATTATCTGCATTTATATCAAAGTTTGTCTGTAAGTCAAACTCATAAAAATCACTTGAAGTTGTTCCATCTCTCTTGAGGAAAGTAGAACCTGTGATCGGGATCCAGCCCGGTCTATTATCAATTAAGTGTTCACCTGGATATAGAAGAATTGTTGTGTTGCCAAACTTGTCATTATTTGGACCAGGAAGATATGAGAATCTTGCAGCTTCGATCAGCGCACGCTGTAGAGTCTTAAATGGTCTTGCAGCACTAGTTCCATCATTTTCGATGGAATCGGTGGAGTCTAGTGCGTTGGGATCGACATATATGATATTTCCTCTGACGCTACGAAGAAAATTTGATAATCTGGATAGCCCCATCTTATTATCGCTAAAGTTCTTTATTACCTATTTAGCGATAATAAGTCCTCAATCATAAGAACAAAACATAGAAATTAAAACAAATAAAAATAAAAGAATTAAACAAATTTCTAATGAGTTGATCATAAGAAAAAAAGCTCTAGGACTATCTATAGTCTCGTAGAGCTTTAATGTTTACTTTTGTTTTGATTTCGCCATAGATTGAACTATATTTTCTATGTCTGACATTGCATCATGTAAATTAGGTTGTTGTCCAGATTCTTGTTTTACAACTGGTCGAGAACTATCTGTTACAGTGTATCTCCATTGTCCCATTTCTGGACACAACCATAAATTAATTTTCATTTTTGAAGTGCTCAAGCTCTATCCAATTCCGAAGAGTTTGAAATGCACTAATGGAAGCATCTGTGCAATTATCATCTTTGAGTTTTTGAATATAATATTCAAATGCTTCAATTGCCATTTCTCGGTCTTTTTGTGAAATTAATGACATATTAATCGATAGGTAACATTTCTGGATTTGATAGTTCCAATTCAAACATAAGAGGATGACACTCCTCCAAAATTAAATATTGTGAAGAACGGTGTAAATCTTCTGGTTCGTATCGCCTTTCATTATCAGCTAATTTTATGAGTTCCAAATCTTTTATGGAGTCATCTTCTAGTTCATCAAAAGTAAATGGAACTTGATTGATGAAATACATAAGAACGATTTGTGTCCCTTTATTGTACCAGACATAAGATGCATCAATTCTGTATTCCATCAGATGTCTCCTATTACTTGATATTATTTAGAAATTATTATTTACTGGATGATATTTCAAATATTCAAAAAAAGTTAGTTTCATTTCTTTGGTTGACATTCCACAATGTTTAGCTGCAATTGGGAGATTCCATTTTGCATGAAATAAATTTTCGTTCGCTTCGTTTACATTTTCTGGTGTCGTTTTCGCCCTCTCTTCTTTCAGTAATTTGTAGTTAATTTGATATGGGTTCATTTTTAAAAAATATAAGACAAGAAAATTTAATGGGATTATTTTTATTAAAAATGAAATTTAAAGTGGATTTGTATATGAGAGTGTTTCTTCATCCACAGTAGCACGAACAAAGTCTAACACATTCATAAATTCTTCTACAGTATCACAGGTCACTTGTTTCTCCGATCCCTCACTGGAGTACAGATACACTGTACGCTTGATAGGATCCACCACGCAGCTTGAAAGGTACTCGTCTTGCATTTTATTGATTTTTGATTACCTAGGTATCATAGCACGGTGCGGTGCTGGTGTCAAGCAAATTTCTGCTTTCAAACATCAAACCAAATATTTAACAATAACAATTCCACTCCCACCATTATTTACATCTGTTGGTAATCCATATGTACTTCCTCCTCCACCTCCACCAGTATTTGTAACGCCAGGTTGAATTAAAGAAAGATTAGTTGAAACAGGATTTATTCCTTGCAAACAAGAATTACCTCCTCCACCTACTCCACCAAGTCCTTGAGAAGACCATCCCATTCCACCTCCACCTCCTCCAAAATATCGTCTATTGGAATCTGGTCCTGATGTTCCGACAGATGATGGATAGTATAAAAGACCTTTTCCAGATCCTCCAGCACCTCCAGAAGAACTACTTGGAGCTGATGAACCATTTGACCCAGAACCACCACCACCACCTGCAGAAAACCGAGAGTCGAATGTAAATGAACCAGAACCTCCAGAATAACCTTGTGGAGGAGATACTGATGGAACATTTCCCAAACCACCTCCTGATGCTTGTCTAAAGGCAGCGCCGCCTCCGCCGCCGCTTCCTCCACTACTACCACTAGTAGAAGTTCTTGCTGTTGAATCTGATTTATTAAGTGATCCACCGCCGCCACCACCAGCAGCAGTTACAAAAGAACCAAAAGATGATGATTGTCCATTTGTTCCTTGTCCAGGATTTGATAGTCCACCAGCTCCTCCATTTCCAACTACAATTGGAATTCTAACCTTTCCTTCTGGACACAATACTGGTGTTTGATAGACCGTTTCTATGACACCGCCGCCACCGCCGCCGCCACCACAATCTCTACCGCCGCCACCACCACCACCAACAACTAATGTGGTAATAGTTTGAGGAAAATTCGATCCCAAAAAATTAATATTAAAAGTGCCTGAAGAAGTAAAAATGTGAACCTTCCAACTTAATCCCAAATTATCAGTAAAATTTCCTACAGATTGTCCTCCGGTTGCAGAAAATCTGGAAGAACTAGAAATACCAAAACGATTTGTTATTGAAGTAAGAGAATTAAAAATAGGTGACATAAATTAATACCTTTGGTAGCCACCACTTACATTTGACAGTATTTTATAGTTAGTTGTTGTTGCTGCAGAACCAACAGTGTTAATTGCAGTGAAATTAAAGAAGTCATATCCAGAAGTATTACCTGTTGCAACAATTCCAAAAAGATATGCGATATGTGTTTGAACTCCAACTGCAGCATTAGCACCAAATGCAACACCATTTAATGTAACACTTGTACATGCATATGCTGTCGTTCCTTGATTTACAATTACCGAGAACGAAAGTATACGATTATCAAAAGAACTATCTGTTGGAATATTTACAACATTTAATTTAATGGGTCCAGTTGGATTTGAACAAATTGCTACATTTCCTCCACCACTATCATATGAGAGTGTTATATCATTTCCATCAAATATTGTTACTTTATCCGATGCAGAAGATAGTCTTAGATCGGTAACAGAAGTAATTCCAGAAACTAAACCATTAAAAATAGATACTCCACTGGTATTAATTGTTTCAATAGAACTATAAAGTTCCTGAAAATTACTATTAATCTTTACCGCGCCTGTTAATAGATCGTCGCCGGTTCCATCATTTGGTACTGATCCAGTAGATATTCCTTGATATGCCATTTCTTAATACTTTTTAGTTATTTAGTTTCAGCAAGAATAAGATAGTAGCACTCAATGGGAAAGTTACTATAAGACTGCAGACGAACTTCTTTAATATCAACAGTTTTAACAACAATATCTTGGGATGCACCACAAGCAGTTAGAGAAATTGTAATGGTCTTTGGATTTACAGTTTCTTCCCATTCCTCTGGTAGTTTAATAACAGTGTCATTAAATACTTTTCCTCTTGCAATCACAAGATTTTCTGTATCAGTATAAAGTGTATTTTTCATAAGATCACAAGCAAGTTGTAGTTCCGTCTATACTTTGTTCGGTTTCTTCTATATATGCTTCAAGTTTCTCATATTCATCAACTCGATCACTTTCTCCACCAATTGATTGACGAAGACCCCATATTTTTAATGAATATTCCGATCTTTCTTTTCTTAATGCATTTGCTGCATCAACTTTTGATTGTATACAATTAGATCCAGAAGAAAGCTTTGCTTCAGCAACATCTCTTGCCGAAATAGAAGATGTTAATGTATTTTCAATTGCAGTGCATCCACCTGGAGGACTAATTGCAGAATAAAGACCAGTCAATACTGGTGTTGTTATAGTTGTCCCTTCTGATTGAGGAATTCCTAAGACAGAAGGTGCAACAGTAAATCCAACAATATTATAAATTCTACCAGCACCAACTTTTGGTTCTTTAATTTTTTCTCCTTTCTTTTCAATTCCTTCCAACTCAGGTTTCCAACTTTGTGTTGCAGGAGGTTTTGCGCTGTTATCATATTCAATGAATGTGCCAATACCAATTGTACTCGAATTCATAATTCCAATTGTCTGTGGAGAAAATGGATTCCTAGTAAATTTAACTTGATATTTAAATCTGGTTTTTCTTTGATCAAATGTGTCAGGATCAGTTACAACAGTAAATTCTGTATAGGACCCATCACTTTCTGGCAAAGAAGAAAATCCAACTGTAAAATTTTCTAATATAATTGTATTTGTATCAAAAGAAGTAGTTGCGATACCAACAACTTCCTCCATTACAATTGTAGATATTCCGGTAACTGTTGTAGTGCCAAATCCAACTATTTTATTACTGGTCCCAGGAAAAACACCATTTTTTGATGATGTAATTAAATTCCCAATGTCAAAAGTAGATATAAGTTCTTCCGATGATTGTGACATAACTGCAAGTATAGTTGATGCTGTTCCAACTACACCAATAAAACTTCCAATAGTAGTGTCGCCAATATCTTTCATATATGGTTCATCATAATATTTAATTGCATGTAAATTATCACCTTGAATTCCAGGAATTTCAATTACACCATCTGCATATGTTGTAATTCCACCAGAAGAATCCAAAAAAGCAACAGAAGATCCATATCCAGTAATGGATAACTTAGTGACAACCAAAGAATAATCTCCAGTGCTTGTATTAAATCCAACAACTCTCCAAAATAAATCAGTTCTACAATTACTGTCAATACGATCTTGATATGCAGACTGAACTCCAACTAAAGTATTATTGACAATTGTTATATCACCAAGTAAATCTGAGTCTATTGATTTAACAGCATTATCATAATCCTCTTTAAGAGCATCGGTAAGTAATATTTCTTCCTTATAGTATTCAATATTACTTAATTTTCGTTCTTTCTTTTGAGCAATATCTTTTTTAACTTTGTCAGTTAGTGCCACTTTGTTTACCTCTCATTTCAGTTCCTTCATATTCAACTTCCAAGTCTGGAACATCTTTTCTTTTCCCATAAACAACATAACTACAATTTATTGAACCACCCGAATTGTTCTGAATAATCACTTTAGTTCCCCACTCAATTGCTTTTACAAATAATTCTTGGTAACAACCATGTGGAGTTAGATTAACTGTAATTGTCTCTGAATCAACAAGACCTCTCCAGTATTCTGGGAGTTCTATCGTCGTACTATCTATAAGTTTTCCTCTATAGTAAACACCAATTTCAGGACCTTCTAAACAAGTATGTACTAACCGGTGGTTTGGTTTTGTTGGGTGTGGTATATCAAACTGCTTAAACGGAGCAGCAACATTTGCGAATGTGCCAAGTTCAGCTTTACATATATCAGTTTTAAGTAGTCCATTTACAGTCACTATTCCATTAAAAACTTTAGCATCTGACCTTGCTTCTGCACCAATTGCTGCTTTTGCTGCAGTAATTACTTCTGCCCCAGTTAAAGTCTTTGATCCAGTCCAGGTTAATATCCCATATCCATTAGTACTTGGGGAAGAAATAACAATAGATGTTTGATTTGAAATACTAATTACCAAAGAGTTTATGTTTATTCCAACTGGACCAGCAATGTCCCCCAACATCACATCAATAGGAGTTGGCGGTAAAGTTTTGGAAGAGACCTTAAAGATAGATGGTGGTGGTGGCGTAAGTGCATCAACATTAACACAGCGAGCAACCATCAAGTTTGCTTCTGCAGTAGGATATGTTAAAGGATTACCAACAATCATTGGTCCTTCAATGTATGCAGATCCTCTAATTTCAGTTGGACCTATACCAAGTCCAACAGGATCTCCACATCCAACAAATAATCTTTTTTCTACATATAAGTCTGGCGTTTTCAAATTATCATCCTCCCAATTTACTTCTCAAAATTTGTAATGTTTCATTTAATGTATTAGATGAACAAGGTTTTGTTGCTCTTTTGGGAACTCCTGCCAATGCAGTTGATGCGCCATCCGCAAAATCTATAAGACCCCCATAGCAATTTAATATTGTTTGGCCTAATATGTTTACAGTGTCTTCTGAAACAATTTTTACCGCTGTACTTCCTTTTACATTAACATAAGGTGCTTCTATATTGACCTTTTCGTTTGCCGAAAGAGTAATAGATCCAGTGCTTCCATTATATCCAGTTGCAATTAGTTCAATATCTCTTGCCCAGATTTTTACCTTTGCATTGGGTGCGCCAAGCCATAAATCACCATCTACAGATTCAAAAAATATTCCACAGTTTTCAGGTTGAGCATTTGGTAAAGGAATACCAGACACTGATTTTCCACTATTTACAGTATCACCTGCCTTGACATGAAAGGTTCCAGTAGAACGACAAACCGTTCCATTTTTTCTATGAGGTGCTCCAGTTGAACACATTTCAATATAATGATTTGACTCATATCCACTTCTTACAATAAAAGAATCAAGTTCATTGTTCTCAGTAATATGTCCAAATTTTATTTCTCCATCTTTATTACCATATCTTATGGTATCGTAATTTTGTGGTTTAGACATTATTGAGGAACTCTAAAGAAATTTACATCAGGTGCTTTGCCAACACAATCAACAACAGAAATAATTTGATCCTGTATTCCAGGTTCTTTGAATTGATCTGCAGATACTCTATCTATACAGAATCTTGGAGTGAGTTTTGCATTGAATCCTGTTTCACTTTCAATGTAAATATTTGGAACTTCTTTAAATCCTTCTCCAACAGATGTAATTCTAACTCTTTCTAGAGTTCCAAATGCACCAAAGGTAGGAACTGCCACCGCACCATTTGAAGGTTCTATTACGATCTTATCTGTTTCTGTATAATTAAATCCAGAGTTTGCAATCTCAAGACCACAGAGATAAAGAATAACTGGATACTTACCATCATCAAATCCAGGATAATCTCCTCTAACAAAGTCACTTGGTGCTTGTGTTGGTGCAGTTATCGTTCCTTGTGTATTTACTATTTGATATTTTCCTCCTATAATAGTCTCATTTCCTAGTTCTTCTGTTGTTCCATTAGGAAGTCTAACAGAATCTCCAGGAAATATTTCTATATTTTCCCCAGGAACATAAGGTCTGTCATATGTTCCATCTTCTCGTTGTACTGTTGTTTGGCCCTTTTCTGCCCAGACTCTTCCATCTCCACCAAGATCTCCATTAGGCGCTGACAAATATCCACTCCCATTATCATCCATAATTACCCCAACAACTCCAATAGTAGTTTCTCCTTCAGTTGGTGTTGGTGTAGGTGTAGGAGTTTGTGTTGGTGTAAGAGTTTGTGTTGATTCTACATTTAATGTAGGCAATACACCTGATGTCAATGGATCATTAACTCTTCCAAGAACTGCTCTACCAACGGCACCTTTACCCTTACCACAGGGATCGACAAATCTAACAAAAGGTGCTGAGGTATAACTTGAACCAGGAAGTGTTATATCAACTCCCATAATTTCTCCAGCAGCACTTATAATTGCATTTCCTGCAGCACCAGATCCACCTCCACCAAAAAATTCAACTGTAGGAGGTCCACAAAAAATCGCACCAACATTACAAGGATTATTAAAGACATCTGAAAAATCCAAATCAAAATCAAAATTATCCGGATTTACCGATTGTGTGACATTAGAAGCAAAAGTTTTTACTTTATTGAACAGAGAATTTATATCTAAATTTAATCCTTGTCCTGGGCCATCATAGATACTCCATTCTTTGATTTTAGAACAGTTTGGTGGATCATCACAAGATAAGAATGTAAGAATATCTTTAACTATTTGTAGAACATCTCCAACCAGATCAGCGGCACCCAAAATTGCATTTACTGGTGCCATAATTGCATCAAGTGCAGAACTAATCAGTCCGGTAAGTTTTCCGATAAGTCCTGCAAGAATATTTTCAGCAGCACATAAAGGAACATTTATAAAACGATCAACAGCACTCAATAAAAACTTAGTCAACATTGAAATCAGTTGACTAATAATTTTTCTTATAAGACAATTAAACAAATTTTTTGATTTTTCAAGTGCCTCTTTTCCTTTTTGTCTTTGATATGGAAAAAGAAAATAGTATAGTTCCTTTGCAGCTCCCTCTATGTTTTGATCTATTCTTTCCTTTATTTTATTAATAAAATTTTTAAACCAACCAGATATACGCTGTGCAGCATTTTGAACCTTATATTGAATATATTCTTGCAGTCCAAACTTTTGACCATTCTCGCTGATTAATTCGTTTGTAAGTTTATATCTCCAATCATTGATTTCTTTTTTAACTCTCTCAATATCTTGGATTAAATTTTTTATTGTAAGAGCAACTCCAGTTAATTCTATTGGTTCGCAAGTTGATGTTGTTGGTATAGGTGTTAATCTCTCTTGGTCTCTGGATTGTGCATCGTCTTCAATATTTGTTTGTTTATCCGCTACCGCAGATTCAATGGTTGGTGATGTTTTCCCATCAGCAGATTTTGGAACACCAGTAGGATCTACTGGAACAGAATATAGTGGAGTTGTTGATAATCCTCTTAGTGGATCAAATCCATTCTTTTGTTTTGCATTCAAATAAGTTTGACTATTATTACCAATACACCCAATAATAAGAGGTTCATTACCTTCACTGTCTTTGTAAACTCCAAAAACAACAGAACCTTGTCTTAGATTTGATGTTTGATAACTTGCACCATGTCCTGTTCCAGCAGTGACTGGATACATAACCTCACATAACTCAAGTTTATCATCAGGTAACTTGTTTTTATTTTGAGTATGTTTACCAACAATTCTAACCTTATATCTTGCTCCCCAACCAGGAAGTTGATCAATTGAAGACCACTTCTCAGCTAATTGATTTCCTTTCCAAGATACATCATCTACAATAATTCCCGTCCACCACCTAACATCATCTCCAATTTTTTGAGTGTCGAAAAGATTATTTGTCATCTTTTAAATGGTTTCCTACCATAAGAATCTCTCACTAAAGTGAGTTGTGTATATGTACCATCACGAGGATCCAATTGTTGGGTGAGATTTGCAATCATATAAATTCCACTATTCTTACCACTTACTACTTGAGTTCTATCGGAACTTAATTCTGGAAAATCACAATAAATCAAATCACCAGCACGATGAGAGTAGTCTCCTGCTATTACAATATTTAACACAATTGTGAAAAGTTGATTATAGCGACTTGCCGCCTGAGCGGCAATAAATTCTACATTATAATCTTTCTTTTTGGATTTTTCTTTATCAATTGGCTGTTTAATTCCATAAGGTTGCATCTTACTGATGATTCTTGTTGGCTTTCCAATAATATCATCTGGTAAAGATGGGAGGTTAAATCCAGCAAGATTCACTCCTTTTGCTCCTTCACTTTGGGCTAAAAATTCTTTTTCTGTGTACGCAGTATCAAAATAATTATAAGTTTTCACCTGAGATCCCCAAGCACCAATTGCCATTTTTTGTTGGACATCAATGTTAATCACTGGAGTTGCTTGTAAGATTTTGCCATCATATCCAACAGGTAATTCTGTAGTATTGTTGTAAATGTATTTTTTATATTCATTTCTTTCGTCGAGTAGCTTTTCGATCGATCTAAATTGAAATCCATCATAAGTTTCAAAGAAGAAAAATCCTGCAGATGTTTCAGTTCCACCCTCTGGTATGCATCTTTTACCTAAAGAAGTGCATTTATAAAATGGTTTCTCAATATGGGCATTAAAAGGATATTCATTTTCAGTGACTTCAATGTTAAGATCTTTAGGAGTCTTTAAGAAATCTTTAAGTATTCTATAAACAGAGTCTGATATTTTTCCTTCAAATGATTCGTCAACTCTAGTTTCTGCAAGTTCATTTTTAAAAAATTCGTTGGTAACTAGATCAATCACAAAAACCATATTCTGCGTGTGCTCTATTTTATTTCTGATTCTTCCTATGCGAAATACTTTCTCGTCTGAAAATCTTAGTTGATTTCCATATCCATCTTCAATATGAAGTTCAACCTTTTCTCCACCAGATAAATCGAGTCCCTCAATTAAACCAACATATTTTCCATCGCCCTCAATTGAATATCCAGTATCGGCAATGGTTGCGGTTGCTTTGATTTGATTTTCAAGAATACTTTCGTAATAATATAAGTTTACGAAAAGACCTTCCTTCTGCGTGATATCCGCAAACTTTCCATTACGATTCGAATGGATCCTGAATTTTGTAACATTAAAGTTCGTTACTGCCTGATTATATAATCCCATTATGCGTTGGCTAATGTTGCTTGAGTTTGATTAACTGATTGTGTGCTTGCTATATTATTTACTATACCACCACCAGTTGGAACTGGAGTTAGTTGCGGTGTGGAAATTAGTTGCCTAGCTATTATAGTTTCTTTGATTCCCCCATAAATAATTTCTTGGTTTAATCCAGAAGCACTGTTTGGTAAGGTTGATGGTGCTAGTGATGCCTTTTCATATTGTCCAGTTTTCGGATTTAATTTTAATCCAGAATGTCTTTTAAGATCCAAAGATGGTCTAGTTAGATTAGTTCTAACCTGAGCAGGTGGTGGCGATGATGGACGAGTATCTGGTTTCGGAGTTGGGGTTGGCCGATTACTAAGATTACTTCCAGTTTTTGCGGAATTAATAATTTCTCTTGATAATCCTTGCCATCTTGAATATTTTACATTTTTATTAGGTTCATAAAAATCTATACTAGCATGTTGACCTGTTATATTTCCAATTCCAGGTTCCCCAGGTTTTCCCATCCTACCTAAAACTTGGCCAGTATTTACTTGTTGTCCTGGGGCTACTGATATTCCACCATCAGGGAAGTGAGAATATAAAACATCTACTTTTTTCCCATTTACTGGATCAATAGATTCAACTACTACAACATTTCCATATCCAGATCCATATAGTTTCCCCACTTCTTTCACTTTTCCTGGGAGAATTGCAATATTATTATTTCCTTTCCAAGTAACATCAAATCCAGGTTCTCCGGATTCATCAACAACTCCTTTTATATAATCAGCTTTTGGTATTCTTCCGTGAGATAATGTTACTCTATATTTCTCTAGTGATTGTTGATATCTACTCAAGTAACCTGAAGTATGGACATTTGGTTGACTGCCACCTGGCAATGATGGATAAACTCCTTTTAATTTGTTTGCTAAGATCATTGGATCTTTTCTTGCATCTTGTATTAACTGCGCTTCACCTCCAGGATAAATTCCGGCTATATAAGCTCTCGCAATTTTTGTTTGATTTTCTTCATTAAATTTATCTCTTTCATAATTGAGTCCAGCAGCTTCAGCTCTTTGTTTTAATACATTAACTCCATTGTATACGGGCAATTGCTGAAACTTCCCTAATGCGCCACTTCCAGCAATTGCTCTTTGATTCATTCCAACTTCTCTCGCTTGAGCAATGGTCATATTTCTAAGACCAGTAACTACCTTACCAGGATTGACAGAATCCCACCCACCTTCAGCTCCGGCAATGGCTTCTAATGCAGCTTTTACTTCTGGCGGCGCATCTCCGGGTAACATTCCTCCACCAGCTCCGCCCCCACCACCATCAGGTGCCCCACCACCAGGGGCCATATAATCTTCTTTGGTAAATTGCTGACGAATTGATTGTAGTGTTTGATTGACCTGACTATTAACCATAGCCTCAAGAGCTTTACCAATACTTTCACCAATCTTCATCCCAATATTTTCATTGGTTGACAGTGTTCTTGGTACCATACCACCAGCAGCAAGTCCAACTATTTGATTTTGAATACCTGCAATTGTTCCATTCGTTTCTGCATCGATTGCATTCTGAATCAAATGTCCGAATCCAGTTCCAATTCTTTTGAATGTAGTTGGATCTGGTCTTTGTCCCATTGTCGAATCTATAGCAGCACCCATAATGCCACCGATCAACGGAACTCGTTCTTTATAATTTTTGGAAGCATTTTCTAATGTCCCAAGTGGATTCTTTTGTCTAGGATTCGTAGGAGATGTGAATAATTTTTTGATCTCTTCTCTTCCACCGACATCTTTTCCTGGTATTGTTTTTTGTGGTTTAATTTTTGTTGGTTTGGGTCTTGTTCGCTTAATGGTTCTTTTGATTGGAGCAGAAACTCTTTTTCCACCTCTGGTAGCTTGGCCACCTTGAGCTTTTGCCTTAAGTTTATCGCCACCAACCAAAGAATCATAAAGTGCTCCACCAACAATATCACCAAGAATACCACCAAGAATAGTTCCAGCAAATGGAACTGGAACAAATGTTCCTAGAGCAGAACCAATTGTAGCACCAACTGCCTTTGCTGCTGCTCTTCCTGGTTTCTCTTTGAATATAACTGTACTGATAATAAAATCAACAAGACCACCAATAATTGGAACTTTTCCAAGTGCCTTACCAGCAAGTCTTCCGGCAAATCTACTAGGAGCTTTTCCGGTTAATCCAGTAAAACTTCTTTTTCCAAACTTTTTAATATAAGCATCTTGTCCATATTGATTCAGATATCTTGCCTGTGCTCTTTTACTGACTCTCTGTCCAGTTTGTTTGTCAACTCCTAGTCTTTCTTTTTTTCCGCCCCCACCACTAAAATCTGCACTACCAGCAGCAGTCATTCCAGCAATAATAGCTAGATTTGCAAAGGTATTAAATTGTTTGTCGAATTCTTGTAATCTCTTTTCGGTATCATCTCCACTGATACCTACAATAATTTCCTTAACTTTATCGTATGCCTTGTATCCAAATCCAACAAAATCCACAAAACCATTTAAAATATTTCCAGTAATATTCTCAAAGGTTGTAAATGCTGGACCTAAATTTTTAAGTAATCCCAATACTTGTGGAATGTGCTTTCCAAATTTTGTAAATGCAGCACCAAGTACAGTGTAGAAAAGGAACTGTTTGATTCTATCCAAAAATCCCATCTTGGGAAATTCTGTTGGTTTAAAATCTGGAATCAGTTTGTTTTTCTTTTCTTCTGATTTCAGTTCTTTCTCTTGAAATTTTTGTTGCTCTTGTTCTTTTCTTTGTCTTTCTTCTGATTTTTTTAATAATGAATTATTACCTTTAACAAGCTTTAGAATCAATAGAAGATTTCTTCTAATCTCTATGACTTCTGACAATAAAGTTTTCTTTGGTTGGGTTTCATTTTCTTCTGGTTTGACATCGGAAGGATTAATATTTGGTGTTGATCCAGAAGAAACACCAGAAGAAACAGAAACTCTCTGAGAAGATAAGCCTCTATTTTCGGTTCTATTTTGTGGTATAAATTTATTTGTGTCTATTTTTGCCATCAGCCTAGACCATAGATAGAAGCATTAATTGAAGCTTGAGTAGAGTCTGGTGGTACAAATTGTGGAATTTTTGTGCCGCCAGAAGAAGCAACTTGTTGATTTGCTTGTTGTGTAATTGGCGGTAAATCAACAAATGATATTTTTTGATTTGCTGTTGGGGGTCCTGGTAGTTGCATTTTTGCTTGTGGTGCAAGTTGTAAACTTTCTTTATAAACTTGTTGTAGTAATTCAGGTTTTTTTACTGGTTGATTGTAGTAACTCTTACCTTCTAAGTTTGGTAATGAACTCCATTCTCCCGCAACTGAATTTAAAATTCCTCGACTAAGACCTTGTGTTTTCAGTTGAGATAAAGTAACTCCTCTTCTTTTTGCTAATTCCCAGGCAGCACGGTCCTGAGTTTCTGGTGTCATTTTATCGGATGGCTTTAATACATTCATCACCATTAACTGTTTTAAAGTATTAGGCATAAATTGGTATGCACCAGATGCTCTAGATCTACCACTTGGCCAAGGTGCTCTTCCTCCACCAAGTCTTTTTGGTAGCATATCAGACATCTGCATATTAATTAATTCTTTCACTGTCATTTGACGAATTGGAACTTCCGCCCCACCATAAATGGTATCATAAGAATTTTTAGATTTTATAGTTCCTTCCGCAACTTTAAGTGATCTCAAGAATGCCTGAACTTCTCTAGATTTATACTCATAATTTGGTGCTGGGCCATGCCATGATGGCTTAATAGTTGTTTGTGGAGTTGGATTTTTGGAACCAAATAATCTTCCAATACCTCGCATCATTCCACCGATCATACCACCACCTTGTGCCATCTGAACATTATTGACGAATTTGGGAATGTTGGTTCCTCCCCCCATCTTATTCATCGCCAGAAGCCTATCTGCGCCCCAGTAGTCCACTGCTTTCTTGCTGAACACCACTTCACCTGGCTGTAGCACTGTTGCCTGTGTATCGGCTCCAGCTCCGGTTACAGTGAGTCCTGTACTATCATCCACAAAGCCACCTTCAAATGGCTGCAGATAAGTTTGCTGCCCGCCTCCCGTAAATGCCCTAGCAAGTGGAATTAATCCTCCACCTTTAAATGCTGGAATACCTCTAGAAGATGTAGTGTCAAGCATACTCTTCTGTGGACTTGGTGATTTTCCGTAATTTGGATCTGCACTTTGCAATTCTTGATCTTGCTTTTGTGTTCTAGATTGCATATACATCCCAACACCAGCCGCAGCACCAGCAGCACCAATTGCTATCGCTGTTTTAGGATACTTTGCAATTAATTTCATTAATCCAGGAATAGCAAACTTTGATAGTCTTAATGTAAGTTTTGCTACCATTCCAATAAATGCACGAACAAATTTACCAAATGGAGTGGTAAATAAGACGATGGCACCCATCAATGCTGGCCACCAATCCTTCAAGAACTTTTTGAGGGTCTCAACTCGTTCTTTATTCTGTGGATTATTCAGCCATTTCACAAAGTTTACAAATGCCTTTCCAAGTAAAGTAAAGACAATAAATCTTATGATCTTGTCGAGAATCCCCTGAACTGGAGCAAGAAGACCAGCAGCAGCAGATGCAACTTTACCAATTCCAGTTTCTAGTGACTCTTCTCTCTTTTGTCTTCTTAAGACTTCAGCTTGTTTTCTTTCGGAATCTTCTCGTTTTTTATCTAACTTACTTCTTTCCGTTAGTATTTCGAGTATTTTTGATACTGATCTGTTGATTGATACTACATGCTTTAGTAAATCGTCGGATTTTTGTTGCTCTGGTTTTGGTTGTTCAGTTACAAGGCTTTCTGGCTGTACTCTTGCTCTTGGTGCTGATGTTACTGCCCTGACATTTGTAGCATTAATTTTTCCAGATTTTTTTAGTTTAAATTTTCCTACTTTATCTTTTACGCGATACAATTCTTTTTGTAAGATTTTAAGATGTTTTTTCGGTATCTTTTTTCCATTTGACCAAGATCCTTCTAACAGGCTTTGTGAAATCAGATCCCTATAATCTTCGTAGTCTCCTTCGGAGACATCATCCATTCCAATAAGTTTTAGTAAGTCTGGATCAATTTCCTCATCTACTAAATCGCCGCCACGAGTGCCTTCGTATATTGGTTCACTAGTGGGCGTTGTTGGCTCTTCTCTTTTATTTTTAATAGAATCTTCTAGGCTAGGAATATCTGGTTCATTCTTAAGATATTGCTCGACCAGCCATTCTTGATACTTTTTATTTTCTTCTTCGAATTTTTTTGATTTTTCTTCTTCAAACAGTGGGAATCCACGAGAATCTTTTTTTATGTTTCTGATAATTGTATCAGCTTCTTTATCACTTAATCTGACTTCAGAATAATATGATTTACCGTCAGGTTGCTTTTTGCCAGTAAGTTTCGCCTTCAGTATAATCCAGGTTTTTTCGCTAACCTGATTAAATGTGAACCATTTTACTGGTAATCCTGACGGTATGCCAATTTGCATTTTATTGTTGCTGTTTTAGTTTTTCTTCTTCTAAATGATTCTTCAATAAAGTTACATAAACATCTCTCTCCCAAGGGATCCACGCTTCAATCTCAGTCAAAGAATATTTATGATATTGCATCAAGGAGAAATTGAGCTGATAATAATTCTCCAGATCCATATGAGAAAGACTTATACGAAAAAAGATGTTAATCCCTCAATTGTTACTTCACTTTCGACCTTTGTTTTTGGATTTTTGATTTTAATTGTATGAGATAGTTTTGGCATGGTTTCAAAAAATTTCTCAATTAATTTAAACTGAGAAGAATTCATTTGATCTAGGAATTCTTGTAATTCTTTTTTTGTCACATCAGAAGTTGACCATACTTCATCTTCGGTATAAATTTTATCAATACAAGACCCAATTAAATCAAATGCCTGCTCCATATCATCAGCAGAATTGAGATCAAAATTATTTTTAATAAATTGATCCAATGATGGATATTTCATCTCCAGATATATCTTATCATCAAGTTTAATTTTTTTATCGTGCCCATCAAATTTCTGGACTTCGATTTCATCAATGTTGATTTTTACTGGAACTGTAGTTTCTTCGTCATCTGGACAAATCACATTAACTTCAATGTCTTCTCCAACTGATTTTCCACGAATGTTAAGGAATAGATATTCGATATCAAATGTCGGAAGAGTTTCTACTTTGATTCCTCTTGTTTCGATGCAATTCTTTAGTACAGTTTTGATTGCTTCGGTGATTTGTCTTGAATCTTCGCTTTCTAGTGCCAAGACAAGTAGCTTTTCTTCTCGGACTAAAAATGGTCTATATTTTATTTCTTTTCCAGTTGATGGTAAAGTTAGATGATAAGTTGGCGCAGAAATCTTTGGTAATGGCATAATGTTCTTATGATCGAGTCATTGTGATTATTTATTTAACTGGTTGGAGCCGGAGGAGCCTCAGGCCTGCCAGTGTTTGGATTAACTGGAACGCCATTAATTGTTGGCGGAAACGGAGCTTCTGGAATTCCATTAGGTGTAGTTGGCTCCTCTGGATCATTTACAAATTGCGCATAATCTTTAGACAATACATAACGACTATAAGTAAATGAAACAGTACATTTCAATAGTTGTGAGGTATCATAAGATACAGGCATTGTCGTAATACTGATCGGATATGCATTGATAAATTGATAAGTTAGTGGTCTTCCCTTGTCAGGTTCTTTTTTTTGTGCTGGCTCAGACGAATCATAATCTCGTTCAAATTTTGTGATGAATAAATTATCTGTCTTATAATCGTCTGGGAAGTTGACTCTATAATTATAATTTCTGCTTACCTGTGGTGGTTGGTTTCGATTTGTTGCGGTTAATAAATTTTCTCCGACAACATAAGAAATCCAATTTTCAAAAAAGTCAATCACAAAATAATTACTATCGACAATAAAAGTAAAGTCTGCGCGATCATCATATGATCTACGATATGCATGTCTTTCTGTGACTCCAGTGTAATCATTATTAATTTCATGCGTCATCACAGATGATCCAGGCAATGATGCATCCGAACAAGAAAGTCTAATTAATTCTTGCGTATTTCCTTGATATTGCCCGCCTTTAAATCCAGCGTCAAATCTTTCCCGAAGAAATTGTTGAACCTTACTGCCACCATTAGCTAGATTGCCTGGCGGTAAAAACTCACAAATAAAATTTGATGTCAAAGCAGGTTGCAATAACTTGCTCTTAATTGCAGACATCTTGTATGGTTTTATTCCTGGGCCTGCCATTGATAAATAACTTTACTGCATATAATATTTAGGAATAGATGGGGAATAAAAATTTCATTCAGGGATATTTTCACCCACAAAATCCGAAGAAATATATTGGGAACACAGAGAATATTGTTTATAGAAGTTCCTGGGAACTACGATTTATGAATTGGTGTGATTTGAACGAAAGTGTCATCGCTTATGGATCTGAAGAGTTTTTTATTCCTTATCGCTCTCCAATGGATAATAAAATTCACAGATATTTTCCTGACTATATCATAAAAATCAAACAGCAGTCTGGAGAATTAAAGACTTATGTGATTGAAGTTAAGCCAAAAAAGCAAACTGCCCCACCAAAACAACCAAAAAGAAAAACCAAAAATTGGTTGTATGAAATGAAGACTTATAGTGTGAATCAAGCAAAGTGGGCAGCCGCAGATGAATGGTGCAGAGGTAGAGGAATGGAATTCAAGGTGATTACAGAAAAAGAACTTGGGTTATAAAAATGTTTAAACCATTAGACAATCAGGCTCGTAGGCTCTGGAAAGTATTTGGAACAATCAGAACTTGGTTTTCAACTCTGACAAAATCATCAGAACGAAAACTAAAAAGAGAAGAAGAAGAAATAAAATTTGAGGAACAAAAACTTCAAAGAGAAGCTCCTAGATCTTATGTTCAAGATCAACTCAGAGATAGGAAAAGAAGATTACAACAGCAGCAAGATGAGTTCTACAGCTTTAAAAATTTAATTGATAGTTTACCAAAAAATCAATCACCAAATTTTTATTTCAATGCCCTAATTGGCATTTTGTCTAGACTTGGTAGAACAGAAGAAACGATGGAAACTGGTAAAATCTATACCTTCAAGTATATCGCAAAAACAAAAGGACAATGGTATGATGTTCACCCAGTGAGCTTAATCGTGAAGGAAGGTAGACAATATTGGAAAGGAGTTAATTATCATTGGGAACGGCACCCAGAATATATTCAGAGTCCAATAAGAACTTATGCGTATGAAGGAATGCAGTCGATGTTTTATTATATTAAACCTCAGGAACTAGAATATGTTTTACGAATTCCTTCATTTTTTCCAGTGTTCATTTCTGGAAGATAAATAGATAAAAAACGATAATGTCTCATACTCTACAAAAAATTGAGATGGTTGTGTCCCTTATGTGGGGGTGGTTCTGATGGCTGACAAAGTAAAATATATCTACGGTGAGCAATTTGCACAAAAATTACCAGGAAGTAATCAAAATTTTTATTTTAGAACAGTAACATCATATGAAGTAGATGGTAATGGAAAACCCATAGAAGGATCGGCACAAACTAATTTATATTATGCACCTAAACCTGCAGCAAGAACTTCTGACGGAAAAACATGGACTCCAGGAACTGCCGACTCCGCAGATAATTTTGATCAAGGCGGATGGGTTACTGCTGGAAAAACTCTTGATAATGGAAAATCTTATGCGTTTTTGTTTTATACGCAACAAGATGCAGATCTTGGGAGAATTCCTCCAGGAAAAAAAGTCGGAGATGAAATTTTAGGAGCAACTACGCAACTGTCTTTAACTACAAGTGGTGGTAGGTTTTATGAGGCAGTACAAAACAACCTCATCAATCTTGCAGTAAATACTCAACCAGGACTTGCAAAAGTAGTTTCAGCAAAACAAGCAAATGTAGCAGCAGTTGCGCAAACCCAAACTCCAATAGACGCACCTTCTGTTCCGCTAGAAATTCCAGAAATAGAATCAGATAGCACAGAAACAAATTACGAAGATCTAGTATACCCAACAAAGTTGAGAGATAATGGTCAAGATTTTATTCAATTCATTTCATATACTTATGGTGGCAGATCATTTTCACCTGGAGCTACTGGAGATTTATCTCTAGGAATCGGGGACAGAAAATTGAAAAAAACTAAAGGGTCAGTAACTTTACCAATTCAACCATCTATTATCGATACGAATAGTGTAGAATGGGGGAGCGAAAATTTGAATCCTGTGACGGCATTTGCTGCATCTCTTTCTTTTGGCACAATGAGCAATCCATCACAGGCATTCAATGAAGCTATAGAAACAGCCGATAGAGTATTGAGAGAAAATGCAAATATAAGCCCAGCCGCAAGATTATATTTTGCCGGAAAGGCAGTTGGCATAAATGGTTTATTATCTAGAATTGGTGGAGGAATATTAAATCCAAATATGGAATTGTTGTTTCAAGGTCCACAATTAAGACCATTCACATTTACCTTCAAATTATCACCCAGAAACAGTAAAGAAGCAACTGAAGTAAAAAAAATCATAAGATACTTCAAGCAAAATATGTCAGTAAAAACAACTGCAGACAACATATTTTTGAAAGCACCAAATGTATTCCAAATAAAATACATAGATGGAGAAACAAGAAAAGATCACACCTCACTCAATAGAATTAAGATGTGTGCATTACAAATTTGTAATGTAGACTATACTCCAGATGGATCTTATATGACATTTAAAGACCCAGATAGTGGAAATCCCATGACATCTTATAGTTTAACATTGCAGTTCCAAGAACTAGAACCAGTAACAGAAAAGGATTACAAAGGAAAAGATATTGGTGGTCCAAATATACGAAATACAAACATAGGTTACTAAAAATGCCCTCATACTTCAGACAAGTTCCAGATTTCGAATATGTCAGCAGAGATCCTAATCAAAGGCAAATCTCAGAGTATGCGACTGTAAAAAATCTATTCCGTCGTGGTAAACTTCGTGAGGATATTTTTGGAAATCTATCATACTTCACCAAGTATAAAATCATTGGAGACGAAAGACCAGACAATGTTGCATACAAAATTTACAATGATGAAACTCTTGATTGGGTGATTCTATTATCTAATAATATACTCAACATTCAAACCGAATGGCCATTGCCACAATCTATATTTGATAAGGTACTACTCGAAAAGTATGATTCTTATGATAAACTTTATAATGGAATACATCACTATGAAACAAAAGAAATCAGAGATAGCACTGGAAATCTGATTCTACCAAAAGGTATTAAAATGCCAAATCAATGGAAATCTGAAAATGGTTTTGTTGAAGGATATAGAGGCGTTGGTATTATATCAAGATTAATTTACCAAGGAGATGTTGAAGTAGTCATTGACCAAAACATATTAGATCTGAAGCAGAATCTAATCATCACAATTCAAAATGCAGTTGATGATGCAATTAATGGATCTTTTGTAATCAAATCACTAGAAAGACGAGATACAAATGGAGATGGAATTGACGATCAAGTGAGATTTAAGATTGACATTACAGAAACACCACCAACATCAGGAAATGGAATTGAGTTGCAAGTTACTGGAAGAGAATCTATTGAATTTACTTCAAGTACACCATTACAACAATCAAATAATTATTTCTATGAATATTATGACAACAATTTACAAACTCAAATTCTCGTGACATCAGCTTCCATTTTAACTGAGATCACAAATTATGAATATGAAAGTCAGTTAGAAGATGACAAAAGAAATATTTTTGTTCTTAAGCCACAGTACTTGAATGTTGTGTTTAATGATATGGAAGAAATAATGAAATACAAAAAAGGTTCCACTCAATATGTGAGCAGAACCTTAAAGAGAGGAGATAATATCAGAATTTATTCTTAATCGCCTAAAACATAATCTAAGTGGGACTTTAGAACATCATAAGACTTAAATTGATCTGGTGCTTTCATTGAAGATAGTGAGTGTGCATTATTCATGATTTCTTCGGCATTAGCTTCTAATGGCTCAACTGGGCCAAAGTTTGATCGATCATACTGATGAGAACCATCTTTATCTTCAATATAGTAATTGAAATTACATCCTTCTTGTAGATCAAAAATATTTGTTTCAATATCTTTTTCGATGTCTGGATACATCAAATCTAAAATTTTTCTAAAGACAGTTCTACCATATTTCAGAATGAATACCTTACCATTATTATCTGAATTTGTAGAATCATCAATGACATAAATGTTGCTATAATAAGCAATCTTCATTTTTTGTTTTTTGACCGTATCTTTTGCTGCTTTCGCATTAGTGGCAAGAAGTTTTTGATTATACTCTGAAACTGGATCTGATTTCTTGATGTTTATTAAAGAGTTTTCTTCATATAAAATTCCGGTTGGGCCAAGAAACGAATAATAAAAAAGACTGATCCAGGGAAACTCATCTCCTTCAATTGTAGGTAGAAAGCGAATCGTAGCACGAAACTTTCCATCACTGTCCAATACTGGACTATAAAACTTTTCTTTTTTGATGCTTTTAAGTTTCATGAGAATAAGAAAATGGGGAGCCAAAAGACTCCCCGAAAGAATTACTGAGCTAGCTTACTAAAGTATGCCATGGCATCGTCTTCATCTTCATCAGTTTCTACAGCAGCAGAAGACTTACTACGAGAATAAGACTCTTCGAGTTCCTTCATAATATCGCTTTCTACTGATTGCACCAGAGATTCAAGTTGTGCTTCTTGTTCTTGTGCCTCTAGTGAGGCTGGCTTAGAACCAAGAACATAGTTAAGGCGCTTTTCAAGTTCTTCTGGTGTTTTGATCTTATCTCGTGAAATAAGCTCTTGTAGAGAATGTTCACTCTTCCACAGTGCTTCTAGTTCCTCATCATCTCCACCTAGAAGTGCAGATGGAGATTCAAATACACTATCATCATAATTTGGATAACCAGCAACTTGCTTTACACGAAGTCGGAAGTTTGCACCAGCCCACAGATCAAAGGGATCAATGACTGGATCATCTTCAAATTCTGGTTTCATCGATGCTTTGATCTTATCAAATACCTTAGCACCAAATCGGAAGATTTTAACCTGACCTTCTAGAGAAGGATCTGCGGGATTACTCACAATGTAAACATTTGCATAATAGCTGAGTTTACGCTTACGAGCACGAGCAACTTCTTTGTCAGAATCTAAACCAGAGTTCCACAATTCTCCATTTGAGCGACATACACAGCACTCTTCCCCAAGTGTAGTTGGACAATTTTCGATGAACCAACGACCATTGACCTGAAAGCCATGATTATAAAGTTTTACGAAAGGTAGATCCTCATTTGGAGGAGCTGGAAGAAATCGAATCACAGCACGGCCATTGCCTGCTTTATCGGTTTCTAGTTTAAAGAGATTAGGATTATCATTGGAATTATTTCCCCCCATCTTTTCTGCTTCCTTGATTAGCTTTTCAGTTAGGCTACCAAGAGAAGATTGTTTCTTGAGATCTTTGAAATTCATGTTACGATTGATACGATTGATAGTTTAGGCGGCTTTAGGGTTCCCAAGCCCAGGAGAGTATTATAGCACAGGCTCAGTCGTCTTGCAACTGCTGTTTTGAGTCTCGTATGAGATTGGTCATATTCTGAAAAACATCACCAATCTTCATATGTGGGGCTAACCCAAGCAACTGCATTGATTCATCCAATCGAGTTTTCATCTCAATTGCCTTGGAATCATCGGATAAACTTAGTCTTGCATAAAGAACTCTTTGTTTATCTAATAATTGCTCTAACATTTCTATATGCTCTAGCTTCTCTTCTTTTGACATATTTTCAAAAGAAAGCATAGTAGAAGATATTCTTTCCTGAAGAAATCCGATTTCTTTCAATTCGTTCTGGACAATATCAGAATCAAAAAATGTCACAGCAAAACTTTTCTTATGATGTTCTTGTATTTATCTAGATCAAGCTTTAAAAATGGAGAATAATTTTTGATCTTCTTTGAAACAATTTCCCAAATAGGATCAATAAGTTTCTCATCAAATTTTCCACTGAAGTGAATAATCTGATCTAATACTACTAAAGTTTCCAATGTTAGTTTACCGGAAAGATACTCTTTCAGTAATTTTGGGTGCTTCCCGCCATCAATCTTTAAATAATCTAGAAAGTTATTCCCAGCAAATACATCTCTTAGATCAGTTTCAAAAACATAAGTTAAAGACTGTCGTTTCTTTTTCCATTCTAAGTATTGTTCATTTCCATTCTTTATGATATCACCAATCCACAAGGAAGATGGATCAGTTGCAGCAATAAAATTGGAAACAAAGAAGTCTACGACTTCATCATCCTTTTTTTGTCTTGATAGCTTTTCAAAAAAGAGTCTGTCTTTTCTCTTATGAAATGCATCAATAGAAGCCTTGATTTTTCCATTATATTTGTGGAAATCATAATTGTCACTGGAAAAGTGGCGCTTTAGAGCAAGATAAGTTTTAAAGGTTTCATGTGGTGTCACTTTACTCATATGGGGAGTTTTGCTTTAGAACTTTGCTTCAGAAAATTCAATTCGATTGCATCACATCTCAGTTTTTCTTTGAGTGGTTTAGTGATTAACTTTGAGATGGATTCTACATCAAGACCATTAGATTCACAATAGTGGACAATGGCACTAATATAATTGTGCTCTGGCTCATTTTGTACCAAACTTTCAATTTCTTGTGCGAATTTATCTTGACATAAGAACTTCTTTTGAAATTCTTTTTTGAGTTCATCGGAGTGATTCATATTCTTTTAGTTTATCCTGAGTGAATTTTTTTACATATTTTACGAGAAGGCGAATGTATTTTTCAACATCGGTTTCAATATAAGTCACCACTTCACCATTTTCACATGCCATAATAATAACTAACTGTTCAACTTCTCTGCCAGTTAATTCTTTAAGCATAAACGCATAAGCTGCAGCCTGAACAAAATAATTTTCGATCCATTCTCGTGGTTTTGGTTTTTCTGATGACTTATAGTCAATAACACTTAGTCTACTTTCGTAATCAGCAATTGTATCAACTGTTCCAGCAATTTTGAAGTAATCACTATAAAGAGAACGCTCAATTGCAATGATATTATCAATTTTGTCTAATTCAGTTTTTGCAACATCAAAGAGAAACTTAGGAAGAGGAGTAGATTCTGGAAGCTCTTCATTGAGTAAGTAATTTTCAATGAGTGAGTGCATTGCTGTTCCACGATTTGTGGATGCTTTCGTAATGCGGTTTGCTTCTTCTTCTCCTACTCTCTTCCTCCAACTAATAAACTTTTCTTTATTATAATGTGATGTAACAGAAGTGACTGAAACGAATTTTTTTAGTTCTGTTTCTCCTGGAATTTTATAATAACGAACTCCATCAATTGTTTCTCGTTCAAGATTTGGCAGATTGATTTCAATATGATTGAACTTTTTAGCTTTTTTTATGCTTTGTAATTTTAATCCAAAGGTTCCCATTTTTAATTTTAGTTACATGTCCTTGTCTGATTCCAAACATTTTACCAATTTCCTTTTGTGTAAGTTCCCCCTCCCAAGCAAGTCTGTATATTTCTAAAATTTGTTCTTCTGTCAGCTTGCTTCTTGGGTGAGTTGCACCTGGAAATCTTTGTTTGAGTTTTTCTATAGTTTCCGGCGAAAATTTTGTTCCTAGTCTTTTTTGTCTGATTTTTTCTTTAGTTTCTTCTGTATGGGTTCTCCCATAAAAATGGGCATTTTCACCACTAAAATTTTCACTCAAATATCTTTTATATTCTTCTGGTTGACTTCTCCCATACATTCCATTTTTTTCTCCTTTTACTCTATCACTTAATATTTTGGATCCTTTTAGTAATTTATTTGGGTTATTAATACTAGAAAACCCAGTTGGATTTTCGTTGAAATTCATACATTTTGGATCGTTTATGTGCTGGGAAATGTATTCTTTCTCTTTTTCTAGCAGTTCATCAAATGTTTCACAAAATACTATTATGTCTCTCTTTAGTGTAGATTTATCTTTAATAGATCTAACCCATTTCCCACTGCCAAAATAACCATCGTCAATCCTTAAAGTGCTATGTCTACCATAATAATAAAGTCCGGATTGTGAGTAGGTTTTGTATATAAAATGATACATAAAACTAGCGAAAGAGTATATTATATATACTCCTTTACTAGTCTCTAATTACAAACCCAACGACTTTTTAGCGATTACAAACTCCCGGACCAAAGGAGAACGAATAATATCATCGACACCAAACTCAATTTTTTCAAACGAAGGCATTACATCAACAATTCTAAGAAAATCAACGATTCCATTTTTCTCACTTAGTTTAACTAAATCACTTTGTTCGGCATCGCCAGCAAACATAATCTTTGTGTCCATACCACACCTAGAAATTACAGAGAAGCATTCATGTCCAGAGCAGTTTTGTGCCTCGTCAACGATAATGATACAGTTATCAAGGGTTACACCACGAATGAATGATGTACACCAGAAGCTTATGGTTTCTTGAGATTTTAGATTCCCATAAAGCATTTCGAAATCATCGTCCGATGGCAATTGGAACATGTATTTTACCATGTTCTTATATGGAATTTCGAAAAGTGATTTCTTGTCCTCTTCTTTGCCAGGGAGGAACCCGATCTCACGAGTCTGAACAAGAGACCTTACGATGTAAATTTTTTCATAAGGACTCCTCTCATTTAAGACTTCTTTCAGTGCTTTATAGAGAAGGATAAAAGTTTTTCCACTACCAGGAACCCCATGAGCGAATATATTTTTACCTTCATCATAATAATCAAATAATTTCCTTTGATTATCTGTTAATGGCTGAATGTCTAAAAGTAGATCCGAATTGATCGGTTTCTTTCTTTTCATTTGCTTCGCGGTCATACCAACTCCGATTGGTTGATAATCATCTGATGTTCTTTTCCTTCTTGCCATGTATCAATATTGCATTTTTGACTTACTTCCGCCGGATTTATCGGCTTTCTTTAAAATTTCACCCCAACCTGGATGCTTATTAGTCAGGCGATTTTTCCAATCGCCCACTTCACCAGGACTCGCACATCCTTCACTCCAATCACGCTGCCACTGAGGGTTTTCTTCATACCATTGCTGAATGTCATGGACACTCATTTGGATAATTTTTTTTTCTCCAGTCTCTTTATTAATAATTGGATATATTGCCAAAATCAAATCTCCATACATTTCTTATATTTATTCGATGCAAATCGATGGTGCATCATCACACTCGGAGCAATCCACACATTCGTCCATATCTGGATTTTTATTTAAAAAATCTTGGAATTGTTCCTCTGTCAATAATATTTTAAATATGTGACCAGTAAGATGATCTTTTACACACCAGGATTTCATAGTTTTTATGGTGATAGTTTTGCTCTATGTAGACGCTTCTCCTCATAATATTTCCAGACATTAGGTGCCCATCGCTCAAGTAATGGAGCGAATTGCTCGCAGAGGGCTTGAATTTCAAGTTGAGCATCCATTTTTGCCCTCAGATCCATAAGATGCAAAACAGATCGAAGATTGAAAGAGACTACAAAATTTTGACGGATTGCTTGTGCAAGATAATCACGAATATGTTCCTCACACATTCCTTTTTCATATTTCACTGCATACCGTTTACAACCCTCTACAATCCAATTCAGTTCATCCTGATAATCTTCCAAAGTCCAATCATATTTTTTACCATATCGATTGGTATAAAATCCAGGAGGGCGAACATAAAACACATCTTCTGGTTTTAGTTCACCGTTAGCAACTTTAATAACTCGTTTGCCAGTATATCGCTGAGATTGAACATCAAAAGTCACCCCCACTCGATGTGTTCTTGCTTGCATTGCGACATTGTGGACATATCCAGAAACTGAAAAAGTAATCGCTGGATGTTCTAGTGGTCCCCAATGTCCTTTGTCATTCCCAAGAAGTCGATCAACTACCCACACACCACATTCACTTGGAGTTGGAATTTTTTGATTGTGAATAGAAGTCTCAGAATAATCACATTTTCCAGCTTGATAAATTACTTGTTCTGGAAGAGGATAGCATTGAAGCATCACTACCTCAAGATTTTTATCAAGTTCAAGTAAGTCTTTTGCTTTAACTGGTTTCATACATCAATCTCCCATGTTTCCTTTTCTTTTTTACGAAGTTTTTTAAGTTCTTTCATCATTTCTTTAATTTCCTGATATGCCACCTCAGGAGACATTTTATCCCCAACTTCAAGACCCACAATATATTGCACTTTATCACCAAAGCGTGCTAGTGCTCTTTCAAATTCAGTTAAAGTTTCGTACATTATTCCTCATGATAATCTGGTTCATAAGTATCTATCAGATCCACAGAAGGAGAAATCAGATCCTCAAGCTTTACAATGTTGCTCTGTTTTTCTTCTTCTTCCATTTCTAGCTTAAGAAATTCAATCAAAAGCTCCATGTTTTTGATAATCAAATTTATTTTCTGTTTATTCATGTAGCCATATCGGGTACATAATCATTATACAGAAAAAAAGGTGGGCTGTCAACCCACCTTTGAATATTATGCAATCTGAGGCTTTTTGGCCATATTCAGTTGCGCAGCTAGAAGAAGCTTTTCTTTTTTTGCTTTCTTCTTAAGATAACGAACAAAATAAGAATTCATCTCACTTTTCCTCCTTTACGAATTTGATTCCGCGATAGGTTTCATTATATTGTTGTGGTTGTTGTTGGGCTTGTTGTTGAGCCTGACGACGAACTTCGGTGTCATACTCAACACCCCTGTAAACTACTTTAGACATTTGCGTTGCTCCTTTACTGCATGTAAATTTGCGTTGCTTCTCCCTAAGGATACTTCCGCTGGTGTTTTCCAGTCAACGATAGAAGTATTATACCTTCTATCCATATGTATGTCAAGAGTGTATCCGTTGCTACTATTTTGTATCGTGACTATACAAAATTATATTAAGATTTGTTAACATTATCTCTGAACAAATTCAAGTTTATAACGCTCTGGATTTAACTGTTGAATAATTATATCACAACCAATTTTTGGATTACTATCGCCACATGTAAAAACATCGACTGCTGCATTTCCATCCTCAGGCCAAGTGTGGATGGAAAAATGACTTTCAGAAAGCAAACATAATACGGTAACTCCTTGCGGATCAAATTTCTTAAAAATAGTTTGACACACAGTTGCTCCACTAGCAATAGCAGAATTTTCCAATAAATCAATAAGAAAATGCACATCATTAAGATGTGCATAAGAACAACCATAAAGATTCAACAGATAATGCTTGCCCATCAGTCCACTGGATCCTCTTCATATTCTTTAATGAGACCAGAAACTAAAGTTTCTGTACCATCCATATTCTTAATTTCATACAATGGAGATTTCATATATTTTTTGATTTTCTTATATTTTTTAATTAGGTCTTGAACTTCATCTTTATAGATGACGACATTAGGGTTATTAAATCCTGTACTCATTTCTTTTTCTTTTTCTCAGTTGTTTTTTCGCCCCAAAGTCTTGGATTGGTTCTACCATATCCAAAATCAATTTTTTTAATTGCGTTGGATCCAAGCTTATCGTAATAAAGATCAAAAATATCTACTCGCTTTCTACCACGGCACACATCAACATAACTACCATTGTCTAGTTGATAATAAACAAGATATGCATCATTTGGAACAGAAGTATCTTTAATTTGATCTGGGGTAGCATTAGAGTAAATTAGTTCACATCCATAGACTGAATTAATTCGTTCCTTTTCTTCTTTCGACCATTCTACCATCTTTTTATCTTTGATTAATGATTTCAAGACCGACCTCCCCATTGAATGTCAGGATATGCATCCTTAATGAGTTGGTGAGTTATCTTATATTTAGTTTGTAACTGTTTGTCTTTCGTGAGAATAAGAATCTCTGCTTCTTTTGGATGCAATCCCTCCAAAAGATTAATAAACATAGTTTCAATACGAAGTTTTGATATGGATGAATTTCCACCTCGAATAAAATTATAAAAAATTCTAGCTTCTTGCCTCAGCGAAGTCCGCTGTGTTGCCATATGAGAATCTAGTTTACTTGGATTTTCCAGTTGCTTTTCAATGCTAGTGGAAAGATTATCGTTCCCAGAAGATTGATCTTGAACACTGGAATATGGAACTGGACCTTCCGGTAGAGCGGAAAATACACTTTCATCAAAATTCCAAATTAAAATAGAAACAAGAGCATCATTACGATACTCTTGTAAGACTTCAATTTTTTTCTGATTTGTCCTTTGTTTTGAAACTAATTCAAGAATCTCATGTTGAAACGGATTTGATTGTAGTTTGATCGATTCAGTCGTCGTCTTCGCTACTGTCTTCTTCTTCGTCGTAGTCATTTAAATCTCCTTCAAATCTAAAAGCAAGTATTTCATCTGGAATAACATTTCCATTCTGATCAAAAAATTCTGGGTGCATATATGGTACTTTATTATTCTCGATATGTTGACTTACCACCCAAACAATAAGCCCACCAACAAGGAAGAACAAAATTGAAACAAGAATGCTTAATGTGATTGCTACTGCGATCATTGTTTTGTCTCCTGGGAATTTCGTTTTCTTAGCTGTATGCCTATCCGAAAATGAAATTCCCAGTTGAGGAGAGAAACCATTTTCGCATAAGCAAAATTAAAAAAGTTTGGTTCCTCCTTCTTCTTAATATTGCGGAGCATAAGCTCCATACCTCTATTTATTTGTAATTTTCTTCCTTCTGCCTGGTCTCTTGTCATAAAGATATTTTTCGGTATCGGTCAAAATTGAGTCCAGGTAGTTTCGAATTTTACGAGCAAAAGGTTTTGATAAGTATCCATATGCTTCTCTTAATTGCTTATGAATTTCGTCCTGTCCTCCTTCCAAATATGTATCTAAATCTTCCACCAAGAGTTTTAAATTGATTGCAGTGGAACTTTCAAGAAATTGTTTAGCTTCTGCTCTTTTAGCTTCTTTCCCTCTGAGGTACTGATAGAAATTCATGACAAATTTTTGCTCGGAGAAAGCATAGTCAATTGCTTTTTCTACATCAAAACAATACTCTTCCATCTAGACAATTCCGTTTTCCTTTAGGTATTTTACTGTGTCTGTGCATCCACCTAGATGCAAATCATTCATAATAACCTGAGGAAAAGTAGAGCCATTACCAAATTCAGCATAAAAGTCATCTCTGGAAAAATGTTCTCCAAGAGTATAAACAACATAGTCAGATCCGGCAAGATTCAAAACTTGCTTGATCTTTTCGCAATACGGACAACCGTTTTTTGAATATACAGTAAATTTCATTTTAATAATTTGTTGGGGTTTCTCGAACAGTAAGATTTCCTTTTCCTTCAAGGCTACGAACAAAGAGCTCTGTAAACCTTTCCATTTTCATATAATGAACTGATGCAGGATGTTCATTGATTGCATTTTTAAGAACATTAAGTTCATTCCACTCATCGTCAGAAAGCATAGAGTTTTCAGTAACATCCATTACATTATAACACATTTCATTATTATGTATTGAAATCATAACTTTATCTTAAGATTTCTCAGAACAATCCACCAAAAAATGAAGACCCACCATTTCCGTCTTTCTTCATTTTATCGGTGATTTCTTCAATCTTATCTGAAAATTCTTCAATCTTCATAATGCGATCGATACCAACTACAAGCTCTGAAATTGCATGAGCGATATTTGATTTTTCAGATCTTGCAGCATTAGCAAGTGCAGAACGAAGATAGCTTTGTGCTTCTTCGAGGTTTTCTTTTACATTCTTTGAGAGTGCCATGTGTGCTCCTCGATTACTTTACTATTTTAGCAGTTTGATGGCTCAATGGTAGTGCGGATGACCGCCCTAAATCTTACGCAGTTCAAATGTACCATCTTTGCGGTCGATCCAGATCAGTTGATCATTTTCTTTCCAATTGACTTGATCTAGAAGATCATCAGGAAGTTGAATGAAATAGTTGTCAATTCCTTCCTCAATTTGTTGCTGTACCGGAAGTAGCCATTTAGTTACTTTGTTGTGTTTAGGTTCTACTTTGCTACACATTTCATTCAATTGTTCTTCGGTATAACGAAGTGCTTCCATATCACTATGTCCCCAAGGAGGCATAAGATCTTCTACCGTAGGTTCTTCGAATTTTTTATGTTCTTCGGGATAATAATTTTCTTCCCAAAAACTAGTCCAGGCTTTTTGGGATTCTGGCGATTTATCTTGCTGGTTAGAAACATGATCAACTCCATTGCCATTCAGAAGTGCCAGAAGTTCATAACAGTGTTCAGTCCGATTCTTATAAGTATAGTAATTATCTAGAACCACTGACTTAATGACATCATAAATTTCTTGTGGTGATGCTCCACTAGAGTTAATGGCATCTTCTACCCACTTTTCTAGATTTTCAAATGAATATTTTTTGTAATCAAAACTCATGATTGATTCCCCAACATTTCAATTTTATTGTGAAGTTCATAAAGTTGATTTGATGTCTCTATTGATTCTATTTCTAAATCTTTAATTCGTTGGGCAAGATTCGCAACAATATCCATTACAGAATACTCAACTCCAGTAATTTCATCAGACATCTTGAAGTCGGTTTTTTCATAGTCCTGTATAAAACGATCAATAAATTGTTTCATAATTTAATTTGACGAAAAGGAATGTTTAGTGTGTCTTCATATTTAAGTGGACATCCATCGGTAGATCCAAACTTTGCTACCCACTTACGCAGAAGCATTCTAGCATACTCTGGACGGATTGAGAAGGCTTGAGTTCGTATTTGGAAGTATTCCGGTGACTTCTTAGGAAAATCTTCTGCTGAGGCCAGAATAGAGTATTCTAGTTCGTTTAAGGAAGTAAGAAAAGTGTTTTTGTTTTCTTCGGTTGGATTTTCGATTACAAGATCAATCAGTTCATACATAATGAATCTTTTTCTGTGGATTGTTTAATTGCTTTTTGATAAATTTTGTTGCCGATTCTAGTGAATGGAATTTTACTATTTTTGGAAATACTTCCATTTCCATAAAATTAAGCCATAAAAACCATTTCCTATATTGTGGGAAAAAGCAGACCTCACCACTAAGATCTGCTTCCTCTATAATTCGGTACTTCATTGTTGTTGGTAGATGATTGGTTTATTGTACTCAATGTCATTCCAATGTCGCACCACTCCAGCAATAATGAAACAATTTGTAATGAGATAAGAAAGAAAGATTATGGTTCTAACAATGGCGATCACATCAGATTCTCTATCACATTTTGATGCTTTCTCTCCAAGTGCTTTTGCCCACCATCGCCAGGCTGTATTACGCTTTAATTTCATTTGATGCTCTTCCTAATTCCCAAGCAATATTCATCCACTCACGAAGTATTACATTTTTACGAAATGGGTCAGGACATTTTGCATCAGAAAAAAATCGTTCGGAACGAAAGCTGTAACCTTCAAGTTCATCAAACCAATCTTCAAATGTTTTGTACTTCATTGTTTCGTTTTCTTTCTTTTGTTTCACTAATTGTATAATCCTTTTTATTTAACTTATAGCGAGTAATGTATTTGTCTAAATGTTCCTGACAAACAAAGTAACAAACTTTTTCTTCCTTTCCGTCCTTATGAACAAGAGTCAGTGGAAAACACTCATGAAAAGATGGAGTCTCAATGACTATTTGTTCTTTTGGTGGCTGTCTCTTACTTTGTGGTTTTACTTTGACTGGCTTTTTCTTTTTCATTTAGTACAGATTGATAATAACGATTATAAGCAAGAAACCGATTCATACTTGGAGTAACCCCCAATGATTCACAGCAACGAATATATGATAAAAATTCATACCAAGGTGATGTTGAATCTGTGTCACTCATAACTTATACTCAATCTCTCCAGAATAAGTAGATTGCTGCCCCCATCCTTCTTGAATGCCTTTTAGATAAAACCGAGTGGCTTTAATACATTCTTCCTCAGTAAGGCTTGTAATCAATCCTTTATCATCTTTATCAAAACTCTTCCAAGTTCCCCATCGCGCCTTCTCAACATAGAAGGTACCGTCATCAATCCAGTTCTTTTGATGTTCCATAATACATCATATCCTCACGATAACGAGTAATCACAGCAGAAGCAAATTCAACAAAATTATCCATATTAGCCTGTAGTTGATCTTCACTGCAATCAAAATTGTTTGTAATTCTTTCGATCATATCTTCACTTGGAAGCTGACACATCAGAAGAGAAAGAACCGCAATTAGATAACATGCAGTATTGTGCGCAGGGCTGACATCTCTCATGGTAAGAATGACATCAAATGTGCTGGGAATTCCTTCTTCTTCGTCACCATCTTCATCTGCACCATAAGCAGCAATAGCACCCATACCACAAATCCAGATCAATTCAAAACACATAAAGTTTTGATCATCGGGAGAAATTAGAATTAGTTCTTCTTTTGTTGGAACTTTACCATTTCGGAGATCATCGACGATTTGATCTGGGACATCCTCAAGTTCAAAATCTGGTGGAATGCAATCCGCGAGATCATGACGATACATCAGACAGCTTAAAAAATCATAAGTAAAATCAGTAATTTCTTCTCCTTCTTTTTTAATGTCATTAATTCTCGACTGAAGAGACTTCAGATCGATCGAATTGGATTCGGTGCTCATTGCGTTTTCGATTCAGACTCCATACTAACATGAGACTCATGGGCTGTCAACTCCTCAAGCAGGTCTTGTGCCAGTTTTTCATATTTCCACTTCATAATCAAATTAGTTATTGGATTTCTTGGATGAAAACGAATCATCCAATAGAATCGTTCTAGTTTAATTTGAAATAATTTAAACAATAAAACAATCGCATCGGATACATTTTTATCCACTACAATAGCATAACCCAAAATAGAAAAAATAAACAACAAAGAGTAATATAAACTCATAAGTTCGATTCTCCACTAATTGTGCGTCTTAAGTTCTGTAGATATTCAAGAACAAAATCTTGCCAAACAGTCAACTCAGAATCACATTCAAGTTTTTTTGCTCGCATTCTGATCTCATTGTGTGGAGTGCGGACATCTTCGATGAGGAGATCAATCGCCTCAAGTTGTTTATTTTTTGTTGTCATTTTGGATTAAAATCGGACAGCTTGGAATTACTTTTTTTATTTCTTTTTTTATTTCGATCTTTTGTGTTGGTGTCAACCCAATTACATTTTGCAATCGATTGAATATCTCAACTACTTGTGAGCAACTTATAATTGCGATCGAAAAAATTTCCAACATCAGTCTCTTCGCATTGAATCATCATCATTCTTAAAGAAATTATAAAGATCATCAACTGACATTGAAGAATCTAGATGAGTAGATGGATCTGGATTTCCTAGATCCATGATCTGCATAAACTCATCCAAACTTCCGTCTTCTCCTTTTCCTTGTACCGCAACTCTTCGTGCCTTACGAATAATTCCAGCAGCAGATCGATTTGCTTTTGACCATTTTTCGGCAAAAATCATATCTTCTAAACTCACTTCTTCGCCATTTTCAATTCGAGTTGCAATCTGTTCTAGGCGAAGTCGTGTTTGCGTTGATAGCATAATGTCTCCTAATAAACAATATTTATTTGGTCTTCCTTGGCTTTCTTATCTTAGAAGTGGAAGAAGATGAGTCAATAAAGATGGTGCCAATTCCTGGTTTGGCTCGATGATTTTCAATAAATTTTTTTGCTTGTAATTCTGTATTAACAACTTCTAACTGTTCATTGTTAAAAATGATCATTAGCTGTTTCTTTCCATAAGGAACAACAGCATAATGATCTTGTGTGATAAATCCTTTTTTCATAAAATATTTTTACGAGGTCTATAGACTCTCAATTCTTGTTTGACTAATTGTGTTCTCCATTCTTCAATTCTATTAAATTTTTCTTCGGTATAAAATTCTTGTTTTGGATACCAATCATAAAAGTTCTCATGCGCTTTAGATCTATTACAAGATTCACATGCACAAACTACATTTGTAATGTGATCGGTTCCACCTTTTGCTTGTGGTATGATATGATCTATTGTTAGATTTTCCTCAGATTCACAATAAGCACATTTATGTTCCCATTTTTCTTTAATCGATTTTCTCCACAATCTTCTTGCTTCTGATGGAGATGATGTTTCTAGGTTATAAAGATAGTCGTCTGATGAATTGTAAAGTTTCATTCTTTAAATGGGAACTTATAATATCTATAGTTTCTTTAATCGTAATATAGATGTAAATGAATTCTATATGATATGAAATATCTTGATCTCTTTTAAGAAATTTTTGAACTCTTTTTAGCACAAGCACTCCTCGCCCAAGCACGACTTAAACTATTTACATAAGAACAAGACTTTTGTTTTTTACCACAATGGGGACACATTTCATTCGGTGGATCTGAAATATATCCCTCAGGAGTATACATCTTCTTCTTTTTTTGGTTTTCTGATTGTTTTCTTTTCCTATGATTCATACAATCACTGGTTCTTGTGATCCCTCTGGAAGTTTTTCTCGATGTGGATTAAGTTGATCAACTTTACCCATAGGCAATCCAATTTGACCAGGAAGTTGTTTGTCTGTTGTAGATGTTATATCAATTACCTGATCCATAATAAAGCGATAACGACTATAAGATCTATTATGTGAATCAAATGAAACCATCATGATTGCATCATTAATATCTCCACAATGTGCAATGATTCTGCCACTTTTATTGTCCTTTACTACCCAATATTCGTTCATAAGTTTCAGTCTTTTTTTCATTATACAGCTCTTTTGGCTTTCTGTAAAGACCTGGCCATGTGTCTCTTATGATTTCAGCACATTTATATGGTGTCTCTGATGTAATCATCTTCAAAGTCTAGATGGCGTGTGGTCAATATCTTTTAACATTTCCTCCAATAATGCACCATATTCTCTAAATCTTCTATCTCCCGCAATAAAACAACGCTGACGCATCCATACTGCATCTGCAAGAAGTTTTACTTGGTCTTCTGTGAATGTTATGGTTTTCATTTTAATATTGTAACTTTCTTATGTAGAAGAATAATCAATCCCAAGAAATCTGACGAACCCAGAGATCTTTAGTAACTTCAGTAATAGCATATCCAGAAGGAAGTTTTGCGTCTTTAACAACTCCAGCGGTTGGACTAGCAACTCGATACTGGTTCTTATATGCTGCTTGACGATCACTATCCCAGGTCATAAATCCTTGAGAACCAAACCAAGACTTAACAGTATAAGAAATCCCAGATTTATTTACTACTGCTTGAATAATTCGCTTATCTAAAAATCCTTGTTTGTTGCGAATATCAGTAATCTTACAGGTTGCCTTTTCAATCCAAGGATGATTCCTTTGTCCAAGATACCAACACATTTCAGTGTAAGTATAGGTTTTCTGCTGTGCGTTTGCAGCAAGCGGCGACAAAATCAGTGCCAGTGCAATCAATGCTTTTTTCATAGTTAAGGAAACTCTGTAAGTATTATAGGCGATATTTCAAGTTTATGAAAGAGGTCTGTGCCAATTTTTAAGGTGGCGGTTATTTCACAAAATACATACGACGACGATACTGCTCACCAGGGCAGTTTTCTAAATGCTCAATCTCTTCATCTGGTAGGAAGTTGACTCCACCAAGTAGTTTAGCACCAATAAAGATTTCTGCAGACTTCTCACACATCAAAGTAGCAGCAGCACAATCCTTTTGATAAGGTGATGCTGTAATGATACCATGATTCTCTAGAAGAATCAACTTAGGAAAGTATCTGTAGTGGTCTACAAACTCGCCAACATACTTGTCTACATTCTGAAGTAGACGAGCACCAGGAGGAGCATAAGGAACCAGGCAGGACAGAACACCGTTTCTTACGATTTGGTCTGGGAACCAACGCTGCGTAGCAAAGTCATTGACCGCAGGAGAGCAGAGTATCTGTGTAGTCTTTGGTGGGTGTGTATGAGCAATATAGTTAATCTCTGGGAAGTGCTTCATAATCCAAGCATGAAAGAGCACTTCAATACTTGGTTTCTTTTGATTTGGATTTAGTTGTTGAGCATCAGTATTCACCAGAACTAAATCATCTTCTGATAGTGTATGAAGACTTGTACCACTTGCTTTGATTAAAAAAGTATCCTCTGTTTTTCTTTCTGATACATTACCTTCACCACAGATAGTATAGTCAGCAATTGTGTGTGCTAAGTCTAAAAGCATCGTTAAGTATTGTAAAAAATTATTTAGAAATTGTACCAGATATTCAAAAGGTTTTGTTTTGATTTCTACAAATACTTAATAATGGTAATGGTCTGTGAGTGATATGAGAGTCATAAAGAAACCGAATGCTATGAAGAATATTAGAATTGGGAGCATTTTATTGGTGCTTTTGTAGGTATTTAACGGCATTGCTTAATGTGCTGATATTATCACCGACCAATCCTAACATTCTATTACAATTGCTACAAAGTAATCCACGCACCTTTCCAGTATTATGGTCGTGGTCCACATAAAGATTTTTACTATCTTTTCTACCATTAGTATTTGGATTTAGACAAATAGCGCATACTTCATTCTGCTCTTGTAATACACTTTTATACTGCTCTAAACCAAAGTCTTCTCCATAAGTATATTTTAACATATAGTCTTTCTTATCATCATAAGAAGGTCTCTTATCTTTATAGTCTTTACTATAACAATCTTTACACCTTTTATGACCTTTATAATACTCATCAATAAGTTTTTCTACACCACATTTATTGCAGACAATATGAGTTTTACTTGCCCAGTTTTCAGCATAAGTTTTCTCTTCACACCTCATACACCTTCTACGACCTTCTCTAAAATCAGAGGAGGGAAGTTCTTGTGTGCAGGTTCTACAAATCTTCGTGGTTCTCATTATGGCGTTTAAACTTTTAACTATTTATAAAATATTAAACTCCATTATAGCATAAAAAAAGAGACCCGTAAAGGGTCTCTAATTTCATTAACCGATGGTTGGAGCAGTAAGAGCAACAGGAGTTGTTTCTGCTGATGCCAAATCCAGAGGGAAGTTATGTGCGTTCCTCTCATGGAGCACTTCGAAACCAAGATTTGCTCGGTTAAGAATGTCTGCCCAAGTGTTAATCACATGACCTTGACTATCAAGAAGTGACTGATTAAAGTTAAAACCGTTACTCTGTTTCCTTAAATTTACCATCTTTAAGGAGAGGACTATATCTTCATCCCAGTAGGATGTTGGGCGCTAGTGTCGTATTACATTCCACGCTTGGAAAACCGACTAGTCTCTGAACCTTTCCAAGAAGCGTCTTGGACTTGGCTGCTGATTACCCATTTATGGAGGGCTTCCAGCAATTCACCCAAAGTTTACCGTCAAATTGCTAGGACGGGACCCCGACGATTGAGGTTAAATGCCATCGTAGAAACACCAAGAGCAGCGAACCAGATTCCAACTACAGGCCATGCAGCAAGGAAGAAGTGTAGACTGCGTGAGTTATTAAAGGAAGCATATTGGAAAATAAGGCGTCCGAAATAACCATGAGCAGCAACGATGTTATAAGTCTCTTCTTCTTGGCCGAACTTGTAACCATAATTCTGTGACTCTTGCTCAGTTGTTTCACGAACCAAAGAAGAAGTCACGAGCGATCCATGCATTGCTGATGCGAGAGAACCACCGAAGACACCAGCCACACCAAGCATGTGGAACGGATGCATAAGAATGTTGTGCTCTGCTTGGAATACAAGCATGTAGTTGAAAGTACCAGAGATACCCAGAGGCATCGCATCAGAGAAAGAACCTTGACCGAAAGGATAGACCAGGAATACAGCAGAAGCAGCAGCAACAGGAGCACTGTAAGCAACGCAGATCCAAGGACGCATACCTAGACGGTATGAAAGTTCCCATTCACGACCCATATAAGCATAAATGCCGATAAGGAAGTGGAACACTACAAGTTGGAAAGGACCACCATTATAGAGCCACTCATCTAGAGAAGCAGCTTCCCAGATGGGGTAAAAGTGCAGTCCAATAGCATTGGACGAAGGAACAACAGCACCAGAGATGATGTTGTTTCCGTACATTAAAGAACCAGCAACTGGTTCACGAATCCCGTCTCTTATCCCAATAAAACAGTCATATCTTGCGACTTAGACCGTTTCAGTTGACCTATTTGATTTGCTCGTTTTGCGTTTTCTACTCTTCCACCATTTTCTACCCACTCTTTCCACTCATTAATATAAGAAATACATTCTTTAATTCTTTCACTTCTTCTATTTCCCATATGGGGAAGTATTTTTTCCAAAATGAAAAGAACTTTTTCTCTATTTCCTATATGAAGGACATAAACTGGTTTTCCTTTGAGTGTTTTTCTATTAGGTACAAAATAGGGTTTATCTACAAAATTACTTAGTTTAGCAACCACATCTTCATCAGTCATAACAAGACGAATGTATGGTGCTGGCGGTGCTTTAGAAAAGTCATAACGGTCTTTAGAACGATTATCTATTCCAAAGTATCCTTCACCTTCTAAAATTCCTGCAATCCAAGTAATTTGTGATTCTGTTAAATCAAGCATTTTGACTTCGCATCTACTGTTATATTTATACAGCAAGTGCGAATAAAAGTCAACTGTGAGATTTGGACTATATCTTCACCCTTTAAATTTTTTAAAGGTGCTGGGCACTCTAGCCTGTTATTAAGGGGACTAAACCCCTCAGGTAGTCTCTGAACCTTCCTCAAGTGTACTTGAGGCTTGGCTGCTGATTGCCTTTCGGTTTCCAGCAATTCACCCAGTTTTAACATCATCCTTACGGATGAAGGACACAGATTAAAGCAGTATGTCTACGGGAGGTGCTGCAATAAATGCAACAATAAAACAGATAGTTGCCGCAAGAAGGCAAGGAATCATAAGAACTCCGAACCAACCAACATACAACCTATTATCGGTTGAAGTTACCCAGGAACAGAATTGTTCCCAGAGGTTTTCGCCAGAACGGCGTGAAGCAATTGAAGCAGTCATTTTTCGTTAAAGGGTAAGTAAAAAGTCCAGGGGGAACTGGATGGTTACAGTATATCCCACACCACCCTCCAGTGTGGGTATGAGAGACGGATTTTACTTGCCCATTAGTCTCGGTAGGGCAAGATAAAAAGAAAAGTATTGTATTTTCAATGTTCGGTGATGCAGTTTGTCAGGAAACCCTGACTTCCCTCACCGACTTATTTATAGTACCACGAAATCTCTGGGCTGTCAACCCCCCCCCCCTCCTAAGATCAATAAATCTCCCTCCACTGAAGAGCAGCAGCAACAGAAGCAACTGCGTTACCTGTGGTAGTGATAGTTCTTACTACAAGTACATAAATTTCAGAATCTGTGGAATTTATGTTTTGAACAATAATATTTTTCTTTGCCTGACTTAATGTTCCAGAAGAAACTGGTGAAAGTGAGTTTTGTGATGATCCCGAAGGAACATAACCTGATGCAAAGACATCACCATTAAAATAAGTTGTTGCATCAATACAGTATTCAACACCACTATTAGCAGAAGCAGAAGTCCAAGTCAAAGTTCCTGCATTACTCAAATAAGCAGAACTTGGAAGTTTTATAACTTTATAAACAATACTATTTGTTTCGCAGAATAATGAAATATTATTCAATTTAACTGATATTCTATTTGGATATTCCTGAAAGGTATTTTTAAGACGAATTGCAACCAAAGGAAGTTCTGTTCCTGCGGGTGTTGGTGTAGTTCTTGTGGTAAGCATTGTATAAGCAAAATCAATACCACTTTCTACATATCCACCTTCAGACATCACAGATGCACAAATCTGGTCAAATGATGCTCCAATACCAACACCAGTGTTTCTAATTTCACAACGAACTGGTAGGTTTGGATTTGCAATATAAACTGTTGGACTATTGTTAGAATGTAAAAATTCGTGTGCTGTAATAAGTTGCCCATCGTGAGCAAAACCACAACGAACTCTACCAACACCTAACCATTGGAAATCTATAAATGTAAGTTGAGTTTTTGTAATATCTAAATTAAACCCAGATGCTCCTGTTCCATCACATTTATCTCTATTCCATTGTGATTGTGGAATTCTAGTTTCTGTCGCAATACCACTTACAAAAGATCTAATTACCCAGTTATGAGTTCCAATACCAGGATTTATTCCATCAGAAGTATTAAGTCCAACCTGCTCAAAATAAATTCCATCCCTATCATCAAAGTATCCAGTTCTTTTAGTAGCATTCTGCTGAGGTGCATAAAAGTTAAAAGAACTAAAAATTAGTTGTCCTTTTCCTGGTTGATAATGATGATAAAACTTTGTTTGATGAAAAGAAAATGCAGTAGATCCAATACCAGTCTGCAATCTTGCACACGCTTGGTTTTGTAAAAATGTTACGGTTGAACCTGCTCCTGAAACACTATCTAAAAAGTTTGGATCTATAGCATAAAGATGCTTATAGTCCCCAAGAGTAAAAGGTTCAGAAACTCTATTTCTACCAAATGCATCAACTGCATTTGTATCCGGATTAATAGTTATAAGGGTTTCTGATGAAATGCCAACAGTTCCAGTAACTGGAAATGGGTTATCGAGTGTAACGACTTCACCATTTTTATTGGCGATCATATTCACTTCAAAAAGACTTCTTTCTTGATTTAAGAAATCTTGATTAACTTTATTAAATTGTGCCATTAGTCACCTCAAATCCACTCTAATTTCGATGGATGATATCTTTTTACTTCCGATACTTTATAAGAATTTTGAGTCGGTATTGCAGGATAAATGTTATGAACTATTGCACCAGGATATTCATTCTGAATTTGTTCACCTAGCTTTTCTCTAGTCGGAAGACTATTAGAATCCGACATCAATTCAATTCTATAAAGATTTCCTTCCCACATAAAGTCAGCATAAAACTGCTCACCAACAGAAGACGGTGAAGAATCAGATCCATTAACAATTAATGTTCCAATTGAAGCATTACCTGAAATGTTGACACCCTCAGATAAAAATTGTTTATAAGTCTTCATTTTTGTTAAGATTCTTATGTCTTATTTATCATTGATTTTCATAAATAATCAAATGACATTAAAAGGTACAATTGTGCCAAGAGAATTTAATACTCCGCATCGACAAGACTGGAACGCACCGATACATAATATCCTAAAAGCAATAGATAATCATAATCAAGAATATTTTAAAACTCAAGATATATGGCATATAGAAAAAGCAAAAATACTTCGAGAATATGTGTCAGAACTCAAAACCTGGATTCATAAACAAGAAAATGAACAATAAAAAAAGAAAATGTTGGGATTTTGTAATGTCTTCATTTGCAAGATCTTATGGAGTCAAAAAAATCATGGCAGAAGAAAAATTTCATGAGATTGCATTATTTTGGTGCGATGAAAACGAGATAGAAAAATATAAGACCCTAGAAGAATATGATAGATATTTTAGAGAACTTTATGAGAACTGGACATGAATGATTTTCCTTGGGGCGTTAGTATAGGTCTTGGAATTGTACTTTTAGGAACATTATCATTTATTGTTTATATAATGCTTCTAGACAAGTTAGAAAAAAATTAATGTACGAATACAAGATAAAAAAAGTAAATAAAATTATCGATGGTGATACTATAGATGTCGATATAGATTTGGGATTTAATATTACAATTTCCCAAAGAGTTCGTCTAGCTGGAATCAATGCACCAGAAACAAAAACTAAAGATTTGAAAGAAAAAGAAAATGGAATAAAATCTAAAGAATGGTTAGAAAATAAATTAAACACAAAAGAACAACTAACCATAAAAACTGAAAAAGATGATAAGTATGGGAGAATACTTGGATGGATTTATATTGAGGAAAACCAAATTTCAATAAATAATCAGATGATAGAAGAAGGATACGCAATTTCTTATCTACCGTGAAAAATGCACTACTCATTGGATTGTTGGTCATAAGACTCATCACCAACGAAGGAATTTTCAATGAAGGAAGAAGACCTCAACCAAGAAAACAATTCCCAGAAATCATTAGATTCATCCGAAGACCAGCCAAAAGAGGTAGGAAAAAAGCAAAGTTCATTATTGAATAAACTTATCTTTATTATCTGTTGTTCTGTGATTGGATTTGTTGGAATCAATTTTATTGCATGTAACTTTATGGTTCCTGGAACAATTAGTAGAGCAAATGTTCTTGGAGGATTAAAAAACCCTCCTCCTTTAGATTGCAAAGAATCTGAAAGAAGAGGGTATGAAACTTTATTAACTATTCTTACTACAGTAATTGCATTAAGAACACGAGTTGAAGATAGTGATTAAATAACCTCACAACATCTCTTATAATACTTCTCACGATCAGCAAGTCCATTTGCTGGATCTCTGCCATTAACTCTTGCTGATACCTGACGACAAGTAGCACCAGAATCACAAAGTTCATTCATCTTATTTGTCATCCACCAGAAACCAGAAATTGTGAATGGATAATTCTCTGCAACATAATTTACTCCATTCATTACATTAGGATCTTTAATATAATTCGCAAACTGCTGATAATTATATCTCCCAGTTACCTGAATAAATCCAGCGCCTTTATATCTTGGCCCATCACCATTTTGAGTGTTTCCAAGATCTTTTCTTCCTTCATAATCAGCGCCAGAAGCAAGTTCTTTCATCCAACGACCACCATTACTCTCATGAGAACATTGAGCGAGAAAATGGCGAATTCTTACTTTTGTTGTAATGCTGAATGTAGTCAAACACTTATGAAGTTCCTGCACTTCCTTATCTTTGATTAAAGATTCTGCACAGTTCCAGATATAAGCAAGTTGTTTTTTTGTTGGTAAGGCACCACCTTGTGATGGTGCCTCTTCTACTTTTTTACTGGTTCAAAGATTCTGCCCCATCCATCATTGGGATGCTTTACTGTCCATCGTCTTTCTAGCATCCGTTTAGCATAAACAACTCTTTTCCCATTGGATACTGGACCAGAATACCCATCCAAAATTGAACCATATGGATCACTTACAATATAGTTTCCACTTTCGTTTTTCCCATGTACACAAATCATATGACCAGTTCCAGTAGGAGATAACTCTGGACCACGATGAAGAATTCCAATCACAACTGGACGACCAGCAGAAAGTTCTCGATCTAAATCATCAAATCCTAAATTATAATGAAACTTAGAGTCTAATCCATAAGACTTCAATACTCTCGTTTGAACATCATGATCTGTCGAATTCCCTTGTGCTAAAACTTTTCTAAGATAGGCATCATCACCTTTTGTCCCTGATGGTAATGATCCTGGCTTCAAATACTCAAGACACATTGCACAAGCAGATGAATTGCAAGTAGAATCTGGTAGTTGATAGTTATCTGTTTGTGGATAGAATGGTACATCCAAAAGAATTCCTTTTAAGTCCTGTGAGATATTTTGTGATCTATAGATTCTTATCCAGTTAGATGTGTCATCTAATAACTCTGGAACTTTTTCTGCCAATAGTCGTTCAAAATCATCTATTGCTGCACGATGCTTTGGATTCTTGTCGTCGTAGTACTTGAAAAAATTGTTTAAATCTACTCTCATTTTCAATACCTGAATTCTTCTAATCTATCTAGGAGTTCATTCAAATGTTTATGTGCCAGTGATTTGGGATCACTTGTATAATATGGTTCAGTTGAAACCTTATGTTTTTGCTTCAAAATTAAAACTTTAATCTCATCTTTCGTGATGTGATTTCTTGGCATATACAAAAAAACTCTACCACCTATTTAGTGGTAGAGTTTAAAATTTATAGTTTTTATGTTATCAGAATACACCTGGAATTAATTGGCCAGTGGTGAGATAAGTGCCAACTGCAATTACAAATCCAAGCATTGCAAGTCGTCCGTTTAGCCTTTCGTTTGCTTCAGTCCATCCAAATTTCATTTTTGATTCCTCCGTGTTGTGTTTTGAATTACAATAAATTTATCTTTGGGTAAAGTGCCTGCAACACAAACTTTGAGTTCATCATCGTTAGTCCAGGCACCAGATTCGACAAGTTCTTGAAGTGCTACTCCAAGTTGTCCTAGCATATCGGCACTCACAGATTTTCTTCCTGTTCAGTGAGAATCACGCAATCACTAGTTGGATATGCCGTACAGGTAAGAATAAACCCATCAGCGAGTTGATCATCATCAAGAAAGGTTTGATCCTCATTATCCACTGTACCAGAAACAAGTTTACCAGTACAAGCAGAACAAGCACCAGCACGACAAGAAGAAGGCAGATCGATTCCTGCCTCTTCAGCAGCGTCTAGAATATATTGATCTTCAGGGCACTCAAAAGTACTCTCAGTGCCGTCAGGAGATTGTAGAGTAATAGTATAATTCATTCGTAAGTTTTTGATAGTTGATTTACAGAGTGTGCTAGCAGTACAAAGAATGCAATACTAGTTACGGTAAAGATAACTTCAGTCATCAAAAGATACCAAAGAAAAGTTTGCCAGTGAGAGCATAAGAAATGATACCAGAAACGATACCAATCATTGCCCAACGAGAATTCGCTTTTTCTGCCTTTACAGCATAAGGTTCAAAACCATAACGCTCAATATCTTCTTTAGACATCCACATTGTTGGTTCTTTGGCAAACATATTCATTTGGCCAAATTCATTTTTTGTAACGGTCATTTATTTTTTATAAAGTTTTACAACAGAATTATATAGGAAGAATGAAGGCTTGTCAAGCATCCCTTAAAGTTTTGTTTGAATTTACTGACTGATCCGGTTTACGGCAAGTCGTGCTCGGTTGAGGATAGAACCACTAAGGGGAACATATCCAAGGTCATCAGCAATTGATTGTGCCTTTGAACTCAGGGCGTAGTTGAGTGCTCCACGAATGGCAGGAGCGTTAGAACCATTGCCAGTCTTATATGCAAGAATCCAAGTCAGAGTTGAAATTGGATAAGAAGTTGCACCAGCAGGATTTGGATTTTCGCCAGCAAGGTTCGCATCCAGTTTGATGCCATTCAGTGCGGCAGAACCAGCAGCAGCAGTAGGAAGAACAAACTTACCTGCTTTATTTTGAAGTGCTGCTGCTTGGAGTTTATTTGCTTTCACAAATCCAGTGTTCACATAACCAATCGCACCATTGCTTTGACGAATGCGACCAGCAACACCTTCATTACCTTTAGCACCAATACCAGTAGGCCAGTTTACAGACTTAGCAGCACCAGCAGTCCAACCACCAAATGCTTTCAGAGAGTTAGTAAATGCAAAGGTAGTTCCAGAACCATCAGAACGATGAACCACAGTCATAGGACCAGCAGCACATCCAACTTGGTTCCAGTTCTTAATCCGACCAGCAAAGACATCAACTGCTTGCTTCTGAGTGAGTTTCAGAGTACATCCTGGTTTGTTATAGGCAATAGCAATAGTACCACCAACCATAGGAATTTGTACGACACCACGCTTTACTTTGGCGGCATCTGCTGCGCTGATTGCTTCATCACTTGCTCCGAAGTTAATCGTTCCCGCAAGGAATTGACGAACACCAGCACCAGAACCAACGGACTGATAATTAACCCGATTCCCAGTAGCTCGTGCATAGTCAGCAAACCATCGTTGATAAATTGGAGCAGGGAATGAAGCACCTGCACCGTTAATAGTAGGTCCAGCAAGAGCAGCAGTAGGAACAGCAGCAACTAAACCAATAGCAAAAATATTTTTCAGTTTCATAAAAAGTTTTAGAAGTGAATTGACTTCACGAATAATGATACCAGAAGACAAGCTTAAAGTCAACTAAGATTTGGTTAAGGTTTCGATTACCAAATAAAAAAGCACCCAAAAAATAGGTGCTTTCACTCAAGTTATGAGTAAGTTATCAACCAACAATACTATCTCTCCACTCTTCACTCATATTCACCATAATTGCTTCTGCTGCTTCTGGGGTTTCAGCATATCAGTATAAAACATATTAGTATTTTTCATCTGCTCTTAAATTGGTTCGCAATACTATTTATAAAAGAAAAGAGGGCATTTCTGCCCTCCAATCTCTACCTTAAAGATGCGAACCAATTAAGGCATCATTATTTATACCTTAGAACTTAAAGGTTGTTTGTAAAATTCCTCCCCAATTTGAAGAGTTACCAGCAAGGCGCTGATTATCACTACCATAAATGATAGCAGGGGTGACGCTGATGTTATCAGACACTTGATACTTGTAGAAGATTTCAAGCATCGTGGACTTCTCAAGGTTCTCACCAGTAGGAGCTTGACCGATAGCAACACCAGCAGAGTTACCATCAACAAATACATCATCCCAAGTGAGACCAGCAAACCAGGACTGACTATTGGTAGCATCACTTTGGGTGCCACTTACAGTGTTCCAACCATAACCACCAGAGATGGAGGGAACCCAACCAGATTGGGTTGGTTGCCAGTAAGCGTTGATAGCATAACCGTTGGAAGTTTGACCAGGAACAAGAGTTCCAGAAGCGCCGTTCAGACCGTTGTAGGTACGAACACGAGTGCCTTCAGTACCATAACGATAACCGAAAGCAGCACCCCAGTTAGTACCACGATAACCGATTTGTGCCAGAGTATTCAGAGCACCAGAACGGTCAAACTCACCAGTGGAACTATCACTGCCGTTTTGGGCAACATAGTTTACGCCAGCAACAAGACCTGTGCTCTTGCCATATTGAATGCCGAAACCAGAACCAACTGCCTTGTTATAAACACCAGGAGCACCTGCTACTTGGAAGAAGTCAAGAATCTTGGAGTTATATGCCGAAGGAATCCAAGAGATTTCAGTATTACGAACCAGAGCGCCAGCAGTAATAGTGGTGGTGTTATTAAACGCAGGGAATGAATAGTACAGACGATCGATAACTACATTGTTGCCAACTTCACTAGAAGTGTTATCTGCTTTATCTAGTTTGAAGATTGAAGAACTGGAACCGAAAGGATTGCTGCTAAAGTTGGCAGAACGCAAACGAGTACGAAGTAGATCCTTACCAGTGAATGAAGTATCCAGGTTCAGACGCAGATCGTAGTTAAATGCGGTGTGAGTGATATCACCATCTTTGGTCTGGTAGTTATCAACACCACCGATTACGAAGTTTGCTTCACCACGCAGTTTGGTAGTAGTGGAGAACTGTTGTGCTTCAAGTGTAGTGACTTGTGCTTCCAGACCATCTACACGACCTTTGAGAACTGTAAGTTCTTGTGCGAATTCTGCCTGAAGACGCTTAAGTTCATCAGTAACTTCAGTCACGCGGTCAAGGCAAGCATTCAGAAGTGCTGCTGCCTCATAACGAGTCATAGCACGAGCACCACGGAAGGTGCCGTTAGGATAACCAGCAACGCAACCATAACGCTCTACGAGGTTGCTAAGTGCTTGATATGCCCAATCAGTTGGTTGGACATCAGAAAATTGTGTAATACTTGTGACCTGTTCTTGTGAATATTGATTTACTCCAGATGTAAGGTCAGCAGCCATCGCTGCAGGAGCAACAATACCTAGAGCAACAGGTGCAAGCATCAGTTGTTGAAAAAATTTCATAGAAATATTTTTGTTTGTTCTATAGGACAAAAAGTTAAGAATTACAACAGAATTCCCAACCGAGTATTTATTATAGGACGGTTCTCAAAATTTGTCAAGCGTCCGACTTAGATGGTTCGGTAATCCGACCAAGATAAGGATCAAAGGAAGTAATTTGATCCACTGTGAAATTGGCACCTCTTTGATGCCAAAAATTTCTAATTCCATCATGACTATTACGATGAAAAATATCAATATGATCGGGATGAATGGATGAGCCAAGTTCAATTTTATAGAGAAAAATTGGAGTGGCATAAGTACACCCAGAATTATAAATCAAATCATCGGCTACTGGACGAGGCTTTACTCCATTATCAAGTTTATACTTATCTCCACGAATATGATACTTTATAAGTTTTTCTGCATGATGTCTCGTAATGACATAACAAGCCGTTGAGAAATCATTAACAAATCTTGTATGAATTGGCACTACAATATCGCCAGTACAAATGATGGCAAGTTGAATGACATCCCAACAATAGGGAACTTTAGCAATAAAATCAGACCAAGTGAAATTCCAACAGTGTGCAAGACTCATATCACAATCATCTTCCATAATAATCGCATAAGGACTATCAGAAGTATTATACCAATGATTAATTGCTTTCAAATGTGATGTAACACACCCAATTTCACCAGATGTCATCATATCTGGGTACTTACCTTTAATAACATCACTCAAATCATCATCTCTACCATCATGCGCAGAAATTCTCATATAATTTTCAATTTCCCAGTGTTTAAACTGAGATTCCATGTATTCCCATCTTTCTGGTTGATCGTCCAGATTAATACAATAAACTGGACCAAAATTTTTTAGTTTATGTACAGATTTATTTTTTTCCATTAGATTGTCATCCATCTTTCAGGTATTAGATCCTTTGTATTTTTATTGGAGTTACCTTCTCCAAACCATTTTATTGGTGCAATTACTTTATCTGAATTTGCAAGCCAAGCCCCCCACCAAGAAAATGAAGAGTTTGCAATAATATGATATGTACACAATGTCATAAGACAAAGATCGACATAATGATCCTGAGATTCGGAGATCATAAAACGATCAGAATCAAATAAACTTTGCTCTTTGCACCATTCAACATCATCAGAAAAAACTATCACTGGAATTTCAGAATCAAATGATTTTAATGCTTCTTCATAATAATCCAAATCAAGAGTAGTATGATTTGGATTTTTAAGATAATCAGTTCTCCTCACATGTAAACTAATTGCATCACCAACAGATTCCATCATATCTTTACATGGTTGTAAAATATGATCCCGAAAAGAAAAATCTTCTCTAATTTCAGATTCGATGTGTTTAAAATATTTCTCAGACTGAAAAAATCCAGCAAGGCTAATTTCATCTGGACACATATTGAAAAGAATTTCATCGAAATGAAAATGTCTTTCTTCTGCTATCGGTGCATATCCTCGGTCAAGTAGTTTAGTATTGCGCGGAAGAACATTAATCATATTGAACGCATCAAACAATTCAATCTTCATATCAAATCCATAAGGATCTTTAATGATATGATCATGTCTTGGAATACAAAAATCGTATCCACGATTTCTAGCAATACCTCGCAATGATGCATATTGAAACATCTGATTTCCAAGTCTGCCAAGTTGCCCTAAATGATTAAATGCCAACATTTAATTGTCTCCTCAATTTCTTTACATATTTTTGTTGCTCATAATAATTCACTAATCTTTCTTTGTCCCAAGTTCGTATTGAGTTCCACAAGTTAAAATTATCCTGCCATTTTGGATTATTATAATGTGAATTGAAAGTTCTTGCATGTTCAAAATGATACCCATAGTTATTAACTCTGCCAACTTTGAGTCCCATTACTTGTATTCTATACAAAAATTCACAATCTTCGGGTCCCCAAGACATAAAATTTTCATTCCAAAAATAAGAATCAATTTCAGATTGTTTTCTTATCATTTGTCCCCACCCCATTACAGATGTACCCAAACGACAACTATCATTAAGTATTTCTAAGTTGAAATTAGATTGAATAAATTTTTCAAGCAATTCGTCAGAATGATTTACATGAAGTTGATAAGCACCAACCCCATAAGTATAAACAGCATCATAATTTTGGGTAGTTATCATATGATATGCCTTATGATAACTTGATACTGGAAATACTATATCAACATCGTAATTATAAACAATATCAGTATTTGCTTCAAGTAACAAATTGTTTAAAACTTTAGTTTTGTGAAAAAATGAATTCTCATCGCAATTAAATATATGTCTCAGATTTATTGGTTCTTTCCCAAAAATATTTTTGATATTTGGTAGTACATTTTGAGAATATATAGACTGTTTATCAGATTCATAAACAATAATTTTTGATTCTGGAAAATTATACAAAAGATAAGAAATCGATGTAATTATATTTCTCAATCGGTCATTAGATTCTATCCTACACGGCATTAAAAATGTTAAATTTTTCATTTTACTAACACATTAAAAATTTATTTTTGTCCATTGACTTGGAATTAAATCTTTAGTATCCAAAAAAGATTGGTTTCTTCCAAACCAAATTGATGGTGCAATTACAGTCTTATTTTCATTTTCACTCAGCCATGCCCCCCACCAACTAAAAGAACTATTGGCAATAATGTGATCACTACAATTAGATATTAAACAAAGATCAAAGTGTGCTTTCATAATACTATCAGATACAAAATCATTTATAATAAAATTTTCTCCGCTGAAAATTTTTTGATTTTTGCACCATTCTACATCATTTGAACAAATTATATAAGTTCTATCTTTACCCATGAAATCAATAGATTTTTTGTAATAATCCATCGGTAAATTATAATGATTGTTCTCTACTCCCGGATAATCATAAGTGTCGGAAAATCTACGAATAACAATTGATATGGGATCATATTTTAAATATTCACCAAAAACAGCATTGACTTCATCTAAAATGTTTGACTTGAAAGTAAAATCTTTTCTAATTTCACTTTTTGCATTTTGAAAATATTTTTCAGTTTCGAAATATCCTTTGAGAGTTACATTATCTGGACACTCATTAAAAAGTTCTTCACAAAATTCATACTGATGTAATTCAACTTCATCACCATCAATATAACCAAATCTATCACCAAGATAATTCATCCCAAAACAATGATGGAGTTGGTGATGCGTTGAAATTGCATTACCAAAATTTGTAGCATCCTTATGATTGGGTATGCAGAAATCATAATTCATATTCTTTGCAATCCCAACAAGAGATGCATATTGAAACATTTGATTTCCAAGTCTTCCATTTTTACCAAGTATGTTCATCCCAATCATTCAATCATCTCCCATTCATTCGGAATTATATCTGCCATATCATAATGGCTATACATTGGACCAAACCAATTATTATAATGTGGAGAGATTATTTGTTTATTTTCATTTTTTATTAGCCATGCCCCCCACCAACTTAAAGAACTATTAGCTATAATTCCACCTTTACACATAGACATTAAACACAAATCATAAAATGGAACTAAAGGATACTCCATAGCACCATCTCCCACTTGAACTTTTTGGTTAAATTTTACTTCATTTTCCGATATAAAAAATCTATCTGGCTTAAATATATCTTGCTTTTTGCACCAATTAGAGTCATCAGATAAGACAATAACAGAAAGATTAGAATCAAATCTATCTAAAGCTTTTTTATAATATGATTCACTTAAAAGAGGATGATATTCTTGTACCCTAACGTAATCACCTCTCCTCACATGTAAAAATATTGCATCACCAATTTCATCCATTACTTCCAAACAAGAAGATTTAATATCATCATTAAATTCATAATCTTCTCTAATTTCATCAGAAATGTGTCTAAAATATTTTTCAGTCTGAAAGAATCCACTGATATCTACATTATCTGGACAAGTATCAAAAAAATTTTCATCAAAGTTAAATTTTTTAATTTCATACAATTTACACTCACTACCATTAAATCCCTTATTTTTTTCACTGACATTAGTCATCTGAAATGATTCAAATAAACAGTATTTTGTCTTTCCAATGTGATTTTCCGGAGGCACTAAAAAATCAAACCCTCGATTTGCCGCAATTCCACGAAGAGAAGCATATTGAAACATTTGATTTCCCATTCTACCGGTTGAGCCAAGTCCATTATAACTTATCGCCATTATTTCCACCCAAATAAGTTTTGTAAATGTAATCTTCATTGATCAGAAAATTCTTGACTATTTCTAGATTTTCTTTCACCGCATCTATTTTAGCATAATATAAATCAGGCGTCAAGCTAGAAATATCAAAATCTTCTGTTAGTGAAATGATGCCATCTGGATTAAAAAATTTTCCAATATCTGGTGATCCATAATAAATTGGGATAGTTCCAGTCGCAAAACAGTCTTGAATTTTTTCAGTAAAGTAAGACTCATATGAAGCATTCTCGATTGCGACAGAAAACATATAGTCTTTTAGTCCTTCCTCTTTAGATTGAATCTCATCAAATCCTCTGCCATAAAAATCAACTTTACCTTGAAGTTTTTGTGCCCATGATAAACGATATTGATGACCATTGCACATTAACTTATTAGAGCATATCATTGAGACCAGCTTTGTTTTCTCATATAGTTGTGATTCAGTAATCCAGGTACCATAAAGAGGAGCAAATTTAAATTTACGATGAAGTTGAAGTAGTTCTTGATTATGAGTAAAAATATAATCAAATACTCTTACATAATGAAGATAATTGCTTTTAACATCATCAATGACTTGTGGTTTGATGTCTTTTGATTCTAACAGCCACGCATATTTCTTTTTACTTGTTCCGTCATCAAATGCCAAGCCAATGTATTCATCTACATAAAAAGTTTCTTCCGCCCCAGAATCTACCCATTCAATGAATTTGGATTCTTGCTTGTGAATAGATGATGCTTTATTCCAATTGTGATAGTTATTAAAACCACCACCAACTAAATTGTATTGTTTTTTATCCATATATAATGAAAATGAATTGTGTCATGAAAGTTATATCGTTTTCCTTATGGGGAGATAATCCAAAGTACACTATTGGAGCAATTAAAAACTCACAGCTCAAAGAAAAATTCTACCCGGATTGGAAAATGTGGGTTTACCACGATAGTTCTGTTCCTCCTTATATATTAGAAGAATTACAAAGGAATAATGTACAATTGATAAAGAAAAAAAATCAAAGTCATTCTAATGCGATGTGGAGGTTTGCTCCAGCATCAAATAAGGCGATTGATTGCTTCATATCAAGAGATTGCGACTCTCGTTTGTTTGAAAGAGATGTTGCCGCAGTGAATGAATGGATAGAATCAGATAAAAAATTTCATATCATTCGTGATCATCCCGGTGGCCATGCATGGGAAATCAGCGCAGGAATGTGGGGCTGTAAAAAAGGATTTATAGAAAATATTGAAAATAAGATAGAACATTATATTAAGACAAGTTCTTGGATTTCCGATAGAGCAGTAGACCAAAGATTTTTACAAGAAGTAATTTACCCACAAGCAGTCGCAAGTCTTTTTCTTCATGATGAATATTTTAATTATGAAAAAATCGGCACTCCAATTAAAAGAGATCGTAAACTCGACAACTTTGCATTCATTGGAGAACCATTTGATGAGAATAATAATCAGTTATCAAATCACCGGGATATGATCATTCAAAGATATTGAAGACTTTCTGGGAGAATTTGTTGCCTGTAAAGAGAAAGATTCTTTTCGTATAGTTGTTTATCCGATTGATATGGGATGGCGACTTTATTTACCGGCAAAGAACACACTTTAATGTGCCTCAAATCTTTAACTTTATATCCAAAAGAATAAGCACGATATGACATATCACCATCGGCATAATAATATTGATATTCTGGATTATACATTCCTATTTCTCTGAAGATTTTCTTCCTGTATAATCCATAATTCATCACAATTTCTCCACCAGAGTTTGCCACATTACATAAACACCATCCAGATGTATGATCTGTACCATTCAGCCAATTGGAATCTTTAGTTTCCCCAAATGATCCATATTTCCAGTTAAAAAGATAAAAGTCGTCATTTGACCGTGCCTCAAGAATTACATCCGACCAATCATTACACAAAATAACATCATCATTCCATTGACATATTATTTCATATGTAGATTCCCGAATGCCAATATTCATAAAATGTGGGTAAGAACTTCTACCACCAATTTCAATCAATTTAATTTTAGGGTGATTAAGTTGCTTGACATAATCTATAGTTCCATCTGTACTTCCACCATCTACTAAAACAAGTTCCAATCTATCATCAGAAAGAACTGTGTTTGCAATTAAATTGGGAAGCATCCCCACACGATTTAATGTGCCGGTTACAATACTAATCATTTGTTTAAGTAATCTATGAAATCAAAATTATTTGCACCAATTATTAGTGCCAATAGACTAACATTTGAAAAACTATACAAAAAGTTATTACAGTTCGAAAGTAAATAAACGCTAGATAACACTTCTTCATTTACTTTAGAACGATTGGAGCAATGATGATGAATTGATTTGGATCCACTACTTATTTGGAGTGTGTCGTCATAAATAATTCGATTGCCATATCTATCCAATAAACAATCAAGGTAATATTTGTCATCAGTAGCAACAAATATTTTTTCACTTTCAATGGAATCAATCAATCTAAAAATGTTATCGGATTTTATCTCAGGAAGTTCTTGTTTTTTATCTGTACCTCTTATCTGAACACCCAAAGTATTTTTATCGATTCCTAAGTTTTTTTTCTTCTTCTCAAACTTTTCCAAATATTCGTGTTTAATTTTGAGAATGTTATTGTAAACTTTATTTTTAATTTTCAGATTATCAATATTTGCAGGAGTGTGTGCATTATATTCTCCCTGATAAATTTGATTAGAAAAATATCTTTCCAACCACCAAGATCCTATGTCATATGTTTTATTTGTTTTTGGAGAAATATTATCAAATAAATTTAAAGTCTGACTTTCAGATATTTCGATATTAAAGTTGCCATTCACAATATAATGCTCAAGAGCCATATCAATAATTCCACACACAATAGAACAAAAACCTTTATATGGATAATTAAACCTTGAGTCGGAATATGATATGTAACCGGTCTCAGTCAATTCCAATTACCTCATTAAGACCTTTCGAATGAATTGATGTAGGATAATTTCTGACATAATTATGCCTATAAATTTTTGGTTTATTCATTTTATACGAATTAACCATATCCAGAAATCCAGTTTGCATCATATGAATTTCTTCAGCATTCTCAAGTAGTTTGATATAATCAAACATTTTGAATTGAAAATCATTACGAATTACTTTATATTCATCCATAACTTTAGTCATGTCAATATTGTATCCTCTTTTGGGGTCATCCAATACAAAGATATATTTTTCCCCATCAGGATTTAGAGTTTTGCAGACTTCTTCTTCTTTTTCCAAATCTCTTTCAAAATAAAACTCATCAAATCTAATTTGAAAATCAAGATTTGCAAGATGATAGAATGCTTCATCAAAGGTCATTCTATCTAAACAACTATCCAAATTCTGGAATCCAGGTTTAATCAAATTATTTTTGACAGTACTATTATTCTCAACGAATCTAATAGCATCCCCTTCAACATCAAAATTGAAAATTTCTAGATTGTCCAAATCACGATACATATAACTCACATTATCATAGTAATGTGTATAGCAAAAGAGAACTATATTATCGTATTTTTTACAAAAATGGCGTACCATACCATTGCAAATAATATGGTCTCCAAGTCCTAGATGGTGGTGAATATACTTGAGTGACATATCACTCAACTCCTTTATAAAGTTTTACAGAATCCTCACGAAGTGTTCTTCCAGTTGCAATAGCATTATCTACAAGAAGATTAACTGCTTGCACTAAACGAGGACGCTTTACCTTAAAGCAAATATCAATTTTACGCTTCAACTCAGCAACTTCTGTATCAGTCTTTGCTTCCTGAATTGCATCTTCCAACATCCACATACGAGTGTGAAGAATAGAAAGTTTTTCAATTACTTCACCTAGATTGTCAGTCTCAATGTATTCAACATCAGGAAGTTCTCTGCGAGAAAGAACTTCATCAATAGTTTCTTTGATGCACTGATCAATTAAATCACCAAACTTACTCATAACTCTCCTAAGATTTTTTCTAAAAAATTCATATCTTTATTCGAAACAAATTGATTGTTTCCAATGTAGATTCCATTCTCATGAAGAATGTCAACATTTAAGTTTTCTGTCTTACCACTGATTGAATATCCTCTGAGATAAGGTTGTCTTAAAAGATTTCCACCAACCACTGGTCTATATTCAATTTTATATTTGTTTAGTAAAGAAATTAGTTTCATTTTAATTTCTTTAGTTTTACAAATAAAAGGAAAACAGAAACAACTATTACCTTGATTATACACTATTGGATAAAAATTGTCTTTATTTTTTTGGGAGGACATAATTTCTACAAATCTAAAATATGCCTTGTCTCTATTATCAATAAACTTGTTAATCCTCTTTAATTGAGATAGTCCTAACACAGCACCAAACTCAGTATTCCTAAAGTTATATCCATCACTCACAAATAGAAATGACTTTTCTATTTCTGGATTTTTATTCTCATAGTATTTGAATTGGTCCGAAACTCTTGCCAGTCCGTGAGACCTTTTCATCTTCATCAAATCATATAGTTCCCAACTATCAGTAGAAATCATTCCACCTTCTACAGTAGACATATGATGTCCAAAGTAGAAACTAAAAGTTGCACCAAGACTAGTTTTACCTATCTTATTTCCATTTTTATCAAGACATCCATGAGACTCACAAACATCATCAATAAACAGTGCGTTCGGAAGTATCTTCTTGTATTCTTCAATCTCTGCAGGAATACCTAATAAATGAGTTACAAATACTAATTTAATATCTGGATGAGACTTAGATATGGTTTTTAGATTGTCTAAGTCAAAACTATAATTCTCAAGATTTACATCACAAAAAATAGGAGTAAGTCCCAGTTGAATAATTGGATTGATGTTTGTAACCCAAGTGCAAGATGGAACTAAAACTTTGTCACCTTTTTGGAGACCGTACTTTTCTATTATTGCAGAGACTAATAAAAAATTTGCAGTGCTTCCAGAAGTCACAAACAAAGAATACCTACAACCCAACCACTTTGACCACTCTTTTTCAAATTGTTCAACATTCTTACCTTGAGTAAACTTATCAGAGGTTAAAACAAACTTAGCAAGTTGAATTCTATCCCATAAAGAGATAGAATTCTTCATAAGTGGCCACTTATAGTCGGACATAATTACTCCTATTCTTTAGGAACCAATCAATTGTAATTTTTAAACCATCTTCAAGAGAAGTTTTTGCCTTCCATCCTAAGGAATCCATCTTCGAAGTATCTAGTGCTCTACGAGGAGTGCCATTTGGTTTAGAAGTATCCCAAACTAGCTCTCCAGTATAACCAACCAGGTTAGATACAATCTCAGAAAGTTCTTTAATACTTACTTCTCTCTCAGGTCCAATATTAATAATTTCAGGATCATCATAGTTATTCATCAAGAAAACAAGACCATCTGCAAGATCATCAGAAAAAAGAAATTCTCTAGTTGGACTTCCATCACCAAAACACATTACACTTTCCACACCAGAGTCTTTTGCACTCACAAACTTATTGATGAAACTTGGAATTACATGACACTGCTCCAGAATAAAATTATCATTAATACCATAAAGATTATTTGGCATTACAGAAACAGTTGGAAATCCATATTGCTCTGTGTATTTTTTACACATCATATATCCAGCAATTTTTGCTAGAGAATACGAAATGTTAGTTTCTTCAAGTGGCCCAGTCATCAAATACTCTTCTTTGATAGGAACTGGAGCGTGCTTAGGATAAATACAAGCAGATCCTAAAAATAGCAACTTCTTGCAACCATTACGATATGCTGCATCAATTACATTCGTTTGGATCTGTAAGTTTTCACGAATAAAGTCTCCAGGAATTGCTTTGTTATAGCCAATGCCACCTACCTTTGCTGCGCCTAGAAAAACATATTCAGGTCGTTCTTCTGCAAAAAATTCGTCAACATCTTTCTGAATTCTCAAATCTAATTGTGATCTTGAGCGAGTCAAAAGATTTGTATAACCATTAGATGTCAAATTTCTGGAAATTGCAGAGCCTACAAGTCCTCTATGTCCTGCAATAAAAATTTTAGAATCAGTTTCCATTAATACACATATCCTCAACTAATTGTTTAAAAGAAGTTCTAGGTTCCCATCCTAGTTTTTCTTTTGCCTTAGTGGCATCACCTAATAAGGTCTCTACTTCAGCAGGTCGAAAATATTTAGGATTGACTCCAATGACTTTTCTTCCAGTAAGTTTATCAATACCAACTTCATCCAGACCTTCACCTTCCCAGATAATATTCATGCCAAAATATGGTGCCGCCTCTTCAACAAACTGACGAACTGAATATTGTTCTCCTGTAGCAATCACATAATCATCTGGTTCGTCTTGCTGAAGCATCAGCCACATCGCCTCCACAAAGTCTTTTGCATGTCCCCAATCACGCTTTGCATTCAGATTCCCGAGATATAGTACATCTTGTTCCCCAGTTGAAACAGATGATAATCCTCTAGTGATTTTTCTTGTGACAAAAGTTTCTCCTCTTCTAGGGGATTCGTGATTGAAAAGAATTCCAGAACTTGCATGTAGTCCATAAGATTCTCTGTAGTTTTTGACGATCCAATATCCATAAAGTTTTGCGACTCCATATGGCGAACGAGGGTAAAATGGTGTTGTTTCTCTTTGAGGAATTTCTTGGACTAATCCATAAAGTTCTGAAGTAGATGCTTGATAAATTCTAATGGAATCTTCCATTCCAAGCAATCTAACAGCTTCAAGAATACGAAGAGTCCCTAGTGCATCAACTTGCCCTGTATATTCTGGAGTTTCAAAAGAAACCTTGACATGACTTTGCGCACCCAAATTATAAATTTCAGTTGGTTTAACCTTTTGAATAATACCAACAAGATTTGTGGAGTCTGTCAAATCCCCATAGTGAAGATGAAGTTTATTGTAAATATGGTCAATTCTCTTTGTGTTGATGGAAGACGACCTACGAACAATGCCATGGACTTCGTATCCTTTATCCAAAAGAAGTTCCGCAAGATATGAGCCATCTTGGCCAGAAATTCCACTAATTAAAGCTTTTTTCATAAATTAGATTCTCCCATAATCATCTTGAATTCTAACGATGTCTTCCTCATCGCATATTTTTCCTAATTGAATTTCAATAATCATTATACCATCATTTCCACCAGAAACTCTATGTCTGAAATTTAATGGTACGAATATATAGTCTCCAACTTTGACCTCTCTAACCACATCATCTAAATCAACTGTACCACTACCAGAAACTACAACCCAATATTCGTTTCTATGATTATGGTATTGTAGTGATATTTTTTCATTTGGTTTTATATAAAGTCTTTTTACTTTATATCCATTCTCTTCCTGTAAGTTTTCGTACCATCCCCAAGGTCTATTCACTTTCTCTATCATACTTCACAATTAGTAAAATCTACTTGTCCATTTCTAGTTGCCCAAATTGGATATTCTCTACCATAGGTGTTCCATATCTTTGCTTGTTCTGGACCAACAGGAACTCCAGATAATTCAGCAGCATTCCAGATTGTTTCATATGTGTCATCTTCATGGAAGGTAAAATCGTGCGTTTCTGCTTTTTTCTTTAAAAGCAAAGACCAAATAGATTGATCGTGACGATTTTCTCTAAAGATACTATTATTAGGAAGCATTGAAGGACTATCATCCAAATACCTTCCACTATCTTCGACACAAATATCCATCCATTTTTGAACCAATTCTTTTATCATTACAGTATTCTTTAAAAGAAAGATACCAGAAATAATTTGTCTGGTCATTAGATACCTATCATCATTTCCAATAATATGACGATAGGTATCCATTTTCGTCCACTGAATTTCTGGTAGATCTAATGTAAAAAACACTCCTTCTGTATCCAAACATTCTTGATAATATTGTTGAAGTTTTTCTAGTCCGTTTTTATTCAGTTCACAACCAGAATCAACATAAAGCAAAACATCATTTTCTGGAATAGAATTTAATGCTTGCAGAATAAAATAAGGTTTACATGCATAATAACCATAGTATCTACGCTGCATTCCAGAACGCTGAGTCATCATCGACTTTGCGTGATTTTCCCAAAATGAATTATTTTCTAAATCTTTTTCACCATATTCAAAAATAGATTTAAAAACTCCAAAATTATCTGCTTGCGCTCTGATTCTATTTTTACCAATAGAAAAGTTATTGTCACCAAAATAGGTTAAATGTAAATCCATGCTTTAGTTATGGCCGATATATGTATTATACCAAAAAAGAGGAGCTGTTGTCAACTCCTCCGATCAGGTCTGCCATGCACGCCACCAATTCTTTAACTGGAAATTGGAAACCAGGCGGAGAATTAATTCCCCATCCGCACCAGGGCAAGATTATTGTCGTTCCGAGACAAAATTATTGATAATTTCCGATTGCTTAAGAACTTGATCTAGAGTTGGAAACTCTGGAAATTCTGATTTACCAGAATTTTGATGTTCCAAATTAGAAATCTCATATTTCATACAGTATTCATCATGTAACATATTATATGCTTGCTTGAAAATTTCAAATCGTAATTCATAAGGTGTCATTTGTTTTTCCTTTGTATGTGTGTTGTGTGTGTTGGGTCATTGGCTCCACCAGTACTTTTAAAGTCTCTCCGTGACTAAAGGATCGCTCCGACCAGGATTTTTAAAGTCTCTCCATGACTCAAGCAGGGACATCAACCTGAAGATCTTCACAAAGAAGACTCAGAATCAGTTCGTAATCTGCCTCAGATTCGTTATAAAATTCTACTCCTTGCTCCTCATAAAACTTTTTAATTTTTTTGAAAAGCTTTGGTTGATCATATTCAAGATCAATTTCTCGATTTGCTGCTCGTGTGAGTGTATAAATTGATTTACGAAATTTAGAGTTAAAAGAATAGTCAGACATGTGTTGAATTAAATTCGTTCTTAGTATAGAGTAAATGCTGAGTTTTGTCAAGTAGATGAGCGATTAAGAAATCTTATGACGCTTCTTCGTGGTCTGTATGAATTTTTATAAAATCTTCGTCCGTGGAAGTTCCCCCATATGATTCTACGATCTCATTATAAGGAACAATCACCGCGTTTCCATATTCACTACTTATGATGAATGATTCTCCGTTTTCTACTCTTGTCATCAGATTGTCGAAGTCTGCTTGAAATTCTTCTACTGTAAATGTTTGCATTTTCATAAATTAGAGTTTTATGATCCGGATATTCAGATTTGAACTGAAATTATTCCTGCTCCCAAAGCAGGTGCCATGACCAAGTTAGGCGATATCCGGATGTTAATGTATATAGTACCACAAGAACCCAGAATCGTCAAGCATCTTCTTCATCCTCATATGAACTGGGTTCTTCGAAGAGTTCCACCATTTTCAATTGTAAAACTCTTTCTTGTAATTTTTCTAAGTCTTGTTCAGTAATTTCGCTCATCACCTAAAAATTTTGCCAATGGATCTTTTTTCGTTTTTACGATTTCACATGCTCTTTTGTAAAACATATTATCTAAGTTCCCAGAAGCCTCAAAAGTTTCTTTTATCTTAACCCAATTACTATAGGTTCGGTCGTCCATTGAGGCACTCCTGCATATTGATACTAATTATAATCTGCAGGATTTTTATGTCAATCTCATGTTAGCGAATCTTAATATCCATGATTCATGATTGTCTTTGTGTATTTTCTTAAGATCTCGCCAGCCCTTGAATTTGCCTCATTCTCACATTCACTGCCAGTATCTCCACTCATTTCTTTACCACTTTGTTTTTGATGATAATGAACTAACTCATGAGCAAGAGTCCTATAAACATCTAATGGATGTCTTTTTGCAGTCTGGACTTTAATTTCATCTGTACCTAAATTAAAACAGCCAAAAGTTTTATTGTCGATAGAAAACTGTGGGTCATCTATAACAACAACTTTAGGTAAGTTTGTTAGGCCAAGTTCATCCTTTACAAAGTTCATAAAGTCCTTAACCTGGACTTTCTTTGATTCATTTAGAAACTCTCTAAATCTCATGAGTTTTTTATATATTTATCGAACTTCAAAATCAAGTTTGCGAACTTTGCGTTGTCGTCTTTCTTCTTGCCAGCGAATATCTTCATTTGTCAGAACTCTATTTGATTCTTTCTGAACATAAGAATTTAACATGACTATCTTAGATAAATCCATGGCAGATATTTTGTCACCTTTAATGGTTGCCATGTTGAGACAGCCGCAAGATCTGGATTGGCCTGGATGCCCAATCACCTCAGTATTGCATTCTTTGCATCTTATTTTTAGCATTTTGATTCATAATGTGTATTTGGATCTTATTATTTATCATTAAAAAACTCACCTTCTCCACAAGAAGGTGAGTAAAAAAGCGGATGATCGGTTCTGCCCCGACGACCTCTGGGTGGAAACCAGAAATTATACTATTTAACTACATCCGCAGTAATAAGGTAATTATACCCTATTTATGATCTTATGTCAAGAGTTTTTTGATACTACTTCAAGATCAGTTCCAATGGCACGAAGCCAGGTGTTTAGATTTTCCATAAGAAATTCATCTGATGGATTCTCGAAGTTAATACGAATGTCACGGATGGTATCATGATTTTCGTTTCGTGCGGAGTATCCTAGGTCGTATGAGATGTTCATTTGGGTCTTATATGTTGTTGGAGTTATTATAGCATGTTTGTTGGGGGTTTGTCAAGTACTCCACAAATCTTTGGCGTGAATTTCGCGGTGACAATTACTACAAACTATTATGCAGTTTTCCAGTTCTTTCTTTTGGCGTTCAAATCCCCAATAACAAAATCGTCTAGAATATGTTGGAGATTTTTTACTTGGATCTACATGATGAAACTCTAATGAATTGATGCATTGATCATATCCACACACAGAACAACAACCACCCATATATTCAACTGATTTTTCTTTTCCCTTTATTCCCCTCTCAACAAAATTTTTACTATCACAAGATTTGCATGTTTTACTATGAGTCCCAGATCCGGTATTTTCTTCTGTGAGAACTATATCACATTGTTTACAAGAATTTTTTCCAGTATTTCTACCAGTAAAGATAACATCCGAAAGATTATTCACTAGATTAGCCGAAAATTCTTTTTCTAGTTTCTTCCTTTTGTTAATTATATTATGTTCTTCTCGGTGGCAATTAGAACAAAGTAAAACACATTTATTCAGTTCATTTCTAATCGTATCCCAAGTCTTATTCATCATTTTTGATGGATTAAATTCTTTTTCTTTCGGGTTCAAATGATGAAAATCTAGGGCAGTTAAATTTTTGTCATATCCACATTTTTGACATTGATTTCCTTTATACTCTACGCACTTTTGCTTAAAAAACAATCTTTTGTTTAGAGTATTATTGCAATAGCAAGATTTACAGTACGAAGAATAAGTATTTTTATTTTTTCTATCATATGCATTTTCTGGAGTTAACTTTGCATTACAAGAACAACAGTATTGATTATTTTTATCTACTCTTTTTGGATAATTATAACCCTGCGTAAAAGATTTATTTTTAGTTTTTAGATTAAATTTCTTTAACCAGTATCTTATAGTCGTTTGTCCCTTATTAAAATAAAGAGCTAATTCTCTCATGGACATACCTTGTTCCACAAGAGACGCTAGTAGGTCTCTATTCAATTCTTATTCTCCGTAGTTGATTGGCATTATTATTTATACAAGAAAAGGAGCATTTCTGCTCCTTTTCCACCTTAAAGACGCCAATCAACTAAGGCATTTTTATTTAGTTGTTTTCAACAGGCGCATCTGGATTCGAACCAGAGATGAGGAGGTAGAAGCTCCTAGTGATAATCCACTTCACCATGCGCCCATAACAAGACAATCATAACATATTTATGTCATATTGTCAAGTCCGGAATGACAGATTCGAACTGTCCCTTGAGCGATTTTCTTACCACTATAGTTTTCACTACCAATCATAAGATCGTTTGTGGTCTGGACTTTCTCTTTTCCATATCCATAAGGACTTAGGAACCACCTTTTAAGTCTCTACACCTTCATCTTACGATGCTTGGCTCGGGATTGCCATTTTAAAGGTTTCCCCGAATTTAAGTGGATTCACACACAGAGTTTCCAACTGTGGTGCTCAAATTATTTAAGTCGCTTGCCTCTTCCGCTGGGCTAATTCCGGAAGTATAAGACTCATAAAAGAGTCTAGTGGTTCTGCAGAGAATTGAACTCTGTTCACAGCTTTATAAGAACTGGGCCTTAACCAATAGGCGACAGAACCAATAAGACAATCGTACCACATAAGAAGTAGATTGTCAAGTCCTCGTTTTCAGATTTGAACTGAAACTCCGTTAGGAAACGGTTTTTGAGACCGTCGCGGCTACCGATTACGCCAAACGAGGAAGTGAAACAATCATACCACATAAGAAGTAGGTTGTCAAGTATCAGTTCCATAAGATCCAAATCTCCGAAACCAACAAGACAATCATAGCACATAAGAAGCGGATTGTCAAGTCCTTACACAAGAGATCAAATAGTTTAAAAGTTATTATTCATCATCATATCTGGTATGACGATGCAAATGTCTTGGTTCAATCGGTGAAAGTCTTTTTTTACCTTTTGCTTGTTGTTTGGGGGATGGATTTCTTCCTACTTTCGCAAATTGATCCCCTTCAGAATCTTTTGTTCCGAATCCACCTCGTTTTGAATACAATCTTTCTCTACGATTTCTATGTTCATTTCCCAAATCGTCTGACCCAGAACTCAAAGGACTATTATGTGCTACTGTATTATGAGGTAAACGATGAGATACATGTTTATTCCAAACTCTTTCTGCATCTCTTGCAATTTTAATTTTTTCTCCTTTTGTTTCTGGAGTTTTATTATGTCCCCATTCTATTGTATTCATATTATTTGCTGGAGATTCTGGAGTTTTATACACTCTATATGTAATTCCAGATGGTTTATGATGGACATCAATTCCATCAGAATGTGAGTTTACCTTTACTTCCTTTTTATCTTTATGGCTTACATGTGGATTTGGCTTTGGATTATCAGCACCGTGTCTAACTTTAGTTTGAGTTAAATCTCGTTGCCTTTCTTGTCGTTGTTTATCTTTAAATTTTTTATTACTTGCTTTTTGCATGGGGGTTTTACCAGAAGGAAGATTCTCATCTGGTGCATAATATTTCTCCACAACATACATGAATTCTTTAAAAGTTTTCATTTACCTGAAAATTGCCTTCAAATATTTAGTAAACCACTCAAACCACATAAGAATTGGATCGCCAAGACTCCCACTTAAGGGCACCCATCAACCCAAGGAGCACAGATTCGGATTTCTCCTCCCAGTGCTCGACACTCATCAGTATAGCACACAGAGGTGTCTACTGGTTTTTCTGAGCGCCTTGGTTCTAGTATTGTAACAGATCCATCGTCACCTGTCAAGCGTTCATAGTCTCGGATTGCCTTGTCTACAGTCCGCTCCACATCTCGCTCAACGATACCAGGATCTTTCTGTAATTCAGGTATGAGTGGTGAATTAGGTTGATAAGTCTGTAAATATTCGTAAACAATATCCCAGATTGTTTTTTCTTCTATCTTTAAGCAAGATGAAAGAGATGCAACAATAAGACTCAAAATCACAAGAGTCTTAAGAGATGCTTTCTTCTTACCGAAGTGGAAGTTGAATTTCATTCAAGAGGAATTCCAGTCAGTGCACCTAGTATAGTATTACCCACAAATCTACCTGCTTTTTTCTTGAGATTTTGTACAGTTTTCGATTTATTTACTGCCTTCGCTACTCGCTTTGTGCCTCTTGCAGTTGTTCTCAATGCTTTTGTTGCAAGTTCAGTCTTCCATCCCTCACTCATATTTGCCATAATAGCCACAGCACCTTCTGGAGTATTGGCATAACCTTCATCTAGAAGATGAGTGAGAATAAGATCGTAAATGTCTAGATCTTCTGTGAATTCACTGACCCAAAAATCAACTTCATCCTGAATATTACCACCATAAACCCCAACATAAGCCTCCTGAAGACCACGAAATCCCTGCAAATCCATAAGAATACAATCGTTTGAAAATATTTATAAAAAAAGAGAGGCATCGCCTCCCTTATTTATTATACCCTACTATAACAAACTCTCGCTACGCCTTGACTTGGTGAAGCAATAGAAGAGAATGCACCATAAGAAAGATCGAGGTCTCGACCGCCCACATAAGGCCCACGATCATTTACACGCACAATTACTGATCTTCCATTCGATTGATTTATAACTCTTAATCTTGTGCCAAATGGAAGCCAACGATGTGCAACTGATTTTCCATAAGCATTATATCGTTCGCCATTTGCTGCAATTTGTCCATGGTAGGAATCCCCCACACCATAATGAGAAGCGAGAGTGCAGCCGCTCGCTGCCTTTGCTTGCAGAGGTGCCAATCCCGCAGTAGCAACGGCTAGAAAAGAAAGTGTTTTAAAAAGCATTAAAATTCGGTAACTCTACATCCGTATAGGTAAAGGAGAAGTTCCCCTTCTCAGGGGCAGTACCCACGGCTCTAATTCAAATCAAAGACTCATCATAAAAACCCTGCTCATAACAGGGATTTAACATTATAAGTGAATATTTAGGATTTGTCAATCTAGTGTCATGACTTCAATATTTTCATCAAGACCATGACCAAGCCACTCAGAAAACTCCTCCTCTAAGGCAATTGCGTTTTCTATTTGATTTTTCCTGGTCAATTTTGCAAAACGATCAATACTCCAATCTCGAATATCAAAAACCAATTCTTCTGTTGTCATGGCCATAAGACTTTAGTGCCCATACATAATAAGTCATAAAATCAAAATTGTCAAGTGTGGAATATAAAAGGAAAAGTTATTGATGAAGTGCCAGATGGCATGGAAGGATTTGTATATCTTATCACTAATCTGGAGAATGGAAAAAAGTATATCGGAAAGAAAACTTTCTGGGAAAGAAGAAAAGATAGAAAAACAGGAAGACGAAAGAAAAAAGAAAGTAACTGGAGAGATTACTTTGGTTCTTGTGATGAATTGATAGAAGATGTAAAGTTATTAGGAAAAGATAAATTCCTTCGTGAAATATTATATCTTTGTCCACATAAAAAATCCATGAGTTTCTATGAAACCATGGAACAATTTAAACGAGATGTAATTTTAAGAGAAGATTATTATAATACAAATGTTGAAGGAAAGTTTTTTTCCAGTGAGTCAGAAAGAATTTATGGTATCGTAATTAAATCTGAAGAATTCTGAAGAATAAAAAAGGGAGCCGAAGCTCCCTTTTCTTTATGTGAGATTTGAATCAGCCTTCAAGATACATCTCAGTCAGTTCCACGATAGAACTTTCTGATAGATTTTCTAGAATCTCAAATGCATCCTCATAAGTATCTGCATAACCTTCATTGATGAAATCTTCTAGGATGTATTGTGCTAGGAGTTCGAAGTCTTCTTTCTGTACAGTTGGCTCAGAATATCCAGCTCTCTTCAGATTTAGAGTACGCTGGGTACCTCCTTTCTTTGGCTTTTTCTTAGCACCAAATCTTCTTTGTCCACCGGAAGGAACTTTTACTTCGGCTCCAACTTCTTTGCCTTTTGGTGCTTGGGTAAACAGAGTAGTTTGTCCGGATGGTTCAGTTGGATATCTTCTTGGTGAAGATGGTGGAGTTGAGGTAGTATCAGCAGCAGATCTAGCGGCAGCAGCTCTACCAGCTTTTCTTTCTTCATATTCGCCTCTGGTCATACGAGATGGCTTAGACTTCATAGCTCCAGCTATTGCCTTACCAGCACCTTTTAATATACGACCAAGTGCTCTGCGCTTTGCGCCACCAGAAATAGATTTTGTAGTTACAGTAGATGGTGCTACACCGCGACCACCACCAGAGGTAGATGTTGTAGTTATTGTAGTTCTTTCTGCCTCTTTTCCTGCTCTTTCAGCTGATCTACCCGACTTAATAGCAGCAGCAGCACCTTTACGCGCAAGACCCTTAAGTGCGGCCATGGCTTTACCAGGAAGACCTTTAGCACGCTCATATGCGCCAGCAGCAGCTTGTTTACCATCTCTCATTGCACCCATAGCAGCAGATCCTACATTAGAAGCTGCTTTTCCTACGGTTTCTTTAGCTTTTTTAAGACCACGAACAACAGCAGCCTTTCTAGCTTCTCTTCTTTGAGTTGCTTTCTGTCCAGCAACTTGCTTTAGTGTTTCTTGTCTTTGTGCGCCTACTCTTGCGGCTCTTTCAGCTTTCTGTCGTGGAGTCATTCTAGCTTCAGTTAATACTTCTTCTAGAATCACATCATCAGAAAATACACCTTGAATAAGACCATAAGATTCATCAAGATTATTACCATAATCCATAAATTCCCAAAGAAGAGATTCCATGACTTCTTCAATCTCTTCTTGCATGAGATAATCTACGAATCTTAAATTCTCATAGAATGTCTCATCAGCTTTTCTTGGGTTATATAGCTCACCGTAAGCTTCTGTTAAGTAATATTTTGACATTGTTATACAAAAAAAATTCTTGTTTACCTTGATTTATTTATAAAAAAAGAGCCTTGCGGCTCTATGATCAAAGTTTAAAATCTGCGAATGCATTCGTGTCCATGTCCTGATTCAGTGCACCAACTAAGTAACTGATTTTTTCAGTTTCTTGTGGAGCTTCTTGGACTTCCTTACTATTCAACCAGTGTTCGGTCCAAGGAAGTGGATTATTCTTCATTGGGATGTCAAATAATGGCTTGAGTCCAATTGCCTTCATCCTGCGATTTGCAATCCACTCAACATAATTATAAAGAAGCTTATCATTTAGTCCAATCATAGAACCATCTTTAAACAGATATTGAGCCCAATGCTTCTCTTCGTTAACAGCAGTTTCGAACATTTTATAGACATACTGTTCTTCATCTTTGATGATTTGCAGCATTTCCGGATCATCCCCTTTGCTCCATTTGTTGAGTATCTTTTGTGTGAGGTTTAGATGCTGACTCTCATCACGAGAAATTAGTGAGATAATCTTAGCTGAACCCTCCATAAGCTTCAGCTCACCAAAAGCAAATGAACAAGCAAAGCTAACATAGAAACGAATACCTTCAAGAACATTTACATTCGCAATTGCTCTATAGAGTTTTCTCTTAAGTTCGATTCTATCATTTTTTCCAACATCAACTCCTTCATTCGCAAACTTCCACATACTACCAGAATCGTACTGATGAGCAGAATTGATAAAGTCGTCATAAGCACCAGTGACTGAAGATGCCCTCTCAAGGATCATTTCATCTTTAATGATCGTGTCAAAAACTTCACTTGGATTCGCATAAACATTCTTAATAATATAAGTATATGAGCGGCTATGTACCATCTCCATAAACTCCCAGACTGTCATTGCCGCCTCAAGTTCAGGTAGAGAACAGTAGGGAATGAAAGCCATCCCTGGCCCTCTACCTTGAACACTATCAAGAAGAATTTGATACTTTAAATTAGAAGTAAAGATATGCCTTTGTTCTGGGCGAAGTGTTAGATAATCTGCTTTATCTTTTTGAAGAGAAATTTCTTCTGGTCTCCAAAAGAAACTCAATTGCTGTTGGGTCAACTTCTCAAACTCTGGATACTTGTAAGTATCATATCTTTGAACTCCAAGAGGACAACCAAAGAACATAGGTTGTTTGAGAGTATCAACTTCTTGTGTGTTAAAAACAGTCATTCCTTCTACCATTTGTCTCTCCTTAGATTGTGCAGCTATCACAAGATTCTTCATCACTATTCATAATTTCATCTATTAGTCCTTGAATGTCATCTTTAGAATCATCCTTTCTACCATCGTAAGTATTTTGATAATATGCTGTTTTATGGCCCAAACGGTAAGCAGAGAGGAAATCATTTACGATTACACTCATTGGAACTTCATTATTTGGATAATGCTCTGGATTATAATTCCAGTTTACACTCATTGCTTGATCAAAAAATTTCTGCATCACAGCAACAATATTGAAATAACCCTCATTTGTTTTCATATCCCAGAGCAAGGTATAGTTATTTTTGAGTGTATTGTATTGTGGAACAATTTGTTTGATTGTACCTTTCTTAGACTGTTTAATTGACATATAACCACGAGGAGGCTCAATACCATTTGTGGCATTTGATGTGACAGAACTACTCTCGCTAGGCATGATTGCGGTAAGTGTAGTATTTCTCAAACCATACTCAAGGATATCTTTGCGAAGTCCTTCCCAATCGTGCTGGTATGGATCATTACAAACCGCATCAACTTCTTTCTTATAAGTATCGATTGGAAGAATTCCTTTTGCATACTTTGTCGAAGGAAAGTCAACACAAGCACCTTTTTCTTTCGCCAATTTATTAGAAGCTTTTAATAGATAATATTGAATACTTTCAGCCAGTCCATGAACTGCACTCCATGCTTCTGGTTGTTCGTACTTGAATCCAAGTTTAGCCAAATAATGCGCGAGACCAATAACACCAATACCAAGTGTTCTACCTTCTTTAGCTGCAAGCTCTGCTGCTTTAACTGGATAAGACTGATAATCAATAAGCTCATCGAGAGTTCTTACACATAAATCACAAAGTTCTTCTAGTTCATCATCTGATTTAATTTTACCAACATTAAGTGCCTTCAAAATACAAAGTGCGATTCTACCTTCTTCATCATGAAGATCTTGAATTGGTTTTGTACGAAGTGTAATTTCACAACAAAGATTGCTCATTACAACCTGCTCAAGAAATGAACTGTGAGAATTACAATGATCAATATTCATGAGATAAATACGACCAGTTTCAGCTCGCTCTTTCAGTAAATCCAGAATAAGTTTTTGTGCTTTGACTGTTTTCTTTGGAACTTCTGCGTTATTTTCATATTGGACATAAAGTTCATCAAATTCAGGCATTCCAAACAAATCATATAAACCGGGAACATCATGTGGAGAAAATAGAGTTATATCTTGATTTTTAATGAATCTTTCATAGAAAATTTTAGATAGTTGAATCCCATAGTCAAGCTTACGAACTCTGTTTTCTTCTGTCCCCTTATTATTTTTGAGTACGATTACATCTTCAATTTCACTATGCCAAATTGGAAAATATACGGTAGCACTACCTTGTCGAATTCCACCTTGATGGCAAGATTTCAGAGAACCTTCAAACTTTTTAAGGAAAGGAACAACTCCAGTAGAAACAACCTCACCATTACGAATTTTACTACCGATTGCACGAAGTCTACCAACATTAAGACCAATACCAGCACGACCCGAAACATACTTCATCATTGCACCATCTGAAGCAATAATGCTATTCAATGTATCATCAACATCAATTAAAGTGCAACTTGCAAACTGACGAAGTGGAGTTCTCACTCCAGCCATAATAGGTGTTGGGATATTAATCTTATGCTTTGATATCGCATCATAATACTTTTTCACATAAGATAAGCGAGTTTCTTTTGGATACTTAGAGAACATTATCAATGAAATCATAATATAAGCAAATTGAGGAGTCTCATAAAGTTCACCAGAACTCCTATCCTGCACAAGATACTTATCGACTACCTGACGAAGCCCAGCATAAGTAAACAAAAAATCTCTATCGTGGTCAATGAAAGAGTTTGCCTTATCAATCTCCTCCTTTGAATAGAAATTATAAATCTCATGGTCATAAACATGATTCATGACACAAGAATTAATATGATCTTCTAGGTGTGGTAATTCAATCCTGCCACCATAGATTCTTTTACGAATAGAAAACAAAAGAAGTCTAGCTGCAACATACTGATAATTTGGAGCATCCAAAGAAATTAAATCCGAAGCAGACTTAATCAGAATTTCTTGAATCTCATTAGTTGTAATTCCATCATAAAATTGAAGACCAGAGGACATCTCCACCTGAGAAGCAGAAACACCAGAGAGGCCACTACAAGCCTCTTCAACCATCATGTGCATCTTATCAAGGTCTAGACCCTCAATGGTACCATTTCTTTTTTGAACTTTAATTCCGTTGCTCATACCTTTTTCCATTCGTTAAACTTGAGTTTTGCTTCTAATCCAGAATAAGTGTTTAATTTTACAAGAGATTGGACATCATGTCCAGATAAGTACATTTCATTCACATCTTTTTCATTAATTGTCGTCGGCCATATGATGAGTTTATTCCCAGCATCAATTCGAGAAATCATTCTAGCGTGAATCTCTCGATTTCGCGGTTCGTTGTCATAAACATAGACTGGGTGAGAAATATTTAGATTTGTTAAATTTAGATCGGAACCGCACATTGCAACTGAATTTTTGATGAATGTGGAGTCAAATGGACCTTCCAAAATATAGACAGGAAAACTAACATCCACATCATCATATCCATAAATTTTTGGAGCATCTTCATCCAACATAATTGTAATATATTTAATTGGATTTGGGTGAATTGCCCTTCCTTGAAATCCAATCAATTCTTTTTGATAATAAAGAGGAATGATGATTCTTGGCTCATCATACTTTAATGCCTTCTGATCGAAAGTCTTAACTAATGTGTTAGTCCATTCTTTAAATTTTTCGGTATAATAAAATTTATCTGGATTTAATTTTCGGTTTTCTAGATAATGTCTAGACAATAAATTTTCACTTGCCTTGGGTAAATCTAGTCTTGATTTAAATTTTGGCTTTTTAAAGTCAAATTTTGGAGATTCCGCCGGAAAATTCTTTCCAGTAAATCCAGAAGAATACTTTTCAAGGCAATATTCTTGATGTAACACTGGATCAAATGTTTTCAAGAAATTATTAAATGAAGTGTTAATTCCACAATTGTGACACTTGTAATTAGTATTATTTTTTACCTGATAAAAATATCCCCTTGCTCTAGATTTATTTTTTCTCGAATCCCCACAAATGGGACACCTACAGTTGTATAAATTTTGATTCTTTTTTGAAAACTTCTCCAATCTTGAAGACAGTAGATTAATGTACTTGTCATCAATTAAATCCATGCACTAAGATCCCATCGGAACTCAGTATAGCATAAGGATGACTTCAAGTCAAGCTCAGCGTGTTCTATTAATTTGGTGATGCTGTTGCATTTCAGATGGTGTCCACCAACCTGATGCTAATGAAGCTAGAGCACCAGTCATGACAACAAGAAGAACTCCACAACCAACAGTCATCCATTTAATTTTATTGATCTCTTCTACTTTCAATTCTATCTTTTCTACTCTATCTATTACATTCTTATGATCTTTATCATTACTTTCTCTGAACCCATCAACCATCTTTACAATGAGATCATCAGAACGATTGCACTGTTCAATCTTTTCATCGTGCACTGCTAACATCTTAATCACATTCGAATTAACTTCACTGATTTTTTCAATCGCATCATCTAACTTTTTTACGATATTAGAAAAATCCAATAGCTTTTGCTCTAATACCGCTATCTTTACTGCTTCGTCTGACATGGTAGTGAAGTAATTGTATACCACCAACAAATCAAGTATAATAATATTTATGATTCCGAATCACAGCAGACCCATTGACTTAAGCCATTTTTCGTATTTCTTACTATACTGTTTGGATCTTTTATCAACTAATCCACCTATTGTTCTGCGAAACATTCCTAATTCATTTTTTGGATCAAATCCAGCTGTAGGACCTTCTGATGAAGAACTTCCACTAAATCCACCACTTTGACCCGGCGCATTTGCAACCATATTTTCTCTAACAATCTGTATGACTCTATCCAATTTGCTCATTTGAAATTTTCTCCAGTTCTCTAGCGCAGTATGGATCTATTGGTATGTCATGTATATATCCCCTCGGATACTCTGGCAACCGATTCAAAAATACTACAAAGGTTTTCATATAAGACCAAAGGTCGTTATCGATCTTAAAAAATAACATTGGTGTTGTCGCCTCACCAAAGATATTATAAAGAATCACAAAATGATTAATTAACAGGTGCGTTTTTAACACACCTGTATTTTTATATCTTCTGAATAATCTCTTAATGTACTTAAAGTGATTGAGATCTCGATCAAAATCTTCTTTAGTTACTGCCTGAGGATTCTCATAATTTTTTATCGCAAATAGAAGAAAATTTTCCTCATTCAGTTCAGTAAATAGCATGTAATTAAATGAATATCAAACTAGAGGATTTGAATCATAGAGAGGAGCATTGCCAGTTTGAATGCCAGACATTGCAACTAATACTTCTGTTTTAACTCGATAATTTCCACCAGCATCAACATAAGTTTTAATACCGACCCAACCGGCATGAGAAGGTGAATATACAGTACCTTGAGCTGCATTTATACCAGCAGTAGACACACCAGCAATATATGGCTCATAATTAGTATGAGTTTGACTGAATTCGCTATCCAGAACAGTGTACTTTGGAAGTTGAGATACAGAGAAATCAGTATTTGCAATTGCTGCACCACTAAGACCAGCAGTAGTGCCAATTGATAGCTGAGTTGTGCTTGCAATGCCAACAATCACAGCATCACCAAAATATGTGCCCCCAACAACGCCAAATCGGATTACATCACCAACAGAAGCTGCACCAGCACCACCAAAGTTAGTTCCAGTAGCAGTTACAATACCTGTGGTATAGTTAAGCCAAACTTTACCATTAGATGAAATATTGTCACTATTTCCCCAGAGTGCCATTCTTGTGTACCTTTACTAAATTTTTTATCTAAGAGTATTTATTAAAAAAGAGATCTCATGTGATTGAGATCTCTTTGTTTTTTTATAAAATTTTTATCAACAATTTTTAAGAAGTGCTGTTCTAACAGACCCTGCAATAAGATTGTCGATATCATTATCGGTGGTTTTTACATAACGCTCAAGTAGCTCTACTACGAGACGCTTTGTATGACAAGAATTCATTGCTGCAATAAGAAGTGGTTTTACGACCTCTACTAGTACGCCCATGATGTCCTCCTTTGTAATTTTTTTGGATAATATCCAGAAATATTTAGGAATTGATAGTGCTCCGACGATATAAATCCAAAAACTCTTTAAGTTTTAACGGAAGTTGTCTTGTTTTGGGTCTTGGTGATTTTACTCTCTTTTCTGGTTTTGATAATGTTGACTTTTTATGTGGTTTAACTTTTAAATCTTTTGGAGCTGGAAACCCAGGAATCCACTTTTGAACATACTCTTTATTTGGTTTTGGAGTTTTTACTTCAGCTTTTGGTTTTTCTGGTTCTGGGGCAATAGTAACATAAGATACTCCACCACCAGTTCTTTGTATTGGTGTTCTATCTCTTCGAGTACTAAATCTTGCTCTTTCTGCTGGAGTTAAGATGTCTTTACCTCTTGGTCTAGGTCTAGATCCAGAAATATTAGCTTCATCTAGTTTACAGAGAAATTCATTGAATGTAATTGACATATCAATCTTCTACTTTCTTTGGTAGACCTTTATGTGGAGTTTTTGCAAACTTGCGAATTTCTTTCTCTGACATGCCATCCACAATGTCAAGAACTGCTTTGCTTACCTCAGACCTTGGAGTTTCACCACGCTTTACAGAAAGAGCAAGCCCAAAGAGTTTTTGTTGTTGTTGGCTTTCTGATTTTTCTAAAAGGAATGTTTCAATTTCTTCTTTTACTCCAACTTTTCTTCTAGCTGTTTCCTTTGCTGCCACATTTACAGCAGCTTTTGTTGCTTTTCTTGCCCCTTTAATTAATGCAGCCTGGACATTTCTACCAGCTTTTGTAGTCTCAAAAGGTTTTCTCAACTCAGAACCGGCTTGACGAACTCCAGAAATTACTTTCCCTGCAGTTTGCGCTGTTTGTTGAGCTGCAGTAGATAATCCTCGTCTTGCATTACGGTCTCTTTCTATACCTTTTTGTACAAATTTGGTGGCAGAAGTTATTCCTCTAGCCAAAGCATCAAGTGCGGGTCTAGCTTTTGGTTGTGTGGCAACAGCTTTTGCCACAGCTTCATCTCCTCTTGAAACTGCAACTTTTTTAGCTACCGTTGGTTTTTTCTTAACTGCTTCCCTAGCATCAATTTCTGCCTTTATTTCTTCATATGATTTGCCACCTTTTCTCTTCTTTGCTTTTCTAGCTTCAGTCAATAAAAAGTCTTCGGAAATGTAAAATACATATTCAACAAATTTGTCGCATCCTAGATCTTCAATTACCATTTCAAGACCATCTTCATTTAAACCTTGATCATAAAAATACTGAGCAGCAACACCAACAACTTCTTCAATATATTCCTCAGATAGTTCTACTTGTTCACCAATATTAACATTTGGATTAATATCAATTTTATTTTTAATGTCTGATCTTTCTTCTATTTTTTTCTGTTTTAGATTTTCTATATCAGATTCTACATTGCCTACTTTTTCATGTAGTTCACATCTCCAATCAGAGAATGATTCTTTCATGGATTTTTTCTTTTTGTTAAATTTGCCGCCAACTTCTCCCTTTTCATAACCTATACCATCACCATCATCGTCCCACCACCTATTTGGTTTACCCTCTTCGTCTTTATCTTCATCTTCTTTATTTTCATCTTCTTTTTTCTTCATTTTCATTTTCTCTTCAATGTACTGAAGATATTCATCTCTTTTGGAGATTACTTGTCCAGAAACAGACTCTAGATAAATCTGCTTCATCTCATTTAAACTTTCTACGATACGATCAGACATTTGTATAAATTCTAAAAAACCTATACTGTTATTTATTCTTTACGCTCTTTCTATATTTTTTTATAAAATTCTTTATCTCATTTGTATCACTCATTTTCATAGCATATTCTCTATAGGAATCAGTTCCTACTAATCGTTGATCCGCTGGAACACCAGAAATATCAGTCCATTCTGTAAGATCCTTAATCCAAGATTTAAACATTATATTATCTTCAGTAACACAAATAAGATAATTTGGCCCACGACGAGTCACCTTTCCCACCAAACCAGTATTCAAATTTTCAACAATACTACCAACTTTAAATATATTTTCTTGGTAATATTGCTCTCGTAATTCTTCGTAATCTAGTTTAGGTGCATATTCCCAAACTTCAGATACTTCTTTTGGTGCTTTATCTCCAACCATTACACGCTGAACAGCAAAAAACATTGCCTGAGAATCTTTGTCTTTCATTCTCTTAGGTAAACCAGTTTTAAATTGCTGATAATTATCATCAACTGCTGCTTTGCGAAGTTTTGATGCCGACATTCCCGTTGGTCCAGCCGCATCAGGATCTCTAGGACCTGCTGGGACTACATTGATTTCATCAAAAGAATATATTTGACCATTATATTGATTTGCCAATCTTTCAAATTCCGGCAATCTTTCAGTTCCAACTACAATATTTACTTTTTTGTAGCCATCTTCATTCGCTCCAACCAATACATCAAATATTGTTTTCATTTTATCATCATTAACAATATTTTCCTTATAATCTGGAAACATCTTTTTCATGTACTTAACTTTAGATGCTGGATCCAATGGATTTTTATTTGCATCCTGCGTTCTTGATGGATAAATCTTAAAATCTCCGCCAGTAGATATTTCCTTTGCTTTTTTGATTAATTTCTCATGACCAATTGTTGGTGGATTAAATCTACCAAATACAACAGTTAGTGGAACTTCTTTGTCAATTTCTTGTGGTGCTGGTTCTTGTTTTGGTGGTGATATTCCTAATCTTTCTTTTGGTGCTGCTGGCTTTTCAAATGCTCGTTCACCTGGCTTCGCACCTTTTGGTTCTGGTTCTGCTTTTTCTGGTGATGGACTTTTTTTGCGGACCATCTCTAAGTCTCCCCCAACTGTTTGGGCTACAACTTTTCCACTTCTATCCACCCAGTTCCCATGACCATCAGAAGTTAATCCAAGGCGATATGCCTTCTCTGATGCTCTAGAACCACGAAATTCTAATATAAATTGCGAAAACTTTTTCATTCTTGTGTGGAATTCCTTATCTATTTATTATCTACTCGATCCTCTTGTGCCATATGTACCGCCAGTTCTACTCCTATTAGTTCCTCTGCCACCAGCAGTGCGGCGATCTGCATATCTACCACCAGTTAATACGTCTGATGGCTGTTCATCGGCAATTTTTCTCCCAGTTCTTGGATCGTAAATGCCAGTTTTCATGACACCTGAAATTGTACCGGAACCAATTACATCTCTTCCTTTTTGTGGTTTTTCACCCCTACCAGGAACTCGTTTTGGCTTTGGTTTTCGTTTGTTTAACTCTGCGCCAACTTTAGCTGAAATATTGGCTTGTTTCGCTAATTCGGTTGCGCGATCATGTAATCCTTGAGGAACTGGCTTGCCTCTCTGAATTAATTGTTGAATTTCTCTCCTAATTTTGGCCAATTCAACTTGATCTTCATTGATAAGTTCATCATACCAATCATCGCTAGCAACATGAAGTATCTTCAATGCAGAAACCATATCATTGGCAAATCCATTTTCTACCAAATACTCAGCGATGTATAATTCCATTTGTAACAATTAGAACTTTTTATTATTTATATTAAAAAACCTCCCGAAGGAGGTGAGATTCAAATAATAAATTTTTCTAGCTCTTGATCCAATTGTGACATCAACGATCTGAGTCTTGAAATTCGTTCTGGCTCATACTCTTTACTATAACCAAATGTAGAAGAATCTAAAATTTGTAAAAGATCTAATGCTGTTAGCGCATTAAGTTTTATGGTTATTTGTTTTTCTTTTGTCATAATTCAAGATAGTGATTTAGATAATTCAGAATTAATCGTATATGCAATTTCTTTAGGGACATTATTATATTCTGCTCTAAAATCTCCATTTTGAATTATAATAGAACACAAATCCTCTTTTTGTACTTTATGAATGGAAAATTTATCTGGAATTCCGTTCAAATCTTCCACAAATGAAATCAACCCAACATTTTTTTCTGGAAATATATTTGGTAATTTATCTCTCCAATCATTCCACTCAGGAGACAATTTTCTTGAATTAAATCGATTCGATATCATATCAACCACTTTATTCAATTCAGAATCCTCAAGCAAGATTGTAAAATGATTTCTGGTAATTTCCTTTACTCCCCTGAGAATTTTACTTGATGGATTTTTTGCTACTTGTTCGGCTAGTGCCTTCCTAAGTATTGGACGCCAATTTTTCGCAAACTCAGCAGAGAAACTTGGATACTTCCTTTCTAAATCTGAAACACTAACTTTTTTAGTGGTAGTTTTCATCAGATGTCGCCCTCTACTCGATTTTCAGATCGATAAACATCAAAAGTTCCTTCTGGATATCGAGCACTCAACTTCTCATAATTCATTTCCAAGATTTCATCAAAATTAGTATCAAGTGCCATACAAGCTTGAGCAAGATACCAACACAAGTCTCCCAACTCCCGTTTCATATGGAAAACATTTTCTTCATTATAAGGTTTACCTTGTAGAAAAATTTTTTTTACTACCTCCGTAAATTCCCCGGCTTCGGCACTCAATCCATAAGCGGCAGTCATAAGACGAGGAACATCAGCATCATGAGCTTCAAGTTCAGACATTCTAGCCATAAGAGCTGCAAAATCAGAACTGGCTGGACTAGTAGTTTGCCTAACAAATTCAATGTATTTCTGGCTGTCAATTTTTTGATTATTTTCCATCAGAATGTAAAACTCCTAAATTTTTGTTTTAAGTCGGTTTGATGTGCCTCACCATTATACTCCGTTTCCTGCCCAGAGTCAAGTATGTCCTGCTGTGCTGATTGATCCACATCATAAAGACGCATTTTCGATCGATCAATTCCAACAACAAACTTCTTGAATATAGTTGGATCCGCATATCTATTTTTAAGCTGCTTCACCATAATTTGATTAAGTTCTTCAAGTTCTTGAGTTGAAATCAACGCAAGAAGTAAATCAGCTGTCATTGGGCCACCAATGCTTTCTGATGTATCGGTAAGATCAATATCAGAACTGTTCATGCCACTTCGATTAACTTGAGTTGCCGTCACCAAAGGAACATTAAATTCAACTGCAAGCCCTCTAAGTTCTTCTGCGATAGATTTAATATACCCATAAGAATTACCAGAGATGTTATTCTTATAACGAGAAGAAGAGCAGATATTCATATAATCGACTATAAGAACATCAGGAATAAAATTCTTCTTAAGTTCCAGTTCTTTAAGTAGAGACTTAAAATGACCAACATGAGCAGATGCAGTTGGATATTCTTTGATGATAAGTGATCCTTGTGTCTTTCTTGAGATGTTTGATACTTTACTATCAAAAATTGATTTAGATAGTCCAACTAAATCTTTAATATCTACATCAAGTAAGTTTGCATCAATTCTTTCTGCAATTTTTTCTTCTGACATTTCAAGAGTAATGTATAATACATTTTTTCCTTGAAGTAAAGTAGATGATGCAATATGACACAAAGTCAAACTCTTACCAACGCCAGTAGATGCCATCAATATGGTCATCGTTTTCCTGGATATTCCACCTTTTGTAATTTTATTAAAATATTCTAGATCAAAAGGAATTTTTTCTTCTTTTCTTTGATAAAATTTATACCGTTCTTCATAATCTTGAAGATAATCATGACCGATATGATTATCGAAACTTACTGCTAAAGCCTCCGAAAGAACAGAAGGTATGGAGTCACGATTTCTTTTTTCATCATTACCGTCAGCAATTTGAATTGACTCCATCAAAGCAAGATAAATTGCTCTATCTCTACACCATTTTTCTGTGGTATCAACTAACCATTGAAGCTCTACTGGAGAATCGTCTAGTAAGTCAATAATAGATGTAACATCTTTGTATGATGTTTCATTTAAATCAGTTCTGTTTTCTATTTCAATAAGCAAAGCTTCCTTAGAAGCAAGTTCATTGTACTTAGAAACGAAAGAACATATTTCAGAAAATACTACTTTTTGCGAATAATCCTGAAAATATTCTGGCTTAATATATGGTAGTACTTTTCTTGTGTATTCATCATTAAATACCAAATTCCTTAGAATTGTCGTTTCAACCTTTTCCATTATTCAGTTCAATTACCATAACTAAATTCTTTTTTTGCAATTTCATCTAATTGTTGCATTACTTCATCCGTAAAATATTCTTCTGGATTTGCTAGTATTTGCTTGCCATAAATTTTCTTTCCGGCAATTTCATACCGACCTGCTTTGTTTTCCCATAGTCCACCAAGTTGACCAAGTTCCAATAATCCATAATACCGATCAAGTCCACGCTCATCATAATAAAGACGAATTGAAACTTCTTGATTTTCTTTACTTAAACGAGATTTGAATGTTTTTGCTTTTATGATGTTTCCAATAATCTCAGTACCATCTTTTTCCTTTGACTTAGATAGTTCAATAATTGTTGATGCCGAATACTTGAGACCTGATCCACCACTTTGGACAGTAGGAGCACCATAACCACCAACATTAGCATAGATATGATTTGTGACAATCATTGGAATTTCAGCTTGACCCAATTTAAGTGTAAGCATTCTAAAAGCACCTTTAATTAATGAAGCTTTTGTCATGTCTCGTTTGTCATTATCAGTAAGAGCATCATTAATCTCTTTATTAGTAGAGAGCATCCCAAGACTATCAAGAACAAAGAAACATGGTTTTCTGTCTTCTTTTGGTTTTTTTAAATATAGATCAACTGCTTTCAGTGCTTTGGTTCGAAATTCTTCTACCGTAACAACATTAATAACTACAATTCTAGAAACATCAAGTCCTCTACTCTCCAAGAGAGACTTTGTAATCGCAGCCTCAGTATCAAAATACAAACAGTATCCTTCTGGATTTTCATCCAAAAAATTTTTAATTACAGCTAGTGCAAAGAAAGTTTTTCCAGTTGAACTCTCCCCAGAAATAGCGGTAATTTTGTTCCCTGAGACTCCACCAAAAATCGAGCCACTAACGAGAGCATTAAAAATATAAGAGCCAGTATCAACAAATGTTTCCGATTCGTTGATTTCAGATGCCAGCTGCGTATATTCACCGCCAATTTCTTTAACAATATCTTTCAAGAAATCCATAGTTTTCTCCAATAAATTTAAACAAAAAATGAATCAAGTGTACTTTTCTTTTCTGTATGCCAACCAATAATATGTAGAATTGCCTCTAATGGTTTCATAAATGTTTTATCAAATTGCATTTCATAATCAATGTACTTATTTAAATTAAATTCTGGTGGCAATGTTTGAATGAATGCAATGACATTTTCTTGAATTGGATTTGGAAGTTTCAAATAGCAAAATTTAATTTTTTCTCCATTCTTGATATCAGAATATTTTTTCTGAAGTTTATGCTGCTTCACATAATGATTATAAAGTATTGATCCCCTCACATGAATTGGTGTACCTTTAATATACATTGAAAGATTTGATCTAAATTTAGTCAACTCATTTACGGATTTAGTAAATGACACCTCTTCTGGAGTGAGATTAAAAAATTCAATCCTAGTAGTTTCAATATAATCAATTAATTCAGCTTCAGTAGATGACATAATTAACTGAATTGCTTTCTTAATTCTATCGCGGCAAAAAGCAGGAGTAGAAGATCGAATAGCCTCAATGCCAGTCATTGCAAGTTCTGGCTCTGAATACCGAACTCCTTCATTATCCCACACATTTGCGATGTATCGTTTTTTTGCCAAAAATACTGCACGATCAGTAATCTTCTCTCGCTTCATATGTAGCTTATGTGCATAAGCATTCAAGTAATCTGCAAGTTCTTTGTATGATTTGTCAACATAATCTTGAATTTTAGTAGAAAAAATCTGATCCAGAAAATCAATAATTTCCAGCTTTGATGGACTTTTACCCCTATAAATTGTATCTACTAAAGGTTTCATATTCAAAAATGCAGAATCAGTATCACAATAAACTACATAATCTACATTTTCTGTTTTTAATACCTTATTGAAATACTCATTAAATTTTTTTTCTATCCAACGAATTGCAAGTTGTCCAGTATAAGTAACTGCCTCAGCATTCCTTAGATCATAAAACCTAAAATAAGGATTACCAGTTGCTCCATAACAAGAATTTAAGCAAACTTTGATCGACTGCTCCTTTATACTATACATTGAAATTTGTTTTTTAAGCTTAATATTGTGAGTTTTCTCATACTCTCTTTTAAGCTCTTTCATTTGATCTTTGTATAATTTCCTCTTTTGAAACATTTTTTCTAGAAGCTCTGGAAGAAATCCCATCTTATCTTTTCTATACATTGACCCATTTGGAGCAACAGCATATTCAAAATTATCTGGTATTTTTGCAGTTTTATCTAAAACCGAATCAATTGATATCGAAGAAAATTTTCTGTCAATCAATGTATCTGGACTCAAATTTAATAACATCATAATGTGTGGATATAGCGATGTCAAGTCCATACTTACCACATAATCATAAGAACCAGGAATTGGTTCTTTAACAAATGCACCAGCAAATTTACTCAATTTTTCCTTTGCTTCAGACTTTAGTGGAATAACAATGTTCTGCCTGCGAAGATAATTGTAAATGATTGTATCCCACATTCTAACCTGATAGAAAACATCTTCAAAATTAGTTTTAGAATCATATGCCAACATTATAGCTAGCTCTATCATATGAAGTTTGTCTTCTAATTTATTTACGAGTTCTGTATCAATAACATTATATTCTACGAAAGTATCCCAATCTTTATCGTAAAAATCTTTAAATGTTTCATATTGACTATGATCGAGTTTATTTTTTCCAAGCTCATTATAAGCGATAGTATCAAGTCTAAAATTCTCTGGTTTCTTAAATGAATATTTCTTATAAACATCAAGATAATCTATAATAGATACACCAAAAATATCATAGACAGTTTGTTTTTCTCCAATACGAACCTCAACTTGTCGGTCAGAAATCCAATGATATGGAGATAGTTTTTTAGTTTCTTTCTCTCCTATTATTCGGTACATTCTACCAATAATATATGGAAAATCATAATAAGTACAATTCCAACCGGTTACAATTTCTGGGGTATTATTCTGCCAAAAATTTAAGAAGGAATGGATTAGTGCTGTTTCATCTACACAATAAATGTATTCATGGTTTTGTAATTTTTTAGAAAATTTTCTTGTACCCCATGTGTAGATTTTCTTCGATGTGTAATCTTGGATTGTAATTAATAAAATTTCTTCATCACAATTTTTTGGATCAGGGAAGCCATTTTCAGATGAAACCTCAATATCTATTGCCCAAATAGACATTTTTGATATATCATAATCAATTTGATCTTCTTGATAATTATCAGAAATGTACTGATAAATTGGAGTTTCATTCCCGTAAATTTCAAAGCCTTCTACATCTTTGTAATTTTCAATGTATTGTTTACACTCTTTGATTGTTCCTGGCTGTATTGGTTTTACATACTTCCCATCTAATGTCTTGTATTCAGTTTTTACTTTTGAAGCAACATAAAATGTTGGTCTATACTCTACTACATCCGAAAATCGTTGTCCATTTTCATACCCTCTGACATAAATTCTGTTCCCAAGTTGTTTGACATTAGTATACCAACGCATTATTTTTTAATAAGTGACTTGTACTTTTTGAGAATTGTGGGTTTCGGATGTTCTATAACTGTCAGTATCTTATCGGAGCAAATTAAGAATGTTTGTTGGTCTGCAACCTCTATTAGCCATTGCTGCAAAGATATAGAGTTTGTGATTTTATCATACAAAATCACATAAGGATCATCTAGCTTACAATTTGGTTCTCCGATATCAGCGACAACTTCTTCAATTTTTGATATCAATTTTTGACCACTTTCAAGAACCAAAATTTGTATAGATTCATTTGTTTCTACTGTTGCGTCTTCCATGGGTACCTCATTGGTGCTCCCATCATAGCACAAAAAAAGAGGGGAGTCAACTGGTTTTTGCCAGTTCTCCCCTTTGCGCCGACGATATTTAATAGGCAGAACTATTTAGAACCAAACTTTCTTCTTCTGATGTTCCGGAATAATTTTAGTAAGCCGTACACACAAGAGACCATCTTCAAATAAAACTTCTTTTACTTCAACATCATCCGATATTGTCCAAGATCTTGTAAACGCTCGTTGTGCTAGCCCATGATGGACATATTCTTTACCCGAATCCACTTCCCGTTCACCTTCGATGAACAGTTTATTATTTTCTGTGTACACAGTGATTTGATTTTTCTTAAACCCAGCCAAAGCGACTTCTAATCTAAATTCTGTGTTACTTTCACGAATTACATTATATGGTGGATAATTAGTTTCCGTTTGATGTAATGCGCCAAATCGATGAAACCATTCATCCATTCCAATTGAATACTTTTCAATATCGTTTAGAAATTTTTCGATATTTCCAGTATTGTACCGAACTAATGCGTTCATGTGTTTTCTCCTTAATAAGCGAGGTAATAAGTCAAACCCGAAGCGTTTGACATTACTATTTTATAAGAGAAGTACAAAAAATCAATAGTATGAAAACCGTAAATAATTATTCGGTTTCCATCCCACGCTTTTTGGAGCCGATGGAATATTTTGCTTCTAAAATCCAATCGTCCTTTTCTTTGTAAGGAAGAACCTTGATTTGATTCAATGGAGCAATATCCGTAATTTTATCTGGATTGACTACAGTCACGAGACCCCAATCAGAAAGGAGTTTGATGATTCGATTTCTACGCTGAACATCATTGACTGTTAGATTAGCATATTTACCATCAAGTGCAAATAGCTCCTTAAAGCTCACTAGGTAATACTTACCTTGTTTGTGGAGAATGTGAACTGATTGATATAGCTTCTTTTCTTTCCTGGAAGCAACACCAATTCTAGTTAAAGTTTCTCGAACTTTAAGGAAATCATCAGGTTCAGATAAAGATATCTCAACCATCATATCAGGAGTCCATTTTACCTGAGGTTCATTAATAGTAGTCATTTTGTGCCACCAGTATCAAGTTTAGCTTTAATGTAATTAATTTGATCTTTAGATAGAATATTTAAAACTTGAGATGCTTTCTCATCATTATAGCCATAATAAGCTTTAATGTATTTTAAATTTTCTACTGTATCTTTTGTGATCCAAGAAGAAAATCTCTTCTTTTTTCTCAAACTATTTAGATAAAATGAATATTGCATATCTTTATCTAGATTGCAATGTATATTCATTTCATTTGCAAAAAGTATGGTATCTAAAAACGAAGATAAACACCTATTAATAATATATGGTGGATAAGACTTTATATTGTCTACATCTCCCCCAATCAAATTTTCTTTTGTAAAATTTACTGAGTTCAACCAGTCTTTTAATTCATAATTCATTTCCATTCGACCTCACACATAACTTCTGTGAGGCACGCAAGAAGATTTATCTCATTATCAGCAACAAATGCACTTCTATATTGATATTTGGAAATGATCAAAATAGCCGCTGGAATCGTAGATTCCAAGGCATATTCATATAAAGTGTCGTAAACTTTACGAAGAACGATATTTGGATCATTATCCATATTTTGTACAACCCATTTACGAACTTCAGTGAAGTTCTTATTTTTCATGAAATCAACCAAATTTGAAACTTTAATATCAGCTACATTTGCAAGTATTCCAGAATCAACTTTTCCACCTGAAGAATATCGTTGAATCTCATTCAATGTTCGACGAAAATCTGGAAAATATTTGTTAATTAACCCAACAATTGCCGAAGTATCATATTCAATTTTTTCTGTAGTTAGAATCTCATTAATCCTCTTCATAAACTCAGCAGCGAGCTTTGGCTTTTCCTTCGTTGGAATTGAAAAATCAATAACAGCTGCACGAGAATGCAGTGGCGGAATAAGTTTATTTTTATAATTGCAAGTAAACACAAAAGTGCAATTGGTCTGAAGCTCTTCAATTGATGCTCTGAGTGCAAGTTGAGCATCATTGGTTAGATTATCTGCTTCGTCAATTAAAAGAATTTTTTTCCCTGTGTTTGAAAGAGAAAGTGTAGAAGCATAGTTCTTGACTTTATTTCGAATAATGTCAATAGATCGTTCATCGGATCCATTGATGATCATAAAATCACGGTCTAGTTCATTTGCTAGTGCTTTAATAGTTGAAGTCTTTCCAATTCCAGGTGGACCAGAAAGAATCATATTCGGTACTTTACCAGAATTTCTTACATCAATAAAAAAGTCCTTGATGGACTGAGGAAGAATACATTGCTCTACTTTTTGTGGAGCATATTTTTCAACAAAAATAAAATCACTGTTCATAATAACTAACTCAAAAATTTACTTAGATCCAATCGGGTTTTCGTTCTGGCATACGAAGATAATTATCTTTAACCCAAGGTTTTGAGGCAATGTACATTTTGTATGCTGTAAATGTGTCAATGCTATCATCAAACTTATATTCGTCTGGCATCGCACGAACAAATGGTGTGACTTCTGTGATTTTACCTTTCGGGAAAAGATAATAGGCATGAACCAATGTATTATAGCAGGAGTGGATCTTCCCATAACGAAGATAGAATTCATCACATAAATTCATACCGTGTTTAATGAGCCAGTATGAATTGTGAATGGATTCGGCAGCCCACTTTGTACATGGATGATTACGAAATGCACCTTTCTTGGTAGAATAAGGAGTGCCATCTGCCTTAGGTAGAGTTCCATAATTATTATACCAAGAGGAAGCAACAATTGCTAAGAGTTGGCAGGTTTCTACTGGCATTTTTACAACTAATTTATCAGGGAGTACTATTGCACTCTCCGTTGGAAATTTGTTTGTCACAAAAACATTCATAATATTCTGCAAGTAATTTCAATTCTTCAATTGTAGCATCTCTCTTTAAAATATTTGCTCTTCGTGATACTACTGTAATATTTCCTGGAATATAACCTTTGTAGATCAGCTAACAAAAGTAGAATCTGGCTCCAATGCAATCCAATAAGTCAGATTTCTACTTCTAGATTGAAACTTAGAAATAAGACGCTTGGAAATAGTCACATCATAAGATCCTGGAACAATCTTAATATTTTCTACCTTAAAATTCATAGTGAACTCTTGGTTAGTCTCACCAACTACAATAGAAAATTCATTAGATGTGTCATTCTTCTTATCACGAACAACCATACTAATAACACCATTTTCACCTACTGCAGCAAGATCTGGAAGTTGGTAGATACTGGATGCTTTAAGTAACTTTTCAAGCTGAGAATGTTCTAATTGAAATTCAACATCATTCGATGGAACTTGAATTTCTTTCTCTGGCGGAGAAACAATCACAGAAGGATCAGCAAAGAAATACTTGACTCTACGCTTACCTTCTCTAATTGTCAAATAAGAGTCGTTGGAAAAATCAAGCTCTGGTTCATCATGAAGACTGATTCCATTAAGAAATTGATTTAGATCATAAATTGCAAAGTCTTTTGGGAATTCTTCTTCAACTGTCGCCTCAGCCAACACATTCTTCATGACTGACATTGTTTTTAGGGTGCTACCACCCCTAACAAAAATTGATTGATTGATTGAAGCGAAGTTCTTGAGGATAATAATAGTGTCGGCTGAAAGATTCATTTTTGTTCAATAAGGTTGAGATGGTTAATCAGAAGAATTGTATAGTGTAGAACTTTAAACAGATCTGCTCGTGGAGTTCCTTTAGTATCATACCGATCAATGTATTTGGTAACATTACCAGCACAGAATCCTTCTCGGCGGTTGTGTTTGATTTTATCGAGAGTCTGTTCAGTTCCACCACCAGTACGATCAACATAATGCTGACGGTAAGTTCCGGCAATATATTCTTCAAGTTGCTTAAGAATTTTGTCCTCATTATATCGCCAAAATCCATTGGCATTTGTATTGTTTGTCATTGTAGGGAATGTAATCACATCATCAGAATTTGAACTTGAATTTTTTTGATTGAGAAATGTAATCTCATCGTCTGCTGTAAACATAATAATAGATTAAACTATGGTTATTGTATCACGATTCTGATTCGCTGTCAACTTCTTGGTCGCCATCCTTGTCAAATTCTTCATCAATTGCGTTATAAAGTTGAATGAAAGAAGACTTTGTATCATCATCAAAACGAGCAATAGAAAGTTTGATTGCTTTCGTTTTGTTCTTGAAGATTGCATATGCCTTCAAAAGATGTACTAAACGACGAGTGGAAATAATTTCATCGATACCACCATCATAAAATGTCTTACGAACTGTATCGCTCCAAGTTACAAGTTTGGTGATAAAATCACCTTCATCTTGAATACCTAGAGATTTTGCTAGTTTTGTAAGAATTTTGGTTTCAATTGAACTGGATGGATAATTCTGCTCAAAGGTCACACTAAATCGTTCTAGGAATGCTTCGTTGAGAACATTGGTTCCAATAAAGCGTCCATCATCGGATCCTTTACCTTTTGTGTTTGCGGTTGCAATGATGTTAAATCCAGGTTTTGGATGAACAACCTTACCAATTTTTTTGAGGAACAGCGGTTTACCTTCGAGTACAGATTGCAGTACCATAATTTTATTGGATGCTAGATCACACTCATCAAGAAGAAGAATTGCTCCTCGCTCCATTGCCTCAACAACTGGACCATTATTCCAAACAGTATTTCCATCCTGTAGACGGAATCCGCCAATAAGATCATCAGAATCAGTCTCGACAGTAACATTGAAACGAATCATCTCTCTCTTTAACTGAGCACAAGCTTGCTCGACACACATCGTTTTACCGTTACCAGAAAGACCAGTAATAAAAACAGGATAAAAAAGTTCAGATGAAATAATTTTCTTCACATCAGAAAAGCAACCAAAAGAAACAAATCCAGGATGCTTTTCTGGAACAAGATTTTTTTCTGTTGCGGGAATTACCGCAGGTGCTTCATAAGATTTTTCAATCAAAGAAACAGCTTCTACAGTTACTTCAAGATTCCACTTACCGTGACTAGACTTATAGTTCTCAAGTCGCTTAGTTACAGTAGGATACGAGATAGTCTTCATTGCACAATAGGCACGAATGTCAGCAGATGTGACATTAGCACCATACATATCCATAAGATCTGAAATAATTTCTTGTTCGGTCATTTTTTTGTACATGATTTGAGTGGTGAACAAATATATTGTATCAGGCTCGGATCCAATATTGATGAGATTCGAGCCACTTTGAAAACTGTCCTAGGCAATAAGATCAATAAACTGAGAAAGAATTTTCTTGTTCATTTTTTTAGACTCTAGTGACTTTTTGAATGCATTGCGAATAGAAGTTACTGATGCATCTTCTTCTACTGCAAATTCAGTGGATGAATTAAGTGCTCCAGAATAAATTCCAAAATAAGAATCATATCCAGCACATCGAATGGCACATGATCGATGCTTTTTCCATTCATCCATAATTTTATCATAAGAATTCAATTTATTGTTATTATTCAAGTGATTACGAACAAATCCAGAAATTTCACCAGCAGTAAGAAGGCGAATTCCAATAAAATTCACTTGGGAAAATACATCCTTAAGATGACGAAGTAATACATCAGTAAATTCATGTGAGGCATAATATGAATATCTGGGGAATCGATAAGTAGTCTTCAGTTTTTTGTCTTTCAAATAACAATCATCGCCAATTCCACGCATTCCAACATTCGTTACCATGGGTAGAGCACTTGCTTCACCATCAGTAAGAACTACACACTGAACTTTTTGTACTTTTGTTCTACTTACAAATTCTGGAATAATATAATGCAAAGAGACCAAAGATTCATTCAGAGGAGTTCCAGAAAGATTCAACTCATTTGGAATTGAATATGTGCAATAGTTACAAGTGTGAGCATATGCCAAACGATATAGATTTTGCATATGATTTTCCAATGTTTGTGAATTGACTGTGCTGGAAATTACATTGAGAAGATTGAAATTGTTATCAATTACGATTGAATTCAATGGATCTAACGATTTATTATTATAATTGTAAGACCAAGAATTAGTAAAGGCATAAACCTCAAATGGAATAGATACTTTCTTACAAAACCAGATAAGATTGAAGAGTTGCTTGCATGTATCTAAAATGATGCGATCCATAGATCCAGACCAATCTAGAATAAAAATCAATCCATGATTTTTCCCATCTTCAAGGGTAATAACTTTTTTGAAAATATCATCATTAAACTTATAAGTGTGCAAAGAATTGCAATCCAAAATTCCTGTTTTTGATTCTGATGCCCTGGAGTATGATTCTGCTGCTTTTTTACACTCAAATTCTTTGACGAGATAGTTTACTTCTTTTCTGGCAGAAGACTTGAATTTCTTATAATCCAAATCCACAGAAGTAAAATCATTCCCATGATTATTACTCCAATAACGATTGCACTTTGTATGAATCTGTTTTGGGGTCACAATAATTTTACTTAGATCAAGTTTTGGGATATTAAGGTAATTAATTTTTTGTCCCGTATTTGCAGATAGTTTATTGATTGCTTGCTGCAAAGAAGAAGAAGTCTTGACATATCCAGATTTTCCAGCTGGATCATAATCCCCATCAGAAGAATTTTGATTTTTTCCACTTTGCTGTTGTCCGCCATTCGTGGCATTAGATTGCGATTCCGATTGTTGATTACTATCAGTTGGTGAAACTTGCATAGGTTCACCAGAAGTGCCTTGTCCAGATCCAACCCCAAAAGAAATAGAATCTAAATTCTTCTGAGTTTCCATTTCCTTGCAATATTCATATAACTTTTCCGCACAACGAATGGAATCTTCAAATGTCTCAGCATCTGCAATTTCATCCAGAAGTTCCTTTTCTTTTTCTGTGAACTGTATCTCGACAAAATGTCCAATCTTAAAGTATAGATTGATGCGATCTGCTAGATTATATTTGTCTAAATTTACACCAGAAATTCCAAAGAAGTTATCATCATTTAGTTGTTTATATCCACCAAAGAATGTCTTCTTAAGTCCTGGATATCTACGCTTCATGAGTTTTTCGATGCGAGCATCCTCAGTCACATTTAGAAAGTGCATTGGAACACTGGTCAACTCAGTCCAATCTGTATTTGGAGTATAAATCGCATGTGCACACTCATGACTGAGAAGAAGTTCATAAACAAGATCAGATGCTCGTTCCCAAATTGGCAGAGTCAAAGTCCTAGTCTCAACATTGAAACAAGCGGTATCTACATTTGCATTCTCAATGTTTAAATTTTCCGTGGCAAGAAGCCTAGCAAGATTACCACGAATTTCATGATTGTGCTGCATAGTATTTGTGTCGTACTAAAAAATTATACACAAAAAAACCACCTATTGGTGGCTAGGTAGACAGTTATAGAACTGTCACTTACGAATCATAGAAAAGTTACCTTTTTTCTCAAATTCCATGATTTGATCGAATTTATCTTGTACGCCATCTTTATGCGAGATCACAAAAATATTAAAATCTTTGACTACATAACGAATAATTTTCAAAAAATCATCAATACCAGAAGAATCCAACGAAGAATCAAAAATTTCATCTAGAATTAATAAATTGACATTAGCCGAGTTTTTAATCTTTGCTAATTCCCTCCAGGCAAACAATAGAGCTAAATTGATTCTTTGTTTCTGACCTTCAGAAAAACTACCATAACTAAAGTCCTCATAAACTGGGGTTCTAATCTGCTCATTGAATTCTTCATCTAGAGTAAAATTCAAGTAGAAATCCATCATCTGGAGATACTTATTTACGCTCTGATTAATCAATGGAAGATACTTTCTTATAATTCTAGATTTTACCCCATTATCTTTAAGTAATAGATGAACATAGTCATAGTATTCAATTTTTTCTTTCTTATCTACATACTCAGTTTTAATATTTTCCAGTTCGATTTCTAGAGATTTTAATTTATCATGTTCTACATTTTTATTTTCTATTTTTTCCTTAATTTTTACTATTTCTGACTCAAGTTCTAGAATTTGATTTTTAGACTGTTTTACTTTAAGA